CGGCTTTCATAGCATTCTTTATTAATATACAGCGTCCTGTCTTAGGATTTAATACCTTGCCTTCAGGGCATTTCTTAGGTGATTTTGTGGCATCGGCTTTCATAGCATTCTTTATTAATATACAGCGTCCTGTCTTAGGATTTAATACCTTGCCTTCAGGGCATTTCTTAGGTGATTTTGTGGCATCGGCTTTCATAGCATTCTTTATTAATATACAGCGTCCTGTCTTAGGATTTAATACCTTGCCTTCAGGGCATTTCTTAGGTGATTTTGTGGCATCGGCTTTCATAGCATTCTTTATTAATATACAGCGACCCGTCTTAGGGTTTAATACCTTGCCTTCAGGGCATTTCTTAGGGGACTTTGAAATAGATTTTCTAACTGCCTTCGCAACATCACCTGAACCATCCTTTGTTGAAGTTTCACTCTTAGCATCTTTGCGAACGTATATTAATATTCGCTTTCCTTTGCTAAAATTAAAGCATAGTTCGTCTTTGTTTTTTAATTTTTTCCTCAATTTATCTGGAATACATTTAATTGTATTTAAACAAAAATCTGAATGTTTTATAATATTCCAATTAAATTTCATTAACTCGCAAGGGATATTTCTATCTACCATTTGATTAACCATTGCAGGATCCATACTTGTTCTCGTCCAGCCATTATAAACATATCTATCTTTTTTACAAGTAATACCTGCAATTGCGTGGCGTGGATTATTCCAATTAGCCAATACCACCGAATCCAAGTTATATTCTTTGCTATTATAAACTATTTTTTCTTGCATCGATTTTAAATTATCCTTTGTATCACCATCCTCTATTATATTGCTTGGGAATAATTTTTTATAGACGTTCTTATTTGCTCCTTCATCTCCTAAGATAATAAGTAAAACTGGTGGTGCATAATTATTTTCTACATATTTTTCCATTCTATCAGGGAAATCAAGTGATATCTTAATATCGTTGCCTTCAATTGTATATTTAATGAAATCATACTCATCATTTAAAAAAGAATATACAAGCGCATCATCTTTACTTGTATATTCAAACATTTTGCAATCAACATTTAATAATTTATATAATTTGTTAATGTATAAGTTTGGGTTAAAACCATTCTTATTATTTTTAGGGGCGTAAGGGAACTTCTCTTTATTTTCAATATTTAAGTAATGTAATATTTCGCCAAAAGCAGTATCTTTGAAATGTTTATAATCCTCGCTTTCTTTACTACCGATTTTTAAGTATTTCTCATCCAATACGTGCTTCAATAATTTAAATAATTTCTTCTTTTTATCCCAACCTTCAGATGCTTTAAGTAATAATTTTCTACTACGTTGGCTATAAAACATCGCTACGAAGGTAGCCATAAACCAGCAGATTGGACCGACTTGCTTTGGAGTTAGTATTCGCGAACATACATTATCTTTTTTTGGCATTAAGATAAACAACCTTCTACAAAATAATTATAAAAAAATAATAATAATGCTAGGGATATCAGGTTTTCTCTAAATACCCCCACATATATAAACATTATACCACTAATGATAGTAAATATACCAACTATTAATGAATATTCGATATATCAGATATATCAGATACATCGAATACATCTTTTTCTTGCATTTAATCGCGAATACCATAGTTATTGCATTCAAACTCCCTCATATATTCAAGCAATGGCATTGTATCAACTTTGTGAAAAACATTGATAGCAAGAAGCCATACCCATTTAGAATTGGCGAACTACCTCTCATCGCGTGGTATGATAACAAATACAACAAAACATATACAACAATCAATGTATGTTCTCATATGGGGTCAAAACTTGACAATAGCAGGATTAATAATGGATGCCTCGTATGTCCTGCGCACGGGATGCAGTATACCGAAGATAAGGCTTTTGGCGAAACAATGATATATCAAGACAAACTTTGGTGGAGTTATGAGCCGATTGCTAGCAACCCTCCTGCTACACCATTCTATAATAATAAGAAATACTCGACGACGAATATTTGTATGGACGTTGATGCAAACATTATGGATTGCGTATTGAATACGATGGACGTAAATCACCCGCATCTTTACAATATCAATATACCACCTAAGAAAGTTAAGAGGTTCAAGTATCAATGTGTAGATAAAAGTATATTGGGGATATCTTTCAAGCAAAAGGTAGATGTATCCACGAACAAAATGGAATTGCTGAATGAAAATAATAAATATAATAAATACTATAATATGTATTCGTTTCCTTATAATACTTGGACGCGAACAACATTACCAAATAAGCAGCAATCAATTATGAATATCGACTTTGTGCCTCTTGGTATTGATAAGACGCGATGGTTTATTACGATTAAAAATAATTGCGAAAACAATAATATACTAACAAAACCTTTTATGTATTACTATGCAAACCAATACAAAGACTTATTGCAAAATCAGGCATCACAATCGGAACTCAAAAAATTAGTAATAAGACAGGACGTATTAGCCAATGAATATCATATAGATGATATATATACTATGTTTGAAAAATACAAGTATCCCGATAATAGCGAAGTTTGCAATTTATACAAGTATCACAAACGGAAACTTAACAACGAGATTATGGATAATAACCAGTATTACTAAGTATTACTTAGTAATACTAAGTATCATAAAAAATATATAAAAAATGATAGGATATATATAAGATAAAAGGAACATTACAATTATAAATTATGAACATTAAATGCATAGCATATCTCGCGATAGTTTCAAACTATATCAATACCACGAATGGGATTAATTCGCGCATTGATAAAAAACCTATTTCGAGATGTAATAGTGCCCCAGACCTAAGAGTGCTATGTAATGCTACTACGTATGCTACTACGTATTCTACTACGTATTCTACTGCAACAACATATAATAGTATGAACACTATAATCTCTTGTGAGCAATATAAGTCTAACATTTATAATAAGAATAAGAGGAATATATACCTCAGGTCAAAAGAAAAACATTTCTTTGATGCAAAAAAATAAATAATATAAGACTAAAATAGACATATATATATACATCTCTAAAATGTATCAAACAAGCATTAGAAATAAGAAAAAGATAAGTCATTTTAATAAGGCAAATAACAATAACTATAATATTGATACGGAACACGAAGTATATGCATATGTAATTAAGTTATTAGGGAATTGTAGGGTTCACGTATTATGCGATAATGGAACTGAGGCAGTTGGTGTAATAAGGGGGTCTATGAGGCGGTTTAACAAGAGGGTTTTAATTGAAACTGGCGATATTATCGCTGTATCTATGAGAGAATTCCAATTAAACAAGGTTGATATCGTGCATAAATATAACGCGGAGCAATGCAAGCTGCTTATTAATAATAAGGAAATTTCAGATACATTAATCAGCGCATATAATAAAAGCAATCTTAACACAATTAATAATGCAAAAGATGCAGACATTATCTTCGATGATTTGCAAGTGGAAGATTGTAAAAAAAAAGATAATGATTATAATAACATTTATAATTCCAAGTATAGCGATGATGACGAAGACTGCGAAGACGACGACATAGATGATATTTAGATATCTGATATCAGATTATTTAATACATATTATTTTTATTATATGTATCCTTTTATTCCATAAAAATAAAACATATCTAAAATATAGAGATATAAATAACCTTTTAAAAATAAAATGATATTTAGTGATGAATATACTGCTTTTAATATAACATTTAACAAGGATTATTCTTTGCTAAATATAGCGGGCTCTATAAGAAACAATGCATTATATAGTAATATAATATTAACCGCACCAAACCCTATCGATAGAATGACAAATTACTCTGGGTCAGGGCTGCCTTTCCCTAATTACGAGATAGCCTTTGAGAAAACCCCTAACATACACAAGATAGATAGCTCAGGAGTTTTCAATGTATCTTTTAAATATCCTAATAGTTTCTATATGCCCGATGGTTTAAACAAGATAAAACCATCTATATTTTTTATATTTACAAGCAATGAAAACGTTTCATTCCGTCTTCAATATGAATTGCACGATATAAATGCCCTAAGAACATTAGTGAATAGAGCATCGCGTAAAAACCCTGAATTTTATGGGGCTAAAGATTATATTCTGCCAATCGATACGGCTGAAAAGGTTATGTATGCATATTCTCGTGCCAAAATAGAGAATGATATCGGATAATATAGGATATTAGAGGATACTATAGGATAATATAGGATAATATATTAGTGAGATAAATTTGTATTATTTTTTTATGATATTTATAAAAATTGATTAGATATTCTGAGTATGTATAGTAAGAACCTGCAGATTATCGATTGTCTTTTGAAATCAAAGAAGTCTGCGAAGAACCAAGCAAAGAGCAAGTCCGCTTTGCTGCTGCTTTGCTGCTACCTCTACAACCACTTCGAATACAAGTGAATAACAATGGAGATTGTTAAGGTTAACTACGTCCCCGACCGCATCAAATATATCCTGTATGACAATGTAAAAAAGATTGTTCTTGAAAATAACGGGATTATCTTTGGTGGATATGTTAGGGATATGATTATCAGCGACCACTACAAGACTATATATAATAGTTGCAATCCCTACGACATCCATAAGTTCTGGAACAGACAGCATCATTCCGAAACTGCCGCTCGCACACTTGTAGCGAAAGATATGGATATATGTATGTATAGCGAAGAGGATGTTTTGAATTTCATTGCAGCCATCCAAGATATATTTAATGATAATGTTGGTTATTCTAACGTTTCATCTTCTGACATCACAATTACACAGGACGCTTGTTATTTTGGCATACCTATCAAAATGCACAAGAAACTCAACTACAAACTCACTATCGGCAAAATCCCTTATGTTCATAGTGGCATTGAGTTGTCCTTTGACTTTGACATATTGGTTCCTAGAAGAACCAATGTTCATCCCCCCTTCTTCAAAGTAGATTTGCTGTCGAATATATTTATTCTGAATAAGCACGGGGTTGTTATGTCTAACCATACTGGAACTATCATTGATAAGATGAGTATTTTAAATAAGCAGAAAATATCAAACCTTATTATGGCTGATGTCATTGAGTTTAAAACTCAGTTTTGTATGAGAAATTATCGCGATAACATTGAAAGCGGGAACTTTAGCTATAATAGCAAGGTATTTGAGCGTATTAATAAGATGCTTTTCAGAAACTTTAAATGGAACATCGCAAATCTCCCATTCTTACTATGCGACTACAAGAAGAGTTTCAATAATCATAATAATAATTGCTGCATATGCCTTTCTAACTTTAAGCACAATGATAAGATTGTTAAGATGTTTATTGAAAACTCTACAAAAACCGATAAGGTATGCTCCAATATGTCTATTGCACACGATAAATGCCTATTTAAATACTTGCAAACTCAAGTTGAGACTGAGAAAGAAGACGGAATTAGCAACGCAGACCCCTTTGAGTTCAGATGCCCTCTTCGAAATGGAATTAACTTCAAGTTATATGCCGAAAACATCGACAACATCATTAGTGAAAAAATGTCGACAACATCATTAGTGAAAAAATGAATGCGTAAGGAGGGTGTGGGGGTGATGATGTAAAGTATATATATGGTATGTATCTATTATGGTATCTATTTTTTATATTTGGAATTTATTTTATTTTAGATACCAATTTATTTATCATACTTCCCGCAGTATAACTTACTAATGATATTATGATGATTACTATTAAGTTTGACATTTTTGATACATAGAAGACATCACAATGCTCAGTAATATGAAGATATACTTCAAATATTATTATTTTTATAAACATACCAAGTATAATGTCAAGACCGAAAATAACACCAAGTAGGAAGTTTACTACAATGTGGCTTATTAAATATACTTTATTTTCAATAATATTATTAGCATTATTTGGGTAAAAAAAGATATCTATCGTATGTATATTAAACACGCATCTTAATATTGTGAAAGATATTGTTATTGTAAATATTATTAATAAATATATGTAAAAATAGGCAGTGTCCATTTTAGATTATTTAGATGGTATCCTAATAAGATAAAATAATTTAAATTATTTGTTCTAATAAAAAAGAAAAATGATAACTCATTAAACCAACTACAATAATAGTATTATGCCTATTATAAAACCAATTGAATTTGATATAATGTCTATTAGAACTAATCGCCAGAATGAAAATAATATGTTAGCGCACCTATCAATAAAAAAAAAGGATTTAACAAACAATATAAATAAAGAAGAGTATAAAAGGGTTCTACAAGAATTAGATAAGATAAATATTAAAGAAGCAGAATTACTTGAAGAATGTAGAACTAATATTATTACTGCTACTTTATTATCCAGTAGAATTTCTATAAATGCGTCCAGACAAGGTTCAAAAGATGAACAATTCCAACTTGACGTATGTAAAACAACTTTTTCTAAATGTGGTATTTTTCTTAGTAATTTATCATCAATATCATTTCGCCCAACAAAAAATGGTGAAATTATTGATAACTATGCACTTAAAGAAAAAGGGATAAAAAAAGAGGATTGTCTAAAATCATTTGATGCTAACTTTACAGGAAAAATAAATGGGTGGGTTTTTGCAAAGATTGTTATAGGTAGTGGAGGGCACCAAGATAATGTATTTGAAGAAGCCTATACGTTTTGTGATTGGGTTGTAAAATATGGAAAAGAAAAAGAGATATATATAATTTTATTGGACACTAATCTAACAGAAAAATATAATGATTTAATTGGAAAATATGAAAAACATCCTAATTTACTTATAGGAAGTCATATCAAGGTTCAGCAATTTATAATAGATAATTATTATGAAGATGTCGAAGGTATCAACAAATAACAACATATTTCATATACCAATCCGAAAGATATACGCTTTCTTGCTATAGTGTTGCTTTCTCTGTAATTTGTTAGGAATAGAGAATTATATTTATTTCTATATTCGTTCAGATATATATTAAATTTGTTCGCAAGATTTTCCTGCTCATCGAGGGTAATTTTAGGCTCTATCACTAATATAGCATATGACCTCGCAGTTAAATTAGCAGTTCTATCTATATATTTTTCTTTTGTCAAATCATCAACAATATACAAGCCTATCTTGCTATTTATATTGTCATCTATACATTTTACTAATATGTTTGTAAAATCCTCAGTATTTTTTACTAATTTTGTAGCTCTATCTATTTTATATTTCTTATTTTTCTGAAGATTATATATTTCCCCACCTATTGTATAATTATTATTAGAGGACAAACTGAATGTTATATTTTGTTTAGAAGGGTAAATATAGCAATTGCTAATATTGCAACCAGCATTAGTATTAGTATTAGTATTAGTATTAGCAGTTTGTTTCGCTCTAAACTGGAAACTACATATTGAATACGACGTATCTTCAAAAACCTGTTCTTCAAATATATTACAAGTAATGATGTCGTATTTTTTAACAAATTTATCTCGTATCTCTATATCCCCCTTGCGTATCGAGCAAAGAAAATTTAATGGTAAAATTAAAATACCCCCCGTGCAATATGAAGCAATTAATAGTTGTAAAAAACATTTATATAAATCATTCGTATTATATTTATTGAAAATCTCCTTATTATCGCATTTATTTCTTGCTAAATAAGGAGGGTTTGTGATTACAAAAGCGTCATCTAAGTTAGGTGGGTTAAGTAATGTATCGCGCTTAATTATAAAATCCTTCTTGGGGTCTATATCATAGCATTCTATATTATATTTGTCGATATCAAGGAAACTTAATAAATCGCCATTACCCGCAAATGGTTCAATGATATTAGTAATATCATCGGGAATATACATATTTTGCAATATATATTTATAATTTGTTGTATAAAATTGACCTAATTGTTGCTTATTCATTATTGTTGAGTAAGTAAGTAATGTTAGAAGATAGAATTATAACACTCTAACATAATCATTTTTTATATATTAAGAAATCTAAGCAATATCTAAGCAATATAAAAGGTTTTATAGGTGGCACTCGGCAGCAGTTTTTTATAAATAGGTTCTATCGCGGTATTACTATTGCGATTTGAGTAATAGAAGAGGATATGCTTGGTCAATATGTCTTTGACGAACACATTTTTATAATATTCTTTTATACGGCTTGAGGTAATAGATAGTATTTTCTTATAAATATCTTTATTTTTTATTATGTCATTGTGAAATAATAATTGGCTTTTATAATCATCATTATAAGAGGTCAGATTATAAAACTTCTTATTTTCATAATAATATTTGAAATAATTCTTAGCACTATCTATGGGTTCGTCTTCGAGTTCATAGCATTCTAGGATATCAATAATATTTTTAATAAATAGCGGCATATTTTTATGCTGGCACCGAGATATTATTCGGTAATACGACATATCCGCATTGTAATTATCGGTATTTACGGCTAATCCAATATAGTAAATGATACCCAGTTTTTTGCGAAGTATTTTGTAAAAGATGCCACTATCAAAATTAAATAGTATTCTTTGCAAATAATAATTTAATATTAGGTATTCTTCGGTAAGGAACTCGATACGCTTTGCTATATGTATTACTATTAAATTATTGTCATCAATAATATCATTCTTGATATTCACTATTTTTATATTCGTATTCGCGTGTTTTATAACGGGATACGCTGGCTTCGCGCTCTTATATTTAATAATCCCAAAATATTTCTTAACATTCTTAATAGCCTCTCCCGTTTTATGCGAAGGGCACGTTATTGTTATAACGAGATTAGTGGTGCTTAAATGTCTCTTAATATACCTGTTGATTGCATCATAGCCAAATCTTTTAATATCTTTAATCTTCCTTTTATAATCGGCTATATAAGAATATTTAGGATATAGGAACTTGAATATATTAAATTTGAACTTATACTCGGGGGCTGACATATACCCCATATACTCTTGAATAATCGCACCTCGTTCCTTTTCAAGGATATTTCTGTCAATATAAAATTTATTTATGGTATTTGATAATATATCCATATAAAAATCGAAGTCTTTGTAAATACCTGATATATACACGCACATCTCATAATCGGATACGTAGGCGTTGCTTAATCCACCGCGCTTATATATTTCCTCGCTGATATAATTAGCATCCTTGTATTTTTGCGAGGTCATACGTCCCAATAAATGCTCGTAATAATGCGTCATACCAAGTTCATCCTCTTTCTCTTGATAATGCCCGAGTAAAAAATTAGCCGATATATAGGTTAAATTAGTTTTCAAGGGCACTATGATAACTCGAATACCATTATTAAGCGTCAGCCTTTTAATGTTTAAGTCCATACGAATAATGGGGGGGTCTTTGCGGTATTATCTATAATATGTGTATATATTTGCTAATCTAATCTAATCTAATCTAATCTAATAATCCAAAGGTTTGAACAACTGAATATAGTTAAATAATATATTTACATAGATATATAAATATTCCATATAACTTAGGCTAATTGTATTATCAACTAATATAGCAAATGTTAAGCATAATTCTAAAAGTTTAGGTATATACATAGTATAATCATAAAGATATAAAGTTGATAATAATGGGGTCGCTACTGCAGCATATAGCATAGTGCAATCACGACCATATATATCTACATCTACACATATCTTATGTGAAAGATACATATGTATAAACTGGAGCATATAAAGGAACTTATAAAAATTGTAGTCTCTCGTAAATAGATAATTGGTTGGTTGATAATAATCAGCAGTGTCTATCCATCTTAAATAGTGTATGAATGAACTGCCGAACAAGAATACATTATAATGTGTGTTAAGGGATACATAGTATAACAGAGATATGTATTGAATATTATTATTACCGATGTAGTATTCGATGTCGTGATATACCTTTGTAGATAATACCATAATGTTCGCTAAACATTTTGTAGATTTACTTTGCGGTTTTATAGTGAAAAGAAAGAGGTCTCTAAATAATTTATTATACATAATTGAAAGTTTGCTTAGAATAAAACCAAATACAACTGCCCATCTCGGATATACGCAATAATGTATCTTAAGAATTACGCGATACCTATCAGTGCGGATGCTGCCGTTATTATTAGTATTATTAGTATTATTAGTATTATTAGTATTATTAGTATTATTAGTATTATTAGTATTATTAGTATTATTAGTATTATTATAGCGAATTATTGGTGTTATATAATGGCATTCTCTGTGAAAGTCAAATCCTACAACATCGCCAGTTTTTATAATATAGTTCTCGGGGATGATATTAAATATAGTCATTATATCTCTATTATCATCGAGACCTATAATAACTCTATAGCAAGATGCAAAGGGAATATAATAGAATGGCCCGTCTATATGCCTTGTATAAAAAATGTTATCTGAAGCATTTTTTTGAAAGTCTTTATTATTATTTGACGGAGGCGACACGTATATCTCGTTCATATCGTGTAATATATCAATGACATAATTGCTTCCAAATGATTTTTTAAACATCTCAGTAATCTTTTTATTTTTTGAGATATGTAAGAATAACTCATTTATGTTTTCTGGCAAATCCTTGAACCACCAATGCGTTGATGTAGTTATGGACGGGTTTTGATGTATTACCCATTCCCGTATACTATTAAGCAGGAAACCCTCATTATTTAATTTACAATTTAATACTCGCGACTTCTGAAATTTACAAGGTGAATATAAAAGCATTCTTGTATTATATTTATTATATCAAATTATTTTATATATTTATAAAAAATGATACATAAGCCTCCTTATATACTAAGATTACAACCTAACAATGGAGCAGACAAACGAACCTAAATACACTTGCACTGAGAATGGTGCTATCGCGCTGGATACATCTGGAAATTGCATTATTGACTACTTTATGATGTATACGCGAACACTCGCGAAGGAGCAAAATCACAAGTATATCGAAGAATGCTGGGCTATTAACCCTGAGAAAACGATTGCAGTTATTTTCAATGGACGCGACAGGCTGAAGGGAAAGAAAGAGAAGGCAGTATCCAATCAAGCGATGCTGTGGTTGCGCGATAACAAACCATATACTTATATGAATAATATTACCACATATATTAACAAATACGGGAGATGGAAGGATTTACTTTATATTTGCTACGAGAACGATTATGATGGAATGATTAATAAGAATTATGAATTAACCTTGTTTGCGAATAAATTGCAAGATGACCTCGAGAATTTAAAGGTTCGCGAAATTAAGGATGATGTGGAGGAGACTGAAGGGGCTATTGATGCTACTGAAGCAATTGATGCAATTGAAGAGAACAACGTAAAGATTAATAATGTATCTCTATGTGCTAAATGGGCTCCAAGTGAGAATGATAGGAATGACAAGCGTAAGCATTTTGCAAAGAAGATTGCCACAATCCTATATGGAAAAGACGATGCTAAAAAGATGGAGAAATATAGGAAGGAATATCTCGCTCCTCTTAGAAAAAAGATTAATATTGTCGAAGCGCTTATGTGCAATAATGAGTGGGACAAGATTAATTACGAAGGTGTTCCTGGTGTTGCTTCGAGAAGACTGCATAAAGCATTCAATAACCACGATAGCGAAAGATATTGCGATTATTTGGCAAAAGTAAGAAGCGGGGATGCAAAGATTAATGTCGCAGGTATTCTCCCACACGAATTAGCAAATTATTATGTTAATCTTCGTAATACACAAGACGAATACGAGGAGAATGAAACAATTGAACTACAATGGAGAACTATTGTAGATAATGTTAAAAGCAGTGGCATTCTCGGGAACTCTTTGGCAGTTATCGATTTATCTGGGTCTATGTTTGGAGCGAGCAACGGAAGCATCCCTGCACAAGTAGCGATTTCGCTTGGCATTATTACATCTCAGTGCTGTAAGGGGCTATTTAAAAACAAGTTCATTACATTTAGCGCCGACCCAGAGTTAGTATCCCTAATCCCCGATGATTTATACAAGGAATATACTGATAAAGGCACTGAACCATCGCTATACACCTGCTTTAAATCATTAATGGGTGTTGATTTCGGATTTAATACGGACTTTGTTAAATGCTGTGATATGATTATTAAATATGGCAAGGATAATAATATTAACGACGAAGATATGCCAAGAAAACTATTTATATTCACAGATATGCAATTTGACGAGGCTACCACTGACAATCGCGAAAATAACAATGTAGAAACACTATATAAAACTATTGTTAAAAAGTTTAAGTCCGCGAGTTATACGCCTCCGAAGTTTATATTCTGGAACTTAAATTCATCTCACAAGCAATCCTTCCCAGTTAATTGCAAAACTGAAGGAACTGCTATGATATCAGGATTTTCAGAGCAACTTCTTAAAATATTTATGACATATGACGAGTTTAAACCTGACATCATTGTCGAAGAAATCCTTGCCCCTTATATTAAGGATATCTTCGTAGAAGATAGTGAAAGGTAAGAAGAGATATGCTATGATATTATGATATTATGATATTATAACAAATATCATAATTGATAAAAATAATTGTTATTAGAATGCTTTAGATATGTTATATATTTATATTTTTTATATTATTTATATTATTTGCATTACTTACTTTTTTCCCTTCTTGCCCTTTGCAAGTTTAGTGGCAGCACTCTTGACGAATGAACCGATATCACGGGTGGATTTGAATATTCTGCCAGGTGTATTACGGATAGATTTTACGGGATTTTTGATAACTTCTTCGACTTCGCTTTCAAAATCTTGAATTTTAACGATTAAGTTAGTTAAAGTGCTTATTAAGATAGGGATGATTATTATAGTGAAAAGTAATATTATGAATAAGAACAGGGATATCATAGTTCCTATAGCGATAATATCACGACGCAGGTCTTCGGAACATTTGCATTTCTCATTCATTAAATATCGAACATAATCAAAGGCATAGTATATGTATACTACAAACGCGAGGAAGAATATGAATGTTCCAAAAGCCAATAATTGAACAACGCCGCTTCCCATATTTTTAGCGATAGTTTTCATTGGTATAAACGCAGTAATAAAGAAATATACTAAGGCGACTATAGTGAAAGTCTTAATAAATTCCTTGTTGCTATGGTCTGAACAGGCGCATCCTATGTTTTCTAACTTAAATATATAGCTCCATATTATTACAAGCAATATTACAAATATTAATTGTATGAATACACTACTATAAAAAGACAAAGTAGTATCGGTATCTTTCATTATTTCTCTATACTATAATAATAGAAATTATTTATTTTTCTATAATATTATATATTAAAAATTTGGTGGAACTTTCGAATGTTTTAATATCAAGCAGTTTTATTTTGTCGATGATTGAAGTATCATTATAGTTTTTTAATATCTTTAGTATCTGTTCCATAAAAATATCTATAATATATTTGTGTATCGCTGGATTATTAATACAATTCATCATATATTCGTATATATCATTTAGTAAGAGGGGGATATCATTGGTTTTATATTTAATCCACAATGTATTTAGATTATGAATACCTTTTTTCCACTTAATATAGTCGCAATATAATTCATACTCGTTATTTAGTAATAGCAGGTTATTGTCGAATATATACTTTGGAGGCAACCATTCCTTATTGTTTTTATAACTATCCCATAATTTATTAATAATACAATCCGAGAATTCTGCATCAAAGTATTCTAACAATTTAACATATAAATTATTATCGCTGTCCGATGCAGCTGCTGTTCCCGCCGCTCCCGATACTCCCGTTTCTTTCGTTGCTTTTATATATGACCAAATAATTAGGAAGACCTCCTCCGTAGTGTTATTATGAATAATATCTTTGATTTTCTCGTAAATGACCTCTTTATTCTTATTTGTTAATTTATTTAAATATCCGATGAGCGTCCTCTTCGTATTAGAAATATCAGAGAAATCGGGTATAATAATATGAACCCTGCTTTTATTATTTACACCGCTATTGCTATTATTACCATTAGCATTATTAATGGCGTGTTTTTCCTTTTTATTAAATAGTTTCTTTTCCCATATCATCTTGGGGTCATAGAACGAATTAAAACAACTGCACGATTTCTTGAGATTTTCAGCCTTCTTAATGATATTGTCTGGAACTTCTATGTTATTATTATATCTATTTTGAAAAATAGCAAGACTTATTTTGATTACTTTATCATCCATTATAATACTAATTATATTAAATTATATTAAATAATCTTATATATAAATGAGATGATATATGATACAATCAGATATCATATAAAAATTATATATATATATTCTAATATATATCATAATATATATTAATTATATGGGTTTCGATTTAAAAAATCAATTTGTAGAGGAACTTGATAATATTTACAAAACTCAATTAGTATATAGGACAATTGTCGTCTGCAATGATGATATCAAGGAATATAAAAGGTTATTGGAAAAGAAGGATTTTAGCGTATATGTGGTAGAAGTAGATGCTATCGCTACAATTAACTATGACGCGTTGGATTATCGGGTTATTCTAATAAAACATAGTTTTTTTGAAGAGTTTCTAAATAATATTATTTCGAATAATAATACGGGCTTTTATACTTACATAGCGTTCACTTATGATAATGAAAGTTTAAAAGAAGCCATTTATAAAAAATACAATAACTATTCTGATATTATTAGCAATATAATTTAATAATATATCATTATGTTAGAATAATATGGTTAAAAATAGCAGAGGCAGAGGTAGCAGCGTAAGCAGCGTAAGCCGCAAGAGTAAAAGCAATGGTATCTTCAATATGTCATTAAATTATGTAATAATTATTGCGTTTGTTCTTGTATTTGCTATCATAATCTCGAATAGGCAGCGAATACAAGAGAATTTCTTTAATAATAATAATTACAGCGTCGAATACTATTATATGGAGAATTGCGGGCATTGTATAGAATTCAATAAATCGGGTATATGGGAACGTCTTAAAAATAAAAATTGGAACAAAGTATCACTTACTAAATACAACAGGGAGGATAACATAGAGCGCGTTCGTAGTATGGATATTACGAGTTTCCCCACAATAGTTATAGTAAATAACACAACAAACCCTCCTACTATCATAGCATCTTATGAAGACGAAAGAACATATGAAAAATTAGTTAGTTTTATATCGAGTTATGACTAATAACTAAGGTATAACTAAGGTATAACTAAGGTATAACTAAGGTATTTAATATATAAGATATTATTAAAGTATCATAATATAATATATTAAAATGGGCGGCGGTTTAACACAATTAGTATTACAAGGGCAAATGGATTCATATATTAATATAAGCCCTTGCATCAACTACTATAAATATGTATATAACAAACACGTTAATTTTTCAATGGAAAATATCCATTTACCTGCAGATAGTAATTCTTCAGTAAATTTAGATAAGGAAGCACTAAATATACTTTTAAATTTTACCATAAAACGTTATGGTGATTTAGTTAGTAATATCTATCTATCTTTTAACATACCAGACATCTTTTCAACTGATACGCATCGATTTAGATGGATTAAAAATATAGGTCATATATTTATTAAAAGGGCTACTATAACATTAGGAGGGAGCACACTCGACGAGGTATATGGCGATTGGATGAACGTATGGAACGAACTAACTACGAAGGACAACTATGAATATAATAAAATGGTCGGGAACATCCCAGAATATGTATCTCCTAACAACAATAATACTCGGTATATTATTAAAAATAATGTATTATATAACAAAATATATCCTACATCTGATAAAGTGAATGACCCTTTAAATCCTTCAATAAAAGGGAGACGTTTGCAGGTTCCATTAAACTTTTGGTTTACGCGTAATCCATCATTAGCATTGCCGTTATATAAATTGATGACGCAAGATTTAAAGATTGAAATAGAACTCAATAGCGTCGAAAAGTTATATCAGGTATGGAGCGATAAACTTAAACTATATGTGGCACCTATATTTTATAATAGTATATATGGGACACAGATTAGCATTGCGACATTTGTAAATAGAGGGAGTTTTATTAACTGCGAATTAGATGTCAACTACGTATTCCTTGATAGCGCTTATAGGAGTTCCTCTTTATTAAGTGGTAATGTTAAATATGTAGTAGATTATGTGAAAGTTGATAAGAATGCAATGCCAATTACTGCGAACGGGACGGATTTCCAATTGACAAGTTCATATAATCATATCAAAGAATTAATATGGGTATTGCGTAGAACAGATATAGAGACGAATTTCAACATATATGATAACTATACTGCTTCGCACGTGTATAATGAAAATATGGGGATATTAGATACTGCACAGATTAAATGGGCAAAAACCATAACCCGCACAGACGAAGATGCGTATTATTATAACAGCATCCAGCCATACCAGCATCATACCAATATTCCGCGCACTGGAATATATTGCTACTCTTTCTCGCTATTCCCTGAAAAAATAGTAGCAGCAGGGTCATACAACAATCAAATGATAGATACGTCCTTGTTTATCAATATTAAAAACAAAGGTAATCAAGATAGCCAAAAAGATATAACATTGAGAAAAGAATACACCTATTTATTTGATTTAATGAGACTAAAAGGAGTAGATTACAAAACGACCAATGAAACAAATGTTAATTTTGATATAATAATATATTCGAAGGTTATTAATGTATTCTCTATTGTCATTGGCGGTGGCGGTAATTTTATGTGGTCAAGGTAAGGTATGTAGGTAAGGAAATACATTTAGATAATTTTTATATCCATCTTTAATAAAAAGAAAATGGATTTACTTGTATTAATACTAATCTTATTATCAGGATACATTATTAAATACTTGATAGATACTATAAACTCGCTTAATAACGAGATTAAGGAGATTAAAATGAAATGTATATCTGCTAAAAATGACGTTAAATTTGAGACGAGCAGTATTAAAAACCCTACTGATAATATGAATGCGGCTTTAATCAAACAAATCTCATATTTTAAAAATTATTTTGATTAGTATGGATTACTATGATTAGTATGATTACCAACACCAACAATATTATATAAATAATAAACGCATATATACATAATATAAGACATCGCTTATAAATGCCTCGTAAAGCGAAAGTAATAGATGATAAGGCGAGTGGCGGCGCAAGCGACCCTAAGAAAAAGAAGAATTTGATGAATACAATAATCAAAGACATATCCGTTGTTGATAACGAGGACATTATATTGCAACTGCCTTTATCGACTGCGCAAATAAATAAATTGAACATCACCGAAAACAATACAATCACCGAGTTCCCCGAGCCGTATGAACCGAATTGCTTTTATATAAATGAAAATAATACCTATAGCACCATACAAGACAACATTATATTTGATAATAATAATAGTGAATATTCTTTAAAAGTATGTCCGAAGGACGACTTCTTAAACTCCAATAATAATTGCTATTGGTGCTGCCATCCGATTGATAATAGGACTTTCGGGATGCCTTACAAATACAATATTAAAACAGACACTTATATATTGTTTGGGAATTTTTGCTCTCTCGAATGCGCGAATGCTTATAACTTTTCTTCTCATTGCGGGAGCGACAAAGTATGGGAGATTAATAGTTTGATACAGATGCTAAGCAAACATTACGGATTTTCGCATCCAATTCGCCCAGCACCATCAAGATTTTTATTGAAGATATTTAACGGACCGATGACTATCGAAGAGTTTCGCAAGGGACACTATACAAATGATAAGACATATATTTTAAACCTCCCACCTATGATATCGACGAACTTTAGCTACGAAGTTGTGAATACCTCGTATCTCAAAAATATAACAGATAATATGCACATCAAGTTAGATAATCAAAATAATAATAGCAATAAAAAAACTAAAAACTCTATAGATAACAAATTAAGTTTAATAGTTTCTCAGAAAATATAAAAAATGATATAAAGACATAATATTCTTTAATATGTGTGCTAATAACTACTTGCAAATAAAAGAGATGACTGAAACTATTTACTTTTCTCCTTACAGAATTTCAACGATAACTTGCAATGCGAATATCGGTAATAATATTAACATCAATCTCGGGATATTATTTGATAATATCAAGGTGATTGAGAATATTATTGATGGTTGCGATAAGGGCATTGTATGGGTTCAATTTATGAAAAACGGGACTGACGTGTCGAAGGGTGTATATCCTAAAAAGCGAAGGAAAAGCAAAAAGAATACGATGAAAAAGAATAGGTTTGATAATCAGGTTACTATTATTTATAAGTTTAGCGACAAGTATATACCTAATGTTAAAATATTTAAAAACGGCAACATACAATTGACGGGTATCAAAGATATCAAGGATACCGAGCATATTGTTAATCACATCATTAATGATATTACGGCAATATATAATAATATTGATAAAGGTATTATTGTTAATGCAGAGCCCGATTATGTATTAGATTTAAAGTATCAAAACTTCAAAATACGGATGATTAATACGGATTTCAAAGTTTATTCAGACCCCGAGTTAAAGAACGGGTTTGAAATCAGGCGCAAAGAAGTCCATAAACTATTTATTAATGACCAGCATAATAATAAGTGCAGTTTTCAGCCAGGTATATATCAAGGCGTGAAACTCGAATATTTTTGGAATATTAATAATAAAAATAAGAATGGGATATGCTCGTGTCCGAAATATTGTTATGGCAAAGGAACAGGGCAAAATATAGGCGAATGCAAAAAGGTCACGGGAGCATTGTTTGAAAGCGGTAGCGTATTGATTACGGGAGGCATTACATTTGAACAGGTTGATGAAACATACAAATATATATGCGACTTCCTCGTAGAACACAAAGAATTAATTAAGAAACCTCAGCCTAATACATCATTAGTATGACAAGTAAAGTTATAAACGGCATTAGCCGCAGTATCATTATTATCATTAGTAGGTATATTATATTTTTTATAATCATTGCTTGATATGCTATTATTACCTGGTCTATTATATGAAGGTATGTGGTGGCTCGCGTAAAAATGCGAACTATATGCAACGGCATTTGGTTCAGTGCGAGGGAATGCATAATTATTCCCCCAAGGCTTTTTATCAAATAATACGTCCCCTGTGTATAACCCAGCATTTTTTAATGGTTCAGGTGCTTCAACATTAGGGCTATAATCTAACTCTGAATACATTAGTTCATTTTTCATTTTTGTATTTATTCTATTACAATAGAAGGAATAAAAATTTAGATATATATTGTAAGTTATTAAGTAAGTTATTTAGTTATTAAATAATATAAGGAGAATTCGCATAATATATATATAAAAATATAATAATGAGTTCTAAAAAAAGGGAGTTAGGAGGTGCTGGTAATAATAGCAAGAAGGCTAAGATAGATGACGGGGCTCCTCCTGACTTTGTTAGCGACGGCTTAGATAACGAAAGTATTCGCACGATAGTCAGAGATATTCGTGGTATTATCAAAGATAGCACGGGAACAAAAACACACGCGAATATAGTTACTAGCATATCAGAAGACGAGAAGTTTAAGTTCTTCATCGAAAGATATCCTATGCTCTTTGATATGGTTACGAAGGAGGTAGGCTTCGATTTCGAGAGCTTAGAGTATTTTCTATCAATGCGTGGGGAAATTATTAAAAGGAATATGACAAGCGATGAAGCATCTAAAGAAGTCGGACAAGTATGGTTTGATAAATATTACAAGAATGCTAAATAATTATTTATTATTTTTTTTACATTATTTACATTAAATTTATAAAAATTGATATAAGAAGTTAGTAATATTTATTAATACAAATAAAGTATTCCCAAGAAATCAAAATGACTTCCGACAATTCAACATTTCAATTTCCAACCAGCCTATACCAACTTATCGAAGAGACATTTAAGACGTATGAAGAACGCAAAGTAATCGGTGAAGATAACAATTACGCGAATTGCCTTATTTCGCTATTGAAGAAATACCACCTCTGGCCCCTGATGAAAGTTAAGAAATTCAAAGGACGCGATGATATCGTATTGCTACACAACACATATTCGAGGAAGAATGTAGATAATTTCAAAGAATTATATGAGCAATGCAGGAGTGTCGTTCTCGACTTTAGCCTTAATAATAATAATATCGTTGTGACGTATGCTAATTCAATCCCCGAGCGAATTGATTACAATACTTACATCAACACATTGTATTCTCCTGAAGACAGAGTATATGAAGCATATGACGGGACAACCATTACAATCTATAATTACAAAGATGAGTGGTATTTCGGAACATCCAGTTGTCCCGATGCGAATAGTTCAAAATTCTCGCATCCTACAAAAAAACACGGGAATATGTTTGATGAAATTCTATTTAAATATTATAAAACGCATTTTACCGCTGAAGATATATCGGCTTTAAGCGCTGATGAAATTTCTTTGAAACTGAGAAGTATATTTGTGCAATACTTAGACCCTCGTATGGCGTATGAGTTTATTATCGTGCACCACGAAAACAAGCATATCATCGATTATACTGGGTTGCTTGGTGAGAATTATATGGAGATGTTTCATATTAATACTAAAAATCGCGATAGTCTCGTTGAAAATGAAATTATGGCTTCTATAATCCCCCCGCTTATCGAACAAGGAGTTAAATATCCTTTGCCGTTTCAAAATATCCAAGAAGCATTTGCTCATATTAATAATACCCCTTATAGTTATGGATTTATTGTTAAGAAGAACGTAGATGGCAAAAATAAATTATATAAAATTTCTACGGACGCTATTAATTATCGCGAAGAGACTGACCCGTGCCACCCAAACATTTGGATGAATATCCTTTCAGTTTATATGAAAAACAAGACGGAATACACAATCAAAGATTATATCGCAAACTATAATCCGAGCATTAATTTGCCACTGGATAACAACGGGCACAAGATAGACCCTACATATCTTGTTCATACAATTATATCAACTATCAAAGATAGTTTGTATAGTTATTATAAAGCGACGACAACCTATTACCCTAATTATAATCGTTATAAAATGAACAAGGATATGGACAAACAATTCCCGCCTATTATTCAGTATCATTTAGCGCAACTGCGTAATCTGCAAATTAATACTTACAAGGCGAAGATGATTAATATGAGTAATGTATATCATTATCTATGTCAGTGCAACGATGTTAATAATATTAAAACCCTCATTCAATTCTTTGCGTCCAACCCGATTAATGAGATGTCGCCGAGAACGTCGATGTGCTTCGCGATTATGACAAGTTTGATATCTTAGAATATCTTAGAATATCTTAGAATATCCTTGAACTATCCTTTAATTATTTTTATAATTTATTTTTTATGTTTATAAAAATAAAAATCGCGCGTATATATAGAAAGAATATAATAATATATATGGGCGTTGAAGAAGAACAACTTGGAGGAGCGATGAGAAAATATAGAGCTATGAGGGCTAAGCTTGCTGGCAAGGCTAAGAAGGTTATGCCTAAGAAGGCTGTTGCTAAGAAGGCTGCGCCTAAACATTCTAAGCCCCCTTCGCGTGCGGCTATGTCTCGCCCGAAGCCGATGTATAGAGGTCGTTTAGGTATGCGTTTAGGCGGACAAGCTTCCGCGATGGATAATCTATTAGGTATGATGCAAACTGGCACTCCTATGTCTGCACCTGCGCAAGTAGCAACCCCTGCTGCACCCCCTGCTGCACCCCCTGCTGCACCCCCTGTGCCCACTGCCCAACAAGTAGCGCAATTCACTCAACAAATGCAACACCAACAAGCATTACAAGGAGGACGACCCCATCGCAGAAGCCGTTCCCCTGCTAAAAAAGCGGCTAAGGCTAAAAAGCCTGTAGTAGGTAAGGCAATGAAACCGCGTCGTAAAAAAATGGTTAAACGCGGTGGTGAAGAGCAGGAACAAGAACAGGAAGAAGAAATGGTAGAAATGCAATCTGGTGGCTTTCAAGCTTTAGAAAATCTTGTAGCCAGTCTATCAGGCGGTGGCTATGGTCGTAAGCGCGTAGTTCGCCGTCGCCCCGCATCACCGCGTCGCAGCCCATCCCCTGTCGCTCGCCGCCGTCGTCGCCCTGTCGCGCGTAAAACTCATTAAGTTAATACATACCAATTTATTTTTTTAATATATTAAAAAATGATATATAAGATAGATATAATATAATTAATAAAGAAAATGCCAACGTTTCAAAATTACTCATACGACGAACTTTCAAAGTGCCATACATTTAATATTAATAATATCGACCTCGCTATTATTAATGGCATAAGGCGGGTTATATTAACTGATATTCCTATTCCTGGTATTATTGGGGAAAAACTAGAGAATGACGACCCAAGCGTCGATATCGTAATAAACAATGGCGCACTTCACAATGAAATTATTATTCATCGCATTGGGCTTATTCCGATATGCCTCAAAGAAGACGAAATAGATAATTACGAAGATAACAGCATTCATATTGAATTAAATGTTAAAAATGCTACTAACAAGACTATGGATGTTAGCACAAACGATATTATTGCTACGCGTAATAATATAAATATTAGCAAAGAAGAACTTAAAGATATCTTCCCTGCTAATAAAATATCTAAAGACCACATCTTAATCACGCGGTTAAGAACTGGCGAACAACTGCATTTTAAAGCAAAGGTTGTTAAAAGGAAAGGTCGCGACAACGCTTCATTCAACCCAGTATCTCTCTCAAACTTTTCATATATCCAAGACCCTAAAGAGGCTGATAAAAAACACAATATTTTGGACAAGGAACGCGCATATTATAAGAATAAGTATGGCGACCCTACGCGGTTCAAGTTTGATATTGAAAGCATAAATCATAATATCGGACCGAAATATCTTGTTTCAAAATCATTAGACATCATTATTAATAAATTAGAAGGTCTTAAAAAAGAATTAAGCAGCGAAACATCTGCAAAGGTCAAAATACAGCAATTCCAAGATATTGAAGGAACATTCGAATTTATTATCGAAGACGAAGATGATACGCTGGGAAATATTATACAATCTTATATTCACAATCATTATATCAGAGAAAATAATAAATACAAAGATAAAATATCCTGCACATTTATTGGCTATATTTGTCCTCACCCGCTTAAGTCCTTGATGATATTACGTATTTCATTGGAGGATGTAAGCGACCCGAAAAGCACCAAAGTATTCGCTGATTTCCTCGAAGCGAACTGCTCGGTAATCGCCGAAGAATTAACAAATATCAGAAATGAATGGACTACATTTGCAATTGATAATATTCAATGATGACAACTAACTTACCTACTTACATACTTACCTACTTACATACTTACCTTTCTTTTTACTTTTATCTAATAATAATATATATTATTGTATTAAATAGAAACATAAGTTCAAAATATGGCAACGGATATTGAAAATATGAAGGATATTGAATATATTGACGAAGAATTAGATGATATTGAATACACCGAAATACTCAGTTTCGAGGAGATGAGTAAAATCAACCCTTCATTTATAGCGTTAGACAAAGAGGAAATATATAATCATTTATATATTTTTTTTAAAGATAAGAAAAAAGCGGGGTTAATTAGGAGTTTATTTTACGAGATACTCAGTAATCGCGATAGTAAGAATGGTAAAATAAGCGATTATACTAACTATATCTTTAATGTTGAAGGCGAACTCGAAAAATACGGCGATGATAATAGCAAGGATGCCACTTATAATTTTATAGAGAAATATAACAAAAATACTGGGTTTGGCGAGTTTGTTAAAAGGAAGTTTTGTGTATCTTATGATAGTAAGTCAGAATTGCTTCGCTTAAAACCTACGCGTAATACAAGTATTGTTATTAATAGCGATGCAGCCGCCCAAGCAGCGTTCCCTAAATATCACTCCGTTGTGAAAGACTACAATACTATGAAATGTAGCCAAATAGATAAGGTAGAAGACATCTATAATATTAATGATGGCGATGATATTAGCCTTCCTATATCAGGGACATACTACAAAATTCCTACATCTACGAGGGATGATTATATGTATGCTAAAATAGCATCGCATTTATTGAATAGTATTAATACTAACTATAAATCCTCAGACGATTACAAAGATATGCACGAATTAATTAAGAATACGCGACCAGATATAAGTAGTATTATTAAAGAGGTTGATAATAGCAAGGATAGTTTCTATCTCGATTATAGTAATATTAATAATATATTCAAAAAATACGATTATTCCTTAGATTTTATTACGGATAAAGATTTGGAAGTCTTGACAGACTATATGTTTTCGATAATAAAGAATGAGAAGGAGAGGAAGAATACCCACAAGGTTTTCAAAATAAAAAAACCCGAATTAATTAATAGGAAATTAACCTTCTTTGATAATATTGAGAAAATATTAAAGGTTATTAATATATCCCCGCAAATCGAGGCTTTCCTTGAAAAAACCAAAGAACTAATACTTAATTACAAAAACGACATAATACAGGATAATGTAGAACCTTTGAAGAATTATAATATATATGATATAATAAAGCAAATCAATGACGACACCATTACAATCGAAGATGTAATCGAAGAACTAAAACTATCAATAAAAACCATCAATATGGATAATGCACTCGAAGCAATCAATGATATATTAGAGGCTAAGGAGAATATCGAAGCGATTAAAGGAGATTGCTATAATACAAGACAGCAATTTATACATTCGCGGACACACATATTTGATTATGATACTGATGGCAAACACTTTATTATCTCCAAACGGGAAAACAAAGCAATCCGCGATGGAAATGATATAGATGATTACGAGGGAACCCACGACGACGATGATATAATCGACGACGAAAACAAAGGGGTCGCTAATGCGGGGAATGCTGCGAATGCTGCTAATGCTGTAGGGAATAAGATTAATAATAACTATGATATGAGTGCATATATATCAAATATACACTTTAGGAATGAAAAGGGATTTATTGATATATTAAAAATAATTTTAGAAATGATTAAGAAGATTAATGATGTCGCTAATATAGACATCAATTACGACGCGCTATCTAACTATTTATTTAAAAAGTATCGCAGCGCATCCACGCGATATGATAAGTATTTGAAAGAGTTTGAAAGCAAGAATATAGAGGATGCCAAGAAATATGCAAAGAAATATGCTGAAATGACACCTGGACATCTTTTAAATATGTTAAATAACAGGCAAATTGAAAAGGTTCATATTGATATAATCAAAAAGGTTAATGATAAGTTTATAGATAACATAAACGTCATATTTTATAATTCGATTTGCTTCTGGATTGTGGATACTCAAGATAATATCAATAAAAATAATATAACTCTTAATATGAACTACCTAAATCCCAGCCATATTGATAAGTTGAATACACGCGGCTTATTGTATTATATTATAGAAATAATAAGCGACTTTTACAAATACAATGATAGCAATGATTACATTATAAATATAAAAGGGTTGAAGAAAACGCTCGTGTCTATAATTGAAGATGAGTATAAAGATGCTGATAAAATGATATTAGATGAATTACTAAATAAGAATACTGCTGACAAGATAAATAGGTGCAGCATTGATAAAGCGAAGTATTCTGATGATGAACTATATTATATAGACAAACTGCTATATACGCCTAACAACAACTCTAAATTTGAGAAAATACATAAGTATATTCAAGGATGCTGTCTTCGTAAATTAGATAATAATTTTAATGATATATCAGATTTTGAAACTACAAATAACGTCGAGATAATCAAGTTAAAGAAACTATATTCGGATGTTCGACTAAGCAACAAAGAAAGGGATATTCGATTTGTTCCGAGTAAGAAGGTATTAAAAAAGAAGGGCAATAAAAAGGGGAAGAAAATGAGCGATGCTAGCGATGACTTCAGTATCGAAGAAGAAAGCGCGGATGACGTGGATACAGACATATATCTTGATGAAATAAGGGGGCAATATGATAATATAAAATACTTTGCTAAAAAACCCGATGTATATAATATAAATAATTATGAAGTTAATGAGTGGCTCGAGGGAATGCAAGGTATCACTGAGTTATTGCCTAATTATTTAATTCAAAATATTATAAATTATGAATTAGACCCCGTTGAAACTGCTATAACTGATAGCATTAAGAAACTTAAAAATGTTAAAAATAATATTAGTGGCGATTTCTTAAATTGCAAATATATTAATTACAAAGAAATATTACTAAATATATGCAAGATACTATATAATAATTTTAATGCTTCTCAAATATACAAAGATAACGAAACATTGAAAGGGAAGGTAATGTCGGCTATTAAAGAGATAAGGAAAAACATTAAGCATCTTTATAAGTTAAATAAGATTAAGAATGAAGATAATGCCGACGTAATAAATACAATAAATATTTTAGTCATAAGTAGGTCTCTAAATTACCCAGTATTAGCAGGTATTGAAAATATACCACCTGAATTTATTACTAACAAAGCAGAGGAAATATATGAATATTTGAAGAATTATTTAGAGGGCAAATATAATAAGTTCTTAACCCCCGAAGAAATCGCTATATTTATTAATGAAAAACGCGAAGAATATAAAAATAAAAAATTAAAAGAAAATCAAAATTTGGATATTGAAGAAAATGATATTCGCAGACAAGTTAAAGCAGCAGGTATAATAAAAGACAACTATAATGTTAATGTCGATGGAGGCGATGATGATGGAGCGGATGGTGATGGTGGAGGTGCTGCTGGAGGTGCATTAGTCGACGATTATGACGACGCAGAGAAGGACGATGATTATGACCCACTAAATAATGTTAATCATAATAATTACGACGATGATGACATAGATATAGATTAGAATGCTACGCACACACTACACGCTACGCACTACACATTATTTATCGCATTCTGTTGATGCATCACAATTTCAGCCGTATTAGAATGTGGAACCTTTCTTAAAGGTGTGTTATTACCAATTGTTCCATTAAGTTGCAGCGGTATATATCTATCTTTAAAACTTTCAGCGACCTGTTTCTTGTATCTATCGGGTATATCTTCAAATGATAAATCGTTGACAAGGTTCTCATATGTCATTGCTAATAATTTGAACTCGGCATCATCTATTTCATTATCATTTTCAATTTTACCCGTTAATAATAATAACTGCTGTCCTATTCTACGGAACAGGTCGCATTTTTCAGAGGCTTTTATACTATTATTAAGCGACATTATAAGGACGCTAACTGCATTCACGCAAATATTTGGTATTTTTACTGCTTCTGCATCATCACTGATGCTATTTATCACGCACATAGCACTACTTGTTAATACCAAAGGTATCGCGAATATGAATTTAATTGCCGACCAGTAGCCACTTGCTTTACTACATAACAATACAAGTGCCTCCGTCTTTGATAATAGTTTCTCTATTTTAAAATCAAGGTTATGTCCCCTATTTTCATATCTGTCTTCGTTTTTTTCATTCATTATATTTAATATTAATATTTAAAAAAAATAATTAGTATTAAGAATTAGTATTAAGTATTATTCATAAGAACTAACTTATTATTAAGGTCTTCTATGGTTTTCTGCTGGGTATCTATTCTAGCAGTAAGTTCTTGTATTGACTTCGTTAATAATGGTATGATTGACATATATTCAATTGTATATTTATGACTTTCATTTATTGGCACATTAACGGCTTCAGGAATTATATCGTGCAAATCTTGCGCTATAAAGCCATAGCTCTTCTTATCGCCTTCATTCTGCTCAATAGTTAAGTAAGATACAGGGTTAATTCTATTAATCAACTCAAGCGAATTACTAATAGGCTTGATATCTTTTTTATATCTTCTATCACTAATAGTCGAATAGTTAATCGCATTAATTGTTCCATTCACATCTAATTTACACGCGGGGTTAGTATTCCCTATTCCCACATTATTATTATTGAAAATATTAATTATAGAATATTCGGCAGGTTCATAAGGGGTTCCAAGTTGCCATATCTCTTGAACGTTCCAAGACGACGAGAGGACTGCGCTATTAGAATTATTGTAATACGCGGGTCTATTCAAATATATTTTACCTTCTTGCGAATTATCTCCTAATAAAGAGCACCATTTAGCCGTGTAATATATAAAATCGCTAGATGTCGCGGGTAAATCAAAGAAAGAACCCGCTATATTTGCCACAAAATAGGAAGACGTGCTCGACTCGGCTCCTAAGTTATGCGAAAGCCAGCAAGAAGTCCCCTGATTATCTATTAAGTTATTGCCATCAGCCTCTGTTATATGCGTCCATTCGCCGCTTTCTCCTATCTTGCGATATAAGCGAAGCCCCCACCATCTTGCGTCTGTCCCATAATCAATCCCGATATGGCAAGACAAATGAACAAGAACCTTAGATGAAGGGTGTGTGGGTTTAATGCGAACACAAAAACCTTGTATCTTTTCATTAACAATACTTATATTATTATCTATAAATTGCCAACCATATCCTGTCTTAACCACTATATCCCTGTATATATTAAATAAGGTCTGTATTGACATATTTTGGCATATTACTGCATTCTTTGGGATAAACGTCGTTTCGAGTTGCCATATCTCTTGAACATTCCAAGAAGACGAAAGGAGTGCGCTATTTGAACTATTATAAGTCGCTGGTCTATTCAAGTATAGCTTGCCATTTTGGGTATTGTCGCCTAACTGGGAACACCATTGCGCCGTATAATATACATAGGTGTCCATTGCATTTGGGAAATCATAATAAGCGCCCGACACATTTGCTATAAAATACGAGTAGGTGCTCGTATCCGCTCCTAAATTGTGCGATAGCCAGCAAGGTGTCCCGTCGTTATAACTATTGCCATCAGCGTCTGATACGTGTGTCCAAACGCCATCTTCGCCAATCTTACGATATAACCGAAGTCCCCACCATCTCGCATCTGTCCCGTAGTCGATACCAATGTGGCACGTTAAGTTAATTAATATTTTAGAAGTATAATGGTTTGGTCTAATGCGAACACAGAAGCCTTGAATGTTATTATTAATAACTGCTATGTTATTATCTATAAACTGCCAACCGCTCCCAGATTTCTCAACAACGTTTTTATATATATTAAATTGCGTTTGCGTTGGCGTATATTTAGTCACAATACCGCCTTTAGGGAAATAGGATGTTTCGAGTTGCCAAATTTCACTTACATTCCACGAGGATGAAACAATGGGGGTATTTAAAGCATTGATTATTGCAGGTCTATTCAGGTATAATTTGCCATTTTGCGAATTGTCGCCAAGCAGTGAGCACCATTTTGCGGTATAATATATATATTCTTCAGATATATTTGGCAGGTCATAATAAACACCTGATACGTTTGCTATAAAATACGAGTATGTGCTCGTATCCGCTCCTAAATTATGAGAAACCCAGCAAGTAGTCCCATTATTATTATTGTAATCAGTGCCATCGGCATTTGAGAGATGTGTCCATTCACCTGCTTCGCCAATCTTACGATATAACCGAAGACCCCACCATCTTGCATCTGTCCCATAGTCGATACCAATATGACACGTTAAATTAATTAATATTTTTGAAGAATAATGATTAGGTTTAATGCGAACACAGAAGCCTTGAACTTTGTCATCTATAATATTAATATTATTATCTATAAACTGCCAACCACTTCCAGATTTCTCAACAACATTTTTATACATATTAAACTGCGTTTGTATGGGGCTATATTGTGATAATATAGATGAACTTCCAGTATATGTTTTGCCATTTGGGTATATCATACCATTTTTATATAAATCGCCTGTAAAGTTAACGTCCCCTGTAATATCTAAATTATTGCGTAAGGTTGCTAAGTTATTTACTATAAAATTCGAGTTAATAATTACATCCCCATTAATCTCGAGGTCATCATTATATTTATTATTAACTATAAATTTGTTTGAAGCACTTGGGTCTTCATAAATCATATCCGTAGTTAAATCAGTAATTCTCTTTGATATAACATTGCTAGTCGCTAATACATAATTACTGCTATTTCTATCATTGGCATTCATATTGTATATTAAGGTTGATATGCCATCGCCTAAATTTGAACTTGTAGATAATACATAGTTGAGTTGAAATTCACTAACTTCGTTTATCTTGTTAATTAAACTGGTATTGACGAAGGATATATAGTTGCAAGAATTGTAATCATTGAAGTTTGCTTTCTTCACTAAGATATTGCTAGTCTCAAATACGTAATTGCTAGTATCATCAATAACATCTCTATTATTTTTTTTGTAATTACCAGCAATATGAACATCGCCATTATTAGCAATAGTAAAGACATTCGTAGTTATATTAGAAGCAACTAAGATATCTCTAAAGTTGTCTTTCTGTTGTATCATTAAAGCGCTCGAAGTATTATTGGCATTAACTATCTCAATCCTTTCAGTCGCATATACAATCGTTTCTAATGTTGTGCTTTCACCAAGAACGATTAGGTTAGAATTAATAGTTAAATCTCCATTCACAAGCAAATTATTATTATATCTATTATTAACTATGAATTTGTTTGCAGCACTTGGGTCTTCATAAATCATATCCGTAGTTAAATCAGTAATCCTCTTCGAGATAACATTGCTCGTATGTAGCACATAGTTGCTCGCATTCAAATCATTAAAGTCTGCTTTAGCCACTAAGATATTACTTGTTTCTAATACATAATTACTACTATTGAAATCATTAAAGTCTGCTTTAGTTATTAAGATATTGCTAGTTTCATATACATAATTACTTGCATTCAAATCATTGAAGTTTGCTTTAGTTATTAAGATATTGCTAGTTTCATATACATAATTACTTGCATTCAAATCATTGAAGTTTGCTTTAGTTATTAAGATATTGCTAGTAGCAAGAACATAATTACTTGCATTCAAATCATTAAAGTCCGCTTTAGTTATTAAGATGTTGCTAGTAGCAAGAACATAATTACTTGCATTCAAATCATTGAAGTCTGCTTTGGCTACTAAGATATTGCTAGTTTCATATACATAATTACTTGCATTCAAATCATTAAAGTCCGCTTTAGTTATTAAGATATTGCTAGTAGCCAACACGTAATTACTACTATTCAAATCATTAAAGTCCGCTTTAGTTATTAAGATATTGCTAGTAGCCAACACGTAATTACTACTATTCAAATCATTAAAGTCTGCTTTGGTTATTAAGATGTTGCTTGTAGCCAACACGTAATTGCTAGTATCATCTATAACATCTCTATTATTTTTTTTATAATTACCTACAATATTAACATCTCCATTGTTAGCGATTGTAAAGACATTCGCAGTTAAATTAGAGGCTACTAATATAGCACTATTGCTATCCTTTTGTTGTATCATTAAAGCAATAGAATTAACATCCGCATTTACTACTTCCATTCTTTCAGTTGTATATACAATCGTTTCTAAAGTTGTGCTTTCACCAAGAACTATTAAATTAGAATTAATAGTTAAATCTCCATTCACTAAGAGATTATTATTATATTTATTGCTTACTATAAATTTGTTTATAGCACTTGGGTCTTCATAAATCATATCCGTTGTTAAATCAGTAATCCTCTTTGAAATAACATTGCTTGTTGCCACAATGTAATTACTTGCATTCAAATCATTGAAGTTCGCTTTAGTTATCAAGATATTGCTAGTTGCCACAATGTAATTACTTGCATTCAAATCATTGAAGTCTGCTTTGGTTATTAAGATATTGCTAGTTGCCACAATGTAATTACTTGCATTCAAATCATTGAAGTCTGCTTTGGTTATTAAGATATTGCTAGTTGCCACAATGTAATTACTTGCATTCAAATCATTAAAGTTCGCTTTAGTTATCAAGATATTGCTAGTTGCCACAATGTAATTACTAGCATTCAAATCATTAAAGTCTGCTTTAGTTATCAAGATATTGCTAGTTGCCACAATGTAATTACTAGCATTCAAATCATTAAAGTCTGCTTTGGTTATTAAGATATTGCTAGTTGCCACAATGTAATTACTAGCATTCAAATCATTAAAGTTCGCTTTAGTTATCAAGATATTGCTAGTTGCCACAATGTAATTACTTGCATTCAAATCATTAAAGTCTGCTTTAGTTATCAAGATATTGCTAGTTGCAAGAACATAATTACTGCTATTCAAATCATTAAAATCTGCTTTTGTTATTAAGATGTTGCTAGTAGCCAATACATAATTACTTGCATTCAAATCATTGAAGTCTGCTTTAGTTATTAAGATGTTGCTAGTAGCCAGAACATAATTGCTAGTATCATCTATAACATCTCTATTATTTTTCTTATAATTACCTACAATATGAACATCTCCATTGTTAGCGATAGTGAAAACATTTGCAGTCAAATTCGAGGCTACAAAGATAGCACTATTGCTATCCTTCTGTTGTATCATCAATGCAATAGAGTTAGCATCCGCATTAACCACTTCCATTCTTTCAGTTGTATATACAATCGTTTCTAAAGTTGTGCTTTCACCAAGAACTATTAAATTAGAATTAATAGTTAAATCACCATTCACTAAGAGATTATTATTATATTTATTATTAACTATAAATTTGTTTGCAGCACTTGGGTCTTCATAAATCATATCCGTAGTTAAATCAGTAATCCTCTTTGAAATAGCATTGCTTGTATGTAGAATGTAGTTGCTCACATTCAAATCATTAAAGTCTGCTTTGGTTATTAAGATATTGCTTGTTGCTAGAACATAATTGCTGCTATTACTATCATTGAAGTTTGCTTTGGCTATTAAGATATTGCTTGTAGATTGCACATAATTGCTTGTATTTATTATGCGACCTATTAAGATATTGCTAGTAGATTGCACATAATTGCTTGTATTTATTATGCGACCTATTAAGATATTACTTGTTGCCAAAACATAATTGCACGTATTTATTACGCGACTAATCAATATATTACTTGTGCTATTTACGTAATTGCTTGCATTCAAATCATTAAAGTTTGCTTTGGCTACTAAGATATTACTCGTGCTATTTATGTAGTTGCTTGCATTGAAATCATTGAGGTCTGCTTTGGCTACTAAGATATTGCTAGTTTCTAATATATAGTTGCTCGCATTGAAATCATTAAGGTCTGCTTTGGCTATTAAGATATTACTTGTTGCTACAATGTAATTACTTGCATTCAAATCATTGAAGTTTGCTTTCGCTATTAAGATATTACTTGTATTTGAAATATAATTACTTGTATTCAAATCATTAAGGTTCGCTTTGGCTATCAAGATATTACTTGTGCTATTTACATAATTGCACGTATTTATTATACGACCTATTAAGATATTGCTAGTAGCCTGAACATAGTTGCTGCTATTACTATCATTAAAGTTTGCTTTGGCTATTAAGATATTACTTGTTTCTAATACATAGTTGCTACTATTGATATCATTAAAGTTCGCTTTGGCTACTAAGATATTGCTTGTAGATTGCACATAGTTGCACGTATTTATTATGCGACCTATTAATATATTGCTAGTAGCCAGAACATAGTTGCTGTTATTATTATCATTGAAGTTTGCTTTCGCAATTAAGATATTGCTAGTAGCCAAAACGTAATTACTAGTATCATCTATAACATCCCTATTATTTTTTTTGTAATTACCTGCAATATGAATGTCCCCATTATTTGCTACATTAAAGACATTCGTAGTTAGATTAGAAGCAACTAATATATCTCTAAAATTATCTTTCTGTTGTATCATTAAAGCACTAGAAGTATTATTTGCATTAACTACTTCCATCCTTTCAGTCGCATATACAATGGTTTCTAATGTGGTGCTTTCTCCAAGAACTATTAAGTTTGAATTAATAGTCAAATCTCCATTCACGAGCAGATTATTATTATATCTATTATTAACTATAAATTTATTTGCAGCACTAGGGTCTTCATAAATCATATCCGTTGTTAAATCAGTAATCCTCTTTGAAATTGCATTGCTTGTCGCGAATACGTAGTTGCTCGCATTCAAATCATTGAGGTTTGCTTTGGTTATTAAGATATTGCTAGTTGTTAGCACATAATTGCTTGTATTTATTATGCGACCTATCAATATATTACTTGTAGAGCGCACAAGGTTGCTACTATTACTATCGTTAAGGTTTGCTTTTGATACTAAGATATTGCTTGTGCTATTTACGTAGTTGCTGCTATTACTATCATTTAAGTCTGCTTTTTCTACTAATATATTACTTATAGATTGCACATAGTTGCTCGTATTATCTATGCGGTCTGCTAATAAGTTGCTTGTGCTATTAACGTAATTACTAGTATTTATTATACGACCTATTAAGATATTACTTGTAGATTGCGCGTAATTGCTGGTATTACTATCATTGAGGTTTGCTCTGGCAACTAAGATATTACTTGTAGATTGCACATAATTGCTCGTATTTATTATGCGACCTATTAAGATATTACTTGTTGCCAATACATAATTGCTAGCGTTTGCATCATTAAGGTCTGCTTTAGTTATCAAGATATTACTTGTATCGAATACATAGTTGCTAGCGTTTGCATCATTAAGGTCTGCTTTAGCCACTAAAATATTGCTTGTATCTATTATGTAGTTGCACGTATTATCTATACGAACTGCTAATAAGTTGCTTGTGCTATCTATGTAATTGCTCGAATTTATTATGCGACCTATTAAGATATTACTTGTCGCTACTACATAATTGCTCGTATTGTTTATACGAACTGCTAATAAGTTGTTTATGCTATCTACGTAGTTGCTCGTATTTATTACGCGACCTATTAAGATATTGCTTGTTGCTAATACATAGTTGCTAGCGTTTGCATCATTAAAGTCTATTTTATCTGCTAAGAGATTGCTAGTTGTTAGCACGTAATTACACGTATTTATTATGCGACCAATTAAGATATTGCTTGTAGAACGCACAAGGTTGCTACTATTACTATCGTCAAGTTTTGCTTTGGCTACTAAGATATTGCTTGTAGTTCGCACATAGTTGCTACTATTACTATCATTGAAGTCCGCTTTGGCTACTAATATATTACTTGTCTCTAATAAAAGGTTGCTTACATTCAAATCATTAAAATCTGCTTTTGCAACTAAAAGATTGCTTGTATCAAGCACGTAATTACTTGCATTCAAATCATTAAAGTCTGCTTTAGTTATTAAGATATTACTTGTCTCTAATATGTAATTACTTGCGTTTATATCATTAAATTTTGCTTTAGTAATTAAGATATTACTTGTAGCCAGAACATAGTTGCTAGTATCGCGAATAATATCTCTATTATTTTTCTTATAATTACCTATAATATTAACATCCCCATTATTCGCTACATTAAAGACATTCGTAGTTAAATTAGAAGCAACTAATATATCTCTAAAGTTATCTTTCTGTTGTATCATTAAAGCACTAGAAGTATTATTGGCATTAACTATTTCCATCCTTTCAGTCGCATATACAATTGTTTCTAATGTTGTGCTTTCACCAAGAACTATCAAGTTAGAATTAATAGTTAAATCTCCATTCACCAAAAGATTATTATTATATTTATTATTAACTATAAACTTGTTTGCAGCACTTGGGTCTTCATAAATCATATCCGTAGTTAAACCTGTAATCATCATCGATAAGACATTGCTTGTATCTAATACATAGTTGCTGGCATTCAAATCATTAAGGTTTGCTTTCGCGACTAAGAGATTGCTTGTGGCTAATACGTAATTGCTTGTGTTTATTATGCGACCTATTAAGATATTGCTTGTTGTTCTCACATAATTGCTATTATTACTATCATTTAAGTCTAGTTTATCTGCTAAGATATTGCTTGTGCTATTTACATAATTGCAAGTATTTATTATACGACCTATCAAGATATTGCTTGTAGAACGCACATAATTGCTGCTATTACTATCATTTAAGTCTGCTTTATCTGCTAAGATATTGCTTGTTATATTTACATAATTGCAAGTATTTATTATACGACCAATTAAGATATTACTTGTGCTATTTACATAGTTGCTCACATTCAAATCATTTAAGTCTGCTTTGGCTATTAAGATATTGCTTGTTTCAAATACATAATTGCTTGCATTGGTATCAGTTGCAATTAATTGTATATTTAATGCGGCTATGCTATTATTTATAACATTACTTGTTAATAGTTCTTGCTCATACAATCGATTACTAAGAATATTACTTGTCTCAAGAACATAATTGCTAACATTCAAATCATTGAAGTCTGCTTTGGCTACTAAAAGATTACTTGTTTCAAATATATAGTTGCTAACATTCAAATCATTAAGGTCTGCTTTAGATACTAAGATATTGCTTGTAGCAATCACATAATTGCTACTATTTCTATCGTTAAGGTTTGTTTTAGATACTAAGATATTGCTTGTAGTTCGCACATAGTTGCTACTATTTCTATCGTTAAGGTTTGTTCTAGATACTAAGATATTGCTTGTTGCTAGTGTATAATTACTTGCATTCAAATCATTAAAGTCCGCTTTGGCTACTAAAAGGTTGCTTGTTTCGAGGACGTAATTACTTGCATTCAAATCATTAAAGTCTGCTTTGGCTACTAAAAGATTACTTGTTTCGAGGACATAATTACTTGCATTCAAATCATTAAAGTCTGCTTTGGCTACTAAAAGATTACTTGTTTCGAGGACATAATTACTTGCATTCAAATCATTAAAGTCTGCTTTGGCTACTAAAAGATTACTTGTGTCTAATACGTAATTGCTAACATTCAAATCATTAAAGTCTGCTTTGGCAACTAAGATATTGCTTGTGCTATTTACATAATTGCAAGTATTTATTATGCGACCTATCAAGATATTGCTTGTGCTATTTACATAATTGCAAGTATTTATTATGCGACCTATCAAGATATTGCTTGTAGATTGCACATAATTGCAAGTATTTATTATGCGACCTATTAAGATATTACTTGTAGATTGCACATAATTGCAAGTATTTATTATGCGACCTATTAAGATATTGCTAGTAGATTGCACATAATTGCAAGTATTTATTACGCGACCTATTAAGATATTGCTTGTTGCTAGCGTATAATTGCTACTATTACTATCATTAACGTCTGCTTTGGCTACTAAAAGATTACTTGTTTCAATGACATAATTGCTTGTATTCAAATCATTAAAATCCGCTTTAGCAACTAAAAGGTTGCTTGTTTCCAATACGTAGTTGCTCATATTCAAATCATTAAAGTCTGCTTTGGCTACTAAAAGATTGCTTGTTTCAAACACATAATTACTAGAATTTAAATCATTAAAATCTGCTTTGGCTACTAAAAGATTACTTGTTTCTAATATATAGTTGCTAACATTCATATCATGAAGGTTCGCTCTAGCAACTAAAAGATTACTTGTAGATTGCACATAATTGCTTGTATTTATTATGCGTCCAATTAAGAGATTGCTTGTGGATTGCACATAATTGCTCGTATTTATTATGCGTCCTATTAAGATATTGCTTGTGGCGCGCACATAATTGCTACTATTACTATCATTAAAATCTATTTTATCTGCTAAGATATTGCTTGTGATATTTACATAGTTGCAAGTATTTATTATGCGACCTATTAAGATATTGCTTGTAGAACGCACAAGATTGCTCGTATTCAAATCATCGAGTTTTGCTTTTGCTACTAAGATATTGCTTGTAACTCTCGTATAGTTGCTACTATTAGTATTATTAATGGATATTCTATCCGCTAAGATATTGCTTGTTTCAAATATGTAATTACTTGCATTTAAATCATTGAAGTCTGCTTTCGCAACTAAAAGATTGCTTGTTTCTAATACGTAGTTGCACGTATTTATTATGTTGTCTATAAAGATATTGCTAGTAGCCAGTGTATAATTGCTTGCATTCGCATCATTAAGGTTTGCTTTGGCTACTAAGATATTGCTTGTAGAACGCACATAATTGCTACTATTACTATCATTAAGGTTTGCTCTGGCTACTAATATATTGCTTGTAGATTGCACATAGTTGCTCGTATTTATTATGCGACCTATTAAGATATTGCTAGTAGATTGCACATAATTACTAGTATCATTAATAACATCTCTATTATTTTTTTTGTAATTACCAATAATATTAACATCCCCGTTATTAGCAATTGTAAAGACATTCGCAGTTAGATTTGAAGCAACTAATATAGCACTATTGGCATCCTTCTGTTGTATCATCATAGCTATAGAATTATTATCGCCATTTACTACTTCCATTCTTTCAGTCGTATATACAATCGTTTCTAAAGTCGTGTTTTCACCAAGAACTATTAAGTTAGAGTTTATAGTTAAATTTCCATTTACCAAAAGATTATTATTATATCTATTATTAACTATAAATTTGTTTGCAGCACTAGGGTCTTCATATATCATATCCGTAGTTAAATCAGTTATCCTCGTCGACAAGGCATTGCTTGTATCTAATACGTAGTTGCTCACATTCAAATCATTAAAGTCTGCTTTAGCAACTAAAAGGTTGCTTGTTTCGAATACATAGTTGCTAACATTCAAATCATTAAAGTCTGCTTTGGCTACTAAAAGGTTGCTTGTCTCAAGCACATAGTTGCTAACATTTAAATCATTGAAGTCTGCTTTGGCTACTAAAAGGTTGCTTGTCTCAAGCACATAGTTGCTAACATTCAAATCATTAAAGTCTGTTCGGGCTACTAAGAGATTACTTGTAGCCAGAACGTAATTACTAGTATCATTAATAACATCTCTATTATTTTTTTTATAATTGCCAATAATATTAACATCCCCGTTATTAGCAATCGTAAAGACATTCTTAGTTAGATTTGAAGCAACTAATATAGCACTATTGACATCCTTCTGTTGTATCATCATTGCTATAGAATTATTGTCAGCATTAACCACCTCCATTCTTTCAGTCGTATATACAATCGTTTCTAATTGTGTGCTTTCACCTAAAACTATTAAGTTAGAATTGATAGTTAAATTTCCATTTACCAAAAGATTATTATTATATCTATTATTAACTATAAATTTGTTAGTTGCACTTGGGTCTTCATAAATCATATCCGTAGTTAAATAAGTTATCCTCATCGACAAGGCATTGCTTGTATCTAATACGTAGTTGCTCGCATTCAAATCATTGAAGTCTGCTTTAGCAACTAAAAGATTGCTTGTTTCTAATACATAGTTGCTACTATTTCTGTTATCAAGGTTCGCTCTGGCAACTAAGATATTGCTTGTAGCGCGCACATAGTTGCTGCTATTACTATCATTAAGATTTACCCTAGATACTAAGATATTGCTCGTAGAACGCACATAGTTGCTATTATTTCGGTCATTAAGGTTTGCTTTAGTTATTAAGATATTACTTGTCTCTAGCACGTAGTTGCTCGAATTCAAATCATTGAAGTCTGCTTTTGCCACTAAGAGATTACTTGTCTCTAGCACATAGTTGCTTACATTCAAATCATTGAAGTCCGCTTTTGCTACTAAGAGATTGCTTGTCTCTAGCACATAATTGCTAGTATCATCAATAACATCTCTATTATTTTTCTTATACTTACCTGCAATATGAATGTCCCCATTATTTGCTACATTAAATACATTTGTAGTTAGATTAGAAGCAACTAATATATCTCTAAAGTTATCTTTCTGTTGTATCATTAAAGCACTCGAAGTATTATTGGCATTTACTATTTCCATTCTTTCAGTCGTATATACTAGCGTTTCTAATGTGGTGCTTTCACCAAGAACTATTAAGTTTGAATTAATAGTCAAATCTCCATTCACTAAAAGACTTGTATTATATCTATTATTAACTATAAATTTGTTTGCTGCACTTGGGTCTTCATAAATCATATCCGTTGTTAAATCAGTAATCCTCTTTGAGATAACATTGCTTGTGCTATCTATGTAATTACTAGCATTCAAATCATTAAGGTTTGCTCTAGATACTAAGATATTGCTTGTAGAACGCACATAATTGCTAGCATTCAAATCATTAAGGTTTATCCTAGATACTAAGATATTGCTTGTAGATTGCACATAATTGCTCGTATTAATTATGCGACCTATTAAGATATTGCTGGTAGCCCGTATATAATTTGAGCAATTAAAGTCATTAAAGTCTGCATTTGCTACCAAGATATTGCTTGTCTCTAATACAAGGTTGCTCACATTCATATCATTGAAGTCTATTTTAGCAACGAAGAGATTGCTAGTATTTATTATGTTATCTATTAAGATATTGCTTGTTGCCAACACAAAGTTGCTAACATTGGTATCCGTAGCATTTAATTCTATATTCAAAGCGGCTATACTATTATTTATAACATTACTTGTTAATACTTCTTGGTATCGCAAACGATTGCTTAGAAAATTGCTTGTAGATAGAATATAGTTGCTAACGTTTGTATCATTGATGTCTGCTTTCGCTGCTTTTGCTGCTAAAAGATTACTTGTTTCTAATACATAGTTGCTAACATTGATATCCGTTGCATTTAATTGTATATTTAATGCGGCTATACTATAATTTACAATATTACTTGTTAATAATTCTTGCTCATACAATCGATTGCTAAGAATATTGCTTGTAGATAATATATAATTACTTGCATTAATATCAGTGAAGGTTCCATTACCTGCTAAAAGATTACTTGTTAATATTTCTTGGTCTCTCAAACGTTTGCTAAGAATATTGCTTGTAGTTAATATGTAATTACTAGCATTAATATCAGTGAAGGTTCCATTACCTGCTAAAAGATTACTTGTTAATATTTCTTGGTCTCGCAAACGTTTGCTAAGAATATTGCTTGTAGTTAATGTGTAATTGCTTGCATTCGCATCATTGAAGTCTCCATTACCTACTACAATATTGCTTATTAATATTTCTTGGTCGCGCAAACGATTGCTAAGAATATTGCTTGTAGTTAATATGTAGTTGCTAGCATTAATATCAGTGAAGTTTCCATTACCTGCTAAAAGATTACTTGTTATTACTTCTTGGTCTCGCAAACGATTGCTAAGAACATTACTTGTATAAAATATGTAATTACTAGCATTAATATCAGTGAAGTCTCCTTTTGCTACTACTGCTACTAAGATATTACTTGTTTCTAATACATAGTTGCTAACATTAGCATCAGTAGCAGTTAATTGTATATTTAATGCGGCTATACTATAATTTACAATATTACTTGTTAATACTTCTTGGTCATACAATCGATTGCTAAGAATATTGCTTGTCGATAGAATATAGTTGCTACTATTGATATCATTAAAGTCTGCTGCGGCGACTAAAATATTACTTGTCGATAGCACATAGTTGCTTGAATTGGCATCAGTAGCATTCAATTGTATATTTAAAGCGGCTATACTATTATTTATAACATTACTTGTTAATACTTCTTGGGTTCGCAAACGATTGCTAAGAATATTGCTTGTCGATAGAATATAGTTGCTAACATTGGCATTACTTGTATTTAATCGTGTATTTAAAGTAGATATACTATTATTTATAATATTATTTGTTAATACTTCTTGTGTGAGCAAACGTTCGCTAAGAATATTGCTTGTCGATAGAGTATAATTGCTAGCGTTCATATCATAAAAATCTGCTTTCGCAACTAAAAGGTTGCTTGTTTCTAATACATAATTGCTAGTATCCTCAATAACATTTCTATTATTTATTTGGTAAGTTCCTGTTATATTGATATCTCCATTGTTAGAAATAGAAAACACTTTGGTATCAATGTTTGACGCAATAAATATATCTGTTAAGTTATCCTGTTGTTGTAGAATTAAAGCACTTGCAGTATTATTTGCATTAACTATTTCCAATCTCTCAGTTCTATATATAGTTGTTTCTAATGTTGTGTTGTCGCCTAGAACTATCAAGTTAGAATTAATTGTTATATTGCCATTCACTACTAGGCTTGTATTATATCTATCATTAACTATGAATTTGTTTATAGCATTTGGTTCTTCATAAATCATATCCGTGTTTAAATCAGTAATCCTCTTCGAAATTGTATTGTTTGTAGATAGCACATAATTACTTGCATTTGCATCATTGAAGTCTGCTTTCCCTACTAAAAGATTATTTGTAGATAGCACATAGTTGCTAACATTAAAATCATTGAAATTTGCTTTGGCTACTAAGATATTGCTTGTAGATATCACATAATTGCAAGTATTTATTATGCGACCTATTAAGATATTACTACTAGCGAACACATAATTACTGCTATTACTATCATTAAGGTTTGCTTTGGCTACTAAGATGTTGCTTGTAGCCAACGTGTAATTGCTTACATTTGTATCATTAAGGTTTGCTTTCGATACTAAGATATTACTTGTAGCCAACGTGTAATTGCTCACATTTGTATCATTAAGGTTTGCTTTCAATACTAATATATTGCTTGTAGATAATATATAATTGCAAGTATTTATTATGCGACCTATTAAGATATTGCTTGTTTCAAATACATAATTACTCGTATTCGTATCATTAAGGTTCGCTTTGGTTATTAAGATGTTGCTTGTCGCGAACACATAATTACTTGTATTCAAATCATTAATGTTCGCTTTGATAACTAAGATATTACTTGTGGATGATATGTAATTACTTGCATTTGCGTCATTAAGGTTCGCTTTGGCTACTAAGAGATTGCTTGTGAATGATATGTAATTGCTTGTATTCGCATCATTAAGGTTTGCGGCTGCTACCAAGATATTGCTTGTGAATGATATGTAATTACTTGCATTCGCGTTATTAAGGTTTGCGGCTGCTACCAAGATATTGCTTGAAGATGATATGAAATTGCTTGTATTCGCGTCATTAAGGTTTGCTTTTGCTACTAAGAGATTGCTTGTGGATGATATGTAATTGCTTGCATTCGCATCATTAAGGTTCGCTGCGACTACTAAGATGTTGCTTGTATTTAATATATTATTACTACTAATGCTATCATTAAGATTAACTTTTAATGTTAATAATTTTAGTTTGCAATCTAAAAAAGATAAATTATTGTATAGAATATTACTTGTCTTTGATATATAATTGCTTGTGTTTGTATCATTAAAATCTGCTTTGGCTACTAAGAGATTGCTTGTAGATTGCACGTAATTGCTAGTATCATCTATAACATCTCTATTATCTCTCTTATAAATACCTATAATATTAACATCCCCGCTGTTAGCAATTGTAAATACATTACTATTTAGATTAGAAGCAACCAATATATCTCTAAAGTTATCCTTCTGCTGTATCATTAAAGCGACTGACGTATTGTTTTCATTAACTACTTCTAATTGCTCAGTCGTATATACAATTGTTTGTAATGTTGTGCTTTCACCAAGAACTATTAAATTCGAATTAATAGTTAAACTTCCATTCACCAAAAGACTATCATTATATCTATTATTAACTATAAATTTGTTTGCAGCACTTGGGTCTTCATAAATCATATCCGTAGTCAAATCAGTAATCCTCTTTGAAATAGCATTGCTTGTATGTAGAATGTAGTTGCTATGATTAATATCTAAAGCATTAATTGAAGTAGTTAATGTATTACTTGTTTCTATTAAATAATTAGAAGTTGTTAGAATTATATTATTAACATTGTCTATAAGGTTTGTATTATCGATGTTAGTAGTTGTTACTGGATAAAACAAGCGATTGGAATTATTATAAAAGAGATTACCATCTTCGTCAATCCCAAGCGACACTCTATTACTATTATTATTAAATTGCACATTACTCAAATTAATACTTTTATAATTCCCAAGCACATCTTTAATATTCAAATTAACATTGCTATCTCTTGAAATTATTAAATCATCCAAATATATACTATTGCCAGATAAATACAAATCCTTCCATTTATTTGACGAAGAGCCTAAGTTATATACATTATTACTACTTGAAATTATATTCCCTTCAACAAGAATATTACCTGCAATATTTAATTTGTAATCGCTTTTACCTGCTTGGGGTGTATATGGAGCCGTTCCTATGCCAATATTACCACTTATCCCGTCAATAATAAGTCTATTCGAAGTTATTACGTTGTTATTAAAATCAAATGTTAATTTATTATTAGAATTGCATATTATCCACTCAGAATTACTGCCATTCTCTAAATTTATAGATACTGATTTGCTCACCCCATCGCTATACAAACTATTCTTAATTTTTATTTTAGAATTACTACCATACAATGTTAATAATTGCTCAGGGTTCGTTGTTCCTATCCCAATATTACCTGAACTCGTTATACGCATCCTCTCAGAAGTCGAATTAGTAATAAATTGGTGATACCCATTTGTATTTGTTGCTACATAAGAGATATTCCCACCTTGCGAAGAGCCATTTCTCGTATTACCAGACAATTCTATTTTAGTATTCGTAGTATCATCGCTATCTGCAGTTCCTATTATAGTATAATCACTAATGCTATTAGCAATTCGCAGTCTCCCTGCATTCCCAACTTGTAATATATTAGAGGGGTTGCTAGCGCCTATCCCAACATTTCCCGATTTTGTTATTATCATTTTAAGAGATGAACTATTTGTCCCCGAAGCAGTGCTGAATTGCAAGTCGCTTGCATCGCCCGTATATGTAGTTGATGTTATTTTACTTCGCGTTGCAGTGTTATATGTGGGAATACCAAATTCTATACCAGATACTTGATTACTATTATTAGTATCAGTTTCTATTCTTATTAATTCTCCACTCGCGTGGGTAATATGCAGTTTTCTCTTTGGTTCTATTGTTCCAATACCAACATTTCCCAAATTATAATATAAACTCTGGTTATTATTAATAATCCACGTATAGGGAAGGTAAGAGTTCAAATTACCTGCTATAATATTGCTCGTCGATGATATGTAGTTAGAGGTATCATTAATAATATCTCTGTTATTTTTTTTATAAATTCCAGTAATATTAACATCACCTATAATATCAAGGGCGACGTTAGGAGAACTGCTTCCTATACCTATACGCGACCTTCCGCCTCCAATAAAATATATATTACTTGTCGCATTGGCATTATTACCAACCTGTGCTATAGGTATCGTTGCAACCGCTGAATTAACTAATATATTATCTGTGATAGTCATCGTATTTGCAGATATCCCATTATTCGCAGTGATTGCCCCAGAAGCACTAATAGTTGTTGCAGATATCCCACCATTAGCAGTGATTACTCCAGATATTTTAGCACTACCAACTATATCAAGGGAAGCAGTAGGGGTTGCACTTCCTATGCCTATTCGCGCTACACCTCCACCTACAAAATATAAATTACTTGCAGCATTCGCATTTGTTCCGAACTGCGCAATTGGTGTAGTAGATACCCCTGACCTCGCAAGTATATTTGAGGTATCTATGAATGTAGCAGAAATACCATTATTTGCAGTTATTAACTCAGATGCGATTATTGATTTTGATATTAAAGAGCCATTTGCAGTTAAAGTGCCACGCGCCTCGATAGTCGAAGCAGATAACCCAGCATTCGCATTTAGTAGCCCTGAAGTCGATAGTGTTGTAGCGGATATGCCATTTGCAGCAGTTATTAAACCAGTTGCTTCTATTGTCGTCGACTTTAATCCACCATCAGCATTTATTACCCCGTATGTGCGAATTGTCGTAGCAGTTAATCCTCCATCAGCATTTATCATTCCTGTAGCATTTATGGTTGTCGACGATAATCCCCCTCTTGCATCTATTATTTTCCCTACGGGGACTACTATGCCATTGTTAGCAGTTATTAATCCACTCGCAGTTATTGTAGTAGCAGTAAAACCACTACTAGCAGTGATTGCTCCTGATGCATTAATTGTTGTAGCAGATATCCCGCCATTCGCATTAAGCACCCCTGATATTTTTGCATCACCTATTATATCAAGAGATGCAGTGGGGGTAGCGCTTCCTATGCCTATACGCGCTAAGCCGCCGCCTACAAAATATAAATTATTCACGGGATTACCATTTGCCCCGAATTGCGCGATTGGGGTTGTAGCATTTGCCGAAGTTATATTTATCATACTTGAAGAATTTACAATTGATGCATTTATAGTTCCTATAATATCGGCGCTTGACGCGCTGATACCTCCATTCGCAGTTAATGACCTTCCTACAGGCACTATAAGTCCCCCATTTGCATTTATAACATCTGAAGCATTTATAAATGTAGCAGAAATGCCACCATTCGCAGTTAATAACCTCCCTGATGGCAAGGTTATACCTCCATTTGCATTGATTAATCCTGATGCAATTATAGTTGTCGCTGATATACCACCTCTTGCATTAACTAACCTTCCCGCTGGCACTTCAATTCCTCCTGCAGCATTTAGCAATCCCGATGCACTAATAGACGCAGTTGATATACCACCATCGGCTACCAATGTATAACCATAAGACACTGATAACCCGCCTCTTGCATTGATTATACCAGATACATTAGCGCTACCTATAATATCAATGGCTGCAGTTGGTGTCGCACTTCCTACACCTATGCGCGCTACTGAACCACCATAGATATATATGTTATTTGCGGCATTTGTATTCGTTCCATATTGAGCAATTGGGTATGTATTATCTACGTTATTAATTATTATTTTAGAGTTTATAGTTGTTGTTCCGAGAATACAAACATCCCCGACAATATCTAAGGAGCACTGAGGAAGGGAACTGCCGATACCTATATTTCCGTTTTGCAATATACAGAAATCAATACTATTCGCATAATTATTAAGTATATTAAATACCCCATCATTATTAATAAGGTTCCAATTATTAGTGTCGTAATCATTTTCACTATATATTTCAATATTACTATTAATACACCTAATCATTTGTTATAATATTTAATATATATATATATTATAATAGTTTAGTTTTTGTTTAGTTTTATCATATTCATATATAAATACTATATATCAGTAATCGAGATATAATAGGTAATAAAACTTGATACATTATATAAAAATTGATTGTATTGATTATTTATTAATAAATAATATCAAAAATGTCTGATGCTAATGCCGCTCTCGCTGCTCCCGCCGCTCCAGAAATCGTGAATATTTATATCGATGGCTCTTGTATTCACAATGGTAGCCCCAATGCAATCGCTGGGTATGGTGTATATTTTAAGAATAATGATAGTAGGAATGAGTATGCTCGGGTTGTCGGAAAGCAAACTAATAATACTGGAGAACTAACTGCATTCATCCGTGCAGTTGAGATAATGTATGAGGAATTAAACAGACCTCAATCCACAAGTAAAATCAATATATATACTGATTCGGAATATGTGATTAAATGCGCAGGGGCGTATGGTGCAAAGTTATCTAAGAATGATTGGAAAACTACTGAAGGCAAGGTTCCACCTAATTTAAAATTAATTCAAAGAATTGAGGAGATTTATAAGCCATTCAAAAAACGCATTAGTTTGCAGCACGTAAAAGCGCATACTGGACTGGATGATGAGCATTCGCTTGGAAACGCTGAAGCGGATAGATTAGCAAACTTGGCGGTAGGGGTCGTCGTGTCAGCATCCGTAGCATTCGCTTCAGATTGTATAGATACAACTTTGATATCAAACATCAAGGAAAGCCCGACATATAGCAAACATTACATTAATATTAAATATGAATTCAAGGATGCTATTAAGAAACTTGGCGCTAAATGGGATTTGCGTTGTAGTAAATGGTATTACGAAGATAATATCACAGATGCAAACAAGAAGGCTATACAAGATATAGAAAAGATGTCTGAAAGTAATGTAGAGTGCGAAGACAAGGTTGTTTCTGATGCTGCTGGCATAGACCTTGAAATCCATAAGAAAATCTATGTGAAGATACCATTTAAAAACAAGGATGCAGTGAAAAAACTTGGATGCCGATGGGAACCCGAGAAGAAATCTTGGTATTATATGTCCAACCTTGAAAAAAATAAAATAGATAGTATAAAAAAATTAGAAGTATAAGTAGTGTATATATAGTTTGTATTGTATTAGTTATATTCATAGTATTGTATTAGTTATTCTATAGTAATTTTAATGTTATTGTTAAACACATCCGTATATGCAGTAGGTATATTCTCAAAAGATATTAGGTTCATATTTAATCTAAACTTGTCTTCATAGCCATTTTCTTTTATATATTTTTCTCTTTCTACATCTGGCATATTAGATAGCATTAGGGCTTTTTCTTTTGTTATTCCAGCGCCAATCTTGGAAATGTTATCGCTTTTATCTCCATAAATTGCCTTAAATAATAAGTCGACTTTTGGGTCATTATAGCCGCGCTTCATAAGCTCTTTAAATTGCATATTATATACGTGGACTTTTTTATCAACTAATTGTAAAAAGTCGTTGTCGTTTGCGATAATAATAATATTAATATCGGTATCATTAAGCAATTCCAATTGTGTTTTAATCATTTTCTGAGACAGATAGATTACATCGTCGCCTTCCAATCTATATTGAGATAGATATTGGAACCCGAGCGATTTAATGTGTTCATTAAATATATTAAAAATTTTTTTGTTAAAGTTTGTCTTTTGTATCCTCGTTGCCTTGTAGGTATTATAGATATCATTCCGCCATATTTCGGCGCGCTGGCAATCTAAGCAAAACACTATGTTGCTTTTATTCGTATTCCATTTTTTACAGAGTTTTTTAATGTCATTATTAATATGTTTATAGAAGGCGGTGATAAATACTTCGTTATTAACAATGTTCTCTACTGATACATCTATATTTTGGAATGAGAACCACCTGTATGTTGCAAAATATCTATGAAATACATAATAGCTACTATCGATAAGAATAATATTATTCTTATTAAAATTAATAGTGTTCATTAATTATATTTTAATATTAATTAAATATTTAAATAATATTTAATCATTTTTTATTTATTTTGATTTACTACTTTGATTTCGAAAAATTATTGGCTTCCACCATAACAGCCTTTAATTCGTCTGGCTTCTTCTTGTATTCCTTCCATTCTTCTCTCGCGCAATCATAGTTCTTTTTATTATCATTTGATATAAGCTTCATTTGCGAGATACGATATGTTATAAACAATGTATAGTCAGTGGGTTTTATTGTTTTACTTGGCTTTCCGCCTTTATTAATATGTGTGTCCTCAGTTGATGCAGTATTACTAAGAGGAACTTGGAGTGTCGTATCTGCATTAGCGGTATCATTAGCGGTATCATTAGTGGCATTATTCGCTGCATTAGCGGCATTAGCGGCATTAGCGGCATTATTAGCATTATTCGCGATACCTTGTGTATTACCATCATCATTAACATCGCAGTTATTTTGTGTTAATTCAGTAATCAATGGTTTTTCATAAGTCATCTTATTAATATGCTCTTTCTTTGTCCAGACTTTTTTATTATTTTTTATATCAACAATCCACAACTCCTTATCAAACCCTTCCATAATAGAATTGATGTCATAGCCTTCAGCAGATAACCCAAAATGTAAAGGGGATTGCTCTCGACCAGTATAATAAGATGTAGAGCAATTGATGCAAACCTTTTTACCAGACATTACTATGTAATATGTATTTATATGTTTTTATATTATTAAGTAATCAATTTTTATATTAGTTAAAGCCATAATAATCAATATGTTCTTTTTTTTATTAGTATTTAGAAAAAATTGATTAAGATTTTTGAGGCTTATGTCAAGATATATCAATGACCTTCTATGATAACATAAACGACTATTTCGAAAAAGATAATATTATAAAGAATGTTTTAAATGAGCCTGTGATTACTATTTTCCAATCAAAGATTATCAAAGGCTACAAGGATATTTTGAAGGGTTCAGACGAATACTTCGAAGACAAGGTAATGAATACATTTGACAAATACTTTGATAGATATGAAAACGCTGACGCATATGATGATATATGCAATCAAATCATAATCATCTATTATAATAGCCTTATAGAACTAAAGGGGTATTATAGCAGCATCTTCAAAAAGGAAAGATTTTATTTAGAAAATCATCTATGAATATATTAAATAGCGATGAAAATTAATTTGATTTATATGATAATATATATTACGTTATTAATATTTTTTATATTAATATCATTTTATATAATTGAAATCTTATCATTTATATCGAGACTTCCTTTAATTAATAGTGTTGTCGGCGATTTCCGAGATTATACGCTTGGTATGAGCCAACCTGCTATGATATTACCTAATCTAACATATAGGATTGTCAATTTGTATCCTTTGCATACTGCTTACTATGTCTATTTATTTTGGGTGACGCTATGCTTAATAATAATATTACTATTATGGTTGATTGGAACGATAGTGCAAAAGATTATTTTTGTTAATCCGTTTGCAAGCATACCTCCTTGGGCGGAATTAAATGAGATGGGATTTTTTGAATGGTTCTTTGAAAAAACATTAATTGACAAAAACAAGGATATTATAAAATTTATTCTTAATATATTTAAAGCAGTATTGACACCCGAGCAATACGAAGCAGCGCAACAAAGATGTATGGAGACTTTTGAAAGTAAGAAGGATGATGATGATGATGATGATGTATTGAAGGATACTAAGGATACTACTAAGGTATCAGAACCATTAACAGAGCATTTTGCTGAAAACCCTGCACCTTTTACACGTCATATAGATTATGATTTAACGCATAAATATAATGAAGACAGATTAGAAGACATCTTTTATACCGATTCGTTCAAATCCATAAAACACCGAGAAGAAGCCAATAAATACCGAAAAATGAAGATTATCCGCCCAGACCTTATTAATAACCCTATACCTGATTTAGATATAGAGAATACAATGAATACAAATATGCATTATATGAATATATAATATGTAATTAAATTAATATATTATATTAAGAATAATATATATTAATAATGATTGACGATTTTCAATGCAAACTTATTAGTATTCTTACACAAGATAAAGATATATATAGATTGATATATTCAGTGCTATACCTATGTATAATAATAATCATAGGCATATTCTTTTATTGGGATACCATTTATAAAAATGCCAAGAAATATTCAAAATGTAATAACATTTCTAAAATCATAGAAGACAATTATTACAACGAAACGCCGTATATTTATAACATTATCATAATAAATACCAAAAAGATTAAGAAGCCATCAGACTATATTATCAAAATAACTTACGACTTCAATAAAATGATTGTTGACGTGGACTATGGCAATATGGACGGCGAAGAAAACATCTTTATGTATAGAAATAATGATTACGCGGGAATTATAAAAAGCATTGAAGAACTCAAAAAAACGATGAGCGAATTAAATAAGATTTATAAAAAATCGAATGATAATAGCGACCTATTACTATATAACAAGGCTGCAATAGAGTATTCCCTATTAATCAACTCGAAGGATGGCAAGAAGGCATTAGAATTAAATAATGACAAGGATTTTATTAATAGTTTTGGATACAAATATTTTAATTTAGAAAAAATGGGCTACGATACCATCGAAGATATTAGCACACGAATAAATAGCAATGACTATAAATATTACGCAGTTGACAAAAATTATAATATTGTCCATTCTTATACGACAAACGAACTCATTAAATTTACGAAGGAATATTCAAACAATACCAATTATCCCATAGCAATAATAGATTATATTATTTTCTCAAAGATACAGCAAAAAAATAATATAAATATATAAATAAGACATTATATTAGTAGTATTATGAGTGATACTACCAATAAGATTAATAGTATTAATAATGATGTTAAAATATTATTTGGAAGTATAGAAGACATCTCTAAAAGTTATATTAATGAAATATCCTCTATGACTTCGAACAATATATTAAAAAATAAATATATGGTAGCGATAAATATACTTTTTCTATTTATAATAGGCATAATATTCTATATATTATACCGCGATTATATATACCGCATCGCGAACAAGATGACGAGATGCGCAGATATTAATAATATCATTGATTTTAATATAAACGACAATGATAATTCATATAGATACAATATATACATCGTGCATATTAATAATACCAATAATATCACAAAGGATTATATCTTGAAACTGGAATATAACTTTATGAAAGAGGAAACAAATATATTCTTAGGAGAGCAGAATATAATATCGCCCGTTTTATTCTCGCCAAACGATACAATTACTAAGATTAGCAATGCATTTGCAGTGTTTGATTTGGCAGAAAAGAAAAAGAGATTTGTAGAATATTATAACAGGGAAAATGAAAAAACCTATTGCATTGACAAGAAAAAACTTGCGACTAAAAAATATAAATATTATATAACCTCGACGAACAACGAAACATTAGCAGACGAGAGCGCAGTAAAACTAGTTAATTTTGTTAAAAAATATGGATATAATGATACTACGAAATTAGACCCTATTTATAATATATTATATGCAATTGAAAATAAAAAGAATATGGAATATTAGCGATACTAGCGATACTAGCGATACTAGCGTTACTAAGGATAGAATACCTCGTTCAGCAGTGCTTTTAGTTCGTCAATCTTAGTATTGTTTTTAATCTTAGGATAACTAATGCTAAACTCTATAAACATATTCCCTTTGTTCGACGTATTTAATATAGGCATCCCTTTGCCTTCGAGCAAATAATTCTTACCATTTGAGATAACACCAAATATATTAGTGTTTATATTTATTTTTTCTTTAAAATAAGGTATCACAATATCTTTTCCTACAATAGAATCAACAAATGATATATCCGTTTTAAAGTATAGGTCATTCCCTTTCCTAATAAAATGCTTGTGCTCTTCAATTTTAATATGTATGACGAGGTCGCCAGGCTTAATAGTGGGTATTCTAGGCTGCTCTCCTAATTCAGGGAAAGCCGTTTTATAATTCTCATCAATACCTTTGGGAATTATTAGCGTAGCCTTCTTATCTTCATTAAAGAAGCCCTTGCCGCTGCATTGCTTACATTCGGGTTTTCCTTCAATAGTTATTCCCGAACCTTCGCAATTATCACACGACCCTTGAAAGATTTGCTGCATAAATCCCATACTTCTTATTTGCTGTATTATACCGCGACCATCGCATTTGCTACATTTTTTATTACATTTATGACAATATTTGCGTATATTTATGTTTAAATCTTTGTTAATACCTTCATATATGTCGTCCAAGTTAAATACAAAGGTTTTCTCTATAGACTGGGCTTTTTTAGGGATTTTCATACCACCGCCTCCCATTCCACCCATACCAAATATTTCTTCTTCAAAATGATGTCCCATTCCTCCGAAAGGAGCACCTCTGCCTCTAAAGAATGCTTCAAAAATATCGTGGGGATTTCTATGAACTTCCTGACCAGACCCATTATTATAATTCTGGTCTCCGCTATCATCATAAGTTCGCCGCTTATTCTCATCTCCTAATACGTTGTAGGCTGCTGAGATTTCTTTGAATTTTTCCTCAGCGGCTGCCTTGTCGGCATCTTTATTTTTATCAGGATGATACTCTATAGCAAGCTTCTTATATGCCTTCTTTATATCCTCTTGTGTGGCATTTTTTTCAACTCCTAATACTTTGTATAATTTATAATTATCGCCACCACTCATAATATTATGATAGTATATTAAATGTTTATATATCTTCTTATATACTCAATAATATAATATATACTACAACAATATTTATTATGTATATATATTTTCTTAATATATCTTTGGTGAATACTGAATATTGATTAGGTCGCGTTATGGTTCTATTTTTGCTACAATAGTATATCGTCTTCTTCCTAAATGGTAGAAAGTTCGCTATTCTCAAACGCCTACATATATTATTATTAGTAGCATTATCATTACTATAAGAATAATAAAAACATAAGAAGAAAATAAAAAATTTAAAATAGTTTTTTATTTTCATATTATAAAAATATAATAATTTATTGTTATATCATATATATAGATATCCTATGTATATATGTATCTTAGGTATGTAGGTATCTTAGGTATATCATAGGATACTCACAAATCTAACTTAATTACACACGTATCTCATCATAATATTCATAGTATACAATTCTTGATTAAGTAATTTAAAAGCGTATGGCATCCTTACCTGAGCAATATCAGTATTATTTTTACAATATTTACAACTATATATGCTTTTCTCGGTATTAACATTCGCGTGCATCCCGCATCTTTTACAGACAAACACCCTATAATTATCAGAGACGTGTAGCATCCTTTCAGCAAGGAAATTAGATGTGCCGTGTGCAATAAAGCAATCCCTCTCCATTTCTCCTAACCGCAATCCTCCAGACCTTGCACGTCCTTCGCTTGGTTGCCTTGTTAGCATCACAATAGGTCCATTCGAACCGCGCGAGTTTCCTGTCCATACTGATTTGCCATTGCGTCTAACCATAAATACTTCCGTAGATACGCTAATACAATACACTGCGCCTTCGTAGTTATATGCTTCTTCTACGTGATTTTTCTCTTTGCGAGTATCATTGGCATTTGCATAAGGGCTATTTTTCTTTTTAATTATAGTAATCTTCCAACTATCCCCTTTCCACAGACTTTTAACACCACTCCAACCTGCGTGGATACATAGCCTCATCATATCGTCCGCCAAACCTTCGTATTTAGTGCAGAACATATTATCATACTTAGAATGTCCTAATGCTATATGCGTCCCTATCATAGACTTCATAAGTATCTTCACTTGTTTGCTGCTCAACTTCCAAACCCATTCAGGAAGACGCAATGTATCAGCATATATATTACTACATAAATACTCAGTGATATTTTGCGTATCCGCAGTATTATTATGAGAACCGAATTGATATAGAACCTTGTTATCGCAATCACTTGCAATCCATTTGCCAAAGAATAGCAACCACGCTTCCATATTAATCTCCTTATCGCTATTAGGTATCGTAAACTGATAATCAGGAACGTCCCATACGCAATCCTTCTTGTATCTTACGCATTTCCCAATGATATCATCCGCTTTTTCTAATATATATCCTTGATTATTGTTATTAATATTATTATTGTTATTAATATTATTATTCTGCTTTACGCGCTTAACATACATTCGATGTTCTCCTGTAGTATTTAAGTCAACCAGTGAATTGCTAATATTATACATTGTTCCCGCATATTCTGGATATTTATGGACTTCCATCGGGTTCTCATAAATTAGTTTATCATCTCTGAGAATTGCTACTTTGTCACCCGTAGTAATCGTGTCAATAAACTTCCAGCCATCGCTGGTTAAAACTTCGTGGTCTGCAGTAAGACAATGAATTTTATCAGAAACCATATGCTTCAATCTCTGGTAATACGTCGGACCGATAAATATATCTGTGTGGATTTGCTCACCTGTTCGCCCATTATATAATATTTCATTACCATATTTCTCCATTCCAGACATTTCTAGAACCTTTGCTATTCCTTCTACGGAGCAATCAGTATATGGCGTGGAGTCTCCGAATGCCCCAATATGGCAACACGCCTTACCCATAATCGATTCCATTAATTGGGCAATAGTCATACGCGAAGGGATTGCGTGAGGGTTCATAATAATATCTGGAACAATCCCGTCCTTCGTAAAGGGCATATCTTGGTGTCTATAAATCATTCCGATAGTTCCCTTTTGAGCACTGCAACTGGCGCATTTATCACCAATTTCGGGTTTCCTGTTTTTACGGATGCGAACCTTGCAAAACTTATAGCCATCGCTATTAATACCATTATAGTTCATATCAACATACCCATCATCATTTGCTTTCATTGTTAAGCTACTATCTTGGTATGTAATAACGCCGTTTGCTTTCTTTGGCATAACTTTGCCTACAATCACGTCATTCCCATTAACATAGGTATTTTTAGAGACAAACCCATCATCGTTCAATTTCTCGTAGGAGTATGGCTTCTGCGATGATATGTTAGTGGGATTTGTGAATAACTCTTCTTCGCCTGTGCTATGGTTTTTATTACAAACATCGCGCATCGCCTTGTAATAGGTGCTAGTAAATAGCCCTCTGTCCAGCGCCGATTGATTAACCATAATACTATCTTCCTGATTAAATCCAGTATGGGTCATAATGGCGACGATAGCATTTACGCCAGATGGTAATTTGTGAGCCATCGTATACTTAGATAGTTTAGTATATACAAGCGATTTTTGGGGATAATTCAAAATATTCCCCATTGTATCTATGCGCTTGTTAAAATTGCTCATATATACACCCAACGCCTGTTTGCCCATAGCGCACTGATAGCAATTTCTTGGCGACTGATTATGGTCGCTGAATGGAATATTGACCCCCAAGATACCATTAATCAAACTTGGGTGAATTTCGCAATGCGTATAGAATGGAGGCAATGCAGTTCCTTTGATACCTTCCTCCAAATCTACGGGGAACGTCGCAATCATCGCGAAATTTATCTCATCACAATCCATATATTCGATGAAACCCTCTTCGTCCAAATAACTATCGGGGTCGTCCTTATTTTTGGATACTTCGTTGGGAACTATGAAGTAATCAAAGTGCTTGTCTGCGATATATTCCTTCCAGCTAATATTCTTCCTTTTCAATACTCTTTCAATTCTCAGAACACGCTTATTTGTTTCTGGGTCAATATCGACAATATATAGCGGTCTATACATTCTACCCGCTTCAGTGCTGATAATAATGCACGACTTCTGAATATTCCACACAATCGAAGTCATCGGATATATAATGCCGCTGCGCTTATAATGCTTCAGTTTCAAATACAATTCAGCGGGATTAGTATAATAGCCGATGATATCGCCATTCACCATAATATATACATTTTCTTCGTTGCCCATATTCTTCAAGTATTCGATAGGCGATTTCTCGGGATTGGACATACTATACGTATCATCATATACAATCACGCCTAAATTAACCAAGATACGGCGGATATGTATGCTATTCATCGCGATAGAGATATTCGTGCTTAGCGCCATATTTTTTACTAAGCCAACTGAACTTCCTTCTGGCGTTTCTGCGGGACATATCATACCAATCTGCGAATTATCTAATTTACGCGGCTGCACGAGTTTCCCATTCTTCTCCATTGCAGTATTAATGCGTCGCAAATGCGATAATGTGCTGGCATAAGACATACGATTAAGAACTTGCGATACACCCTGCTTGATGTTTTGAAATGTGCCAATACTTTTGATACCCCAGTTTCCCGTAGAAAGCGAATACCTAATCCACGAATCTAAAAGCGATTGCTTGAAAAATCGGTGAATACTAATATCCGAAATGATATTGGATATGGGGATATTCGCATTACCTCGCCATAAGTTGAGTTCCTTTTCAATAGCAATCTTGAGTTCCTTCGTCATCTTGCCATAACATTGCCTGAACAAATTACTCATCAATACGCCTGGTGTATCTACGCGCTTATTAATGTAGGAGTCGCGATTATCATACGTATCATAACCCAAATAGATGCGTATCATCTTGCGAATAATATAACCGACATATAGCGCTTTCCTTCGATACGACTTGCCTACGTGAGGGATAAAATCATTAATAAGATTATTATGAAGTTGCGCTTTGTTCGTTTCGTGGTCGTTGTTCTTATTAACGCCAATCATAATCTTAATAAGCGTATTCTCCGCCTGTTCTTGGGTATTGATATCACAGGCATCTTCGCAACACGCCATTAATTCATTGATGATACGCTGGTTCTTTTCGTTATCCGTATCATATACAATATGATTAATGATTTCTCTATCGCTAATAACTCCAAGAGCCCTAAAGATTACAAAGATGGGAACTTCAGACCGAATAAAGGATGTGTTGATGCGAATAATGCGACCCATATGATTTAATTTGCCGCTCATATTTAAGCACGTAGTCTTGGGAGGAAGATATGTGGAGTCGCACATAGATCGGATTTCCGCATATAATCCTTCGGCGTTATTATTGGGGTGGAAGACGAGAACTTTGTTTTCGTTAATGCGGTCTTGTGAGATTAGAACCTTCTCATTTCCATTCACAATAAAATAGCCGCCGAAATCATAGATGCATTCGTTCTTGTTCTCTTCGCAAATCCCTTGCATCTGGCTAAGAACGCATAGTTTTGAGCGAACCATTATAGGGATTTTTCCAATATATACGCCATTAACATTCTTATCAAACTTCTCGGTCATCCCATTCTTGTTTGTTATCTCTGTGGAAATATGAACATTCACATAGATACCGCTTGAATACGTCATATTGTTCATACGGGCAATGTAAGGGGTCATTATATTTTGCGTTCCATCGGGGAGTTGATAGTTGGGCTTTACAATGCTTGGCTGAAGGATATTAATAGAAATATTATAGGTATTATCAGGCAACTCGGCTTTCTGATTTGTGATTTTCACCTTGATGGGATTGAACCCGCTAATGATTTGCCCCAATGTATTGTCGATGAACTTGTTATAACTATCTACTTGGTGCTTTACAAGCGGGTTGGATGATTCAGGAGAGCCGCCCTTTTGGAAATAAATATCCAGAATATCCCAGCAGAGGTTAGAAAACATTATTAGTTGTATTTTATTAATAAATAATTCTTAAATATCAATTTTTGTTTTTTTAATGATGATATTTTATATAAAAAAATGATATTATCTAATACTATACTTAATATTATATAACTCTTACTGCAAAGAATAGCACAAGGATGTCAAAGAAAATGCCGAAGATTATTGCGATTTGTGGAGCAAAGAGAAGTGGCAAAGATGTATTAGCGGAGCATCTCGTAAATAAATATAATTATGAGAGAGTTGCCTTTGCGAACCCTTTGAAGGTTGCTGTAAAGAACTTATTTAATTTTGACGATGACCAAGTAGGTATCGGGAAGGATGAAGGGACGGATAGAAAAGATATTGTCGATGAAAGATGGGGAATAACACCAAGAGCCGCATTGCAATTCTTTGGAACTGAAATAATGCAAGAAAAAATACAAGAGTTATTACCTGATATCAAGAGAAACTTCTTTGCCAATACCTTGAAGAATTATATAGAAAATGCTGGCAATTATGAGAATGACAAGAGGTATGTTATTAGCGACCTTAGATTTATACACGAACACGAGATGTTATTAAATATGCCAAATGTAAGTATTAATGATATAATGATTATTAGAGTTATACGACCTTCTGAAAATCGCACTAAAGAGCAAGAGCCGCATATATCCGAGTTAGAATACGTAAATATACCTTATGACATCATTATGATTAATAACGGAACAATAGATGATTATATTCGCAGATTTGAACAGATTATTAACTTTTAAGTATTAACTTTTAAGTATTAACTTTTAAGTATTAACTTTTAAGTATTAACTTTTAAGTATTAACTTTTAAGTATTAACTATTATTGACATTTAGGTTTTATTTAGACAGAATAGGTATTCCTTGATTTCAACATCTTTATTATATTCGAATGATTTAAATCTTTTGTAATCTCTTTCAATAACTGCAGCATCTCCATACCTTTTCATAATATCCAACATCCTATCTTTTGAAACTATGGCTTCGCTATTATAAGAGAGAAATATCCATTTTGTTTTTAATTCTTTGAATAGCAAATCAAATGCATTTTCTACAACATTTCCTTTTTTGCAAAATGGCGATATGAAACAATCGGAAGGAATTCCTGTTTTACCTTTCAAAGGTAATTCTGATAATAATATTTCAGGGGTTTTAGCAATAATATTCAAAGGGAAATAGTTTTTAGAATATTGTCTCGCGTTATATGGCGGGTCTAAATATACTAAATCGGTTTCAAAAGATGTAAGAAAATCAATATTAAGAACGTCTTTATTAGTGGTATTTGAATTATCTTGTGCAGGCAATGTATTATTATGAATAGGCTTTAATGTTAGACTTTTTTCAGCTTTCGCTTTAAAATTCTTAAGAAAGCAACCATATACTGCAGGAACATTACTAACCGCATCAGCGCTTAAAAGTATGGACGCGAGGATAAATTGATATTCGTCAAATGTAAGGGTATCTTTAATTAATTCAAGTCTATTGCGCATATAATCAATACGTTTCGCATTTTCAATCGTAAAGAATTTACGCTCACAAGAACCGAATGGACTATAATGCATTGTAATAAAACCAATAGTGGATGAATGTTTATTATCTTGAATGTCTTGCTGGAACTCATCAATGATTTGTTTGCAAGTCGCAGTATATACTGAGCGTGTAAATGCGTGAGTTATTATATAACTATATAATTCCGTGTCATTTGAGATAACTATCGCCATATCTTTCCTAAAATTATAAGAAACAATACCAGTCCCTGAAAACATATCCCCAATTCTCTTGTTGGCAAATGAAGTCCAACCTGTTTTTTCCATCATATTGCTTGTAATCCAGTCAAGTAATTGAAATTTTGAACCAATATAATTTAGACGATGTATTTTTTCAGGCATTACTTCTTTTGTTCCCTTACATTGTTTCATATGATTATTATATGCTTCTTTCCTTGCAAAATCTTCTTTACAAATATCGCAAGCATATTTAATCTTAACTATATTTATCAATATATTATAAAAAATAAACTAATTTTATATATCATTTTTTATTACAACTTATTATGATATTCTTTAATGCATCTCTCAACTGACGTTTTAATATCAGGGATATCAGGATATAGCGAGTATAACTTATCAGTCGATAGTTGCGTATTAGAACGCTTTGATAACAATATGGCATTCTGCTCTTCGACGCTAAAATTTTCCCAAGTGAAATCGTGGTTAACGTGTTCTCTATACATCTCTAAAATTTCATTGTGAGTAATAAGCCCTTTATTGACTAAATTAAAGGTTCCTGTAGTTCCTTTGATAATCATATCCATAATTACTGGGAACATATCTTCTAATACTGACATCGAATTGGGCATAGAGCAAATCTTATTATATTTGAATATTTTACTTAGAAAGTTTCTATTATGCTCGAAATTTACAATGGGCATTCGAATGCGTAGGTTTAACGTATTTTTTGAATACATATGTTGAAGCCTATCTGTGAAGCCTTTGACGATTGAATAAGAAGACCCGAAAAAGGTAGGGAGTTCATCGTCATCAATGCAGCACGTCGTAGGGTCGTCGCTGCTAAATATACAACCCGTCCCCAAATATGTATAGTGAATATTATATCTTTCGCAAAGAATTGAAAGTATTACTGGAGAATACAAGTTATCTCTAATATTATCTCTAAGTTTTCCAGGTAATTCCAAGTAATCAATTGTATTATGCTCGCCCCCGTGCGTCCTCCCAATAAACGAAATGATATGCGTAGGCGAATACAATTTAATCTCTTCTTCTACTGCTTTCTCATCATCCGCTCGAACGTCTGTGCCAATATAGGTAATCCCGTGATTATTTAAATAATCCCCAAATTGCTTACCTATCCACCCTTTGCATCCGAAGAAAAGGATTTTCATATTTTTATATTAATATGTAATATTCTTTTATATGGTATATCTATAGGTATTTTGAAAATATATAATATAATATATATTATATTATAATATATTATAATATATCATTATTATTCATTGATACCAATGATAATATTAATTATTAATATGTATAAAGAACAGGCTATATATAGGAGTTTAAAAATTAAAAAGAAATTATTATATGGGTTGTCAGGAAACAAAATAATATTTAAAAAATGGGATGATGCCGCTGGTATCCAGTATATTTTAAAAAACAATAATGTGCGTGGTATTATAATAACAGGGTCAGATTATTTCGTAGGCGACGTAGAGCATTCAGTGATAGATGAATGCATTCTAAAATCTAAAATACCAATATTAGCAATATGCTATGGGTTTCAGTATTTAATTAGCAAATACGGGAAACCTTCTTTTATAAAATCTTGCAAAGTTGGATATATGAAGTATTACAATAGTTTTAGCATAACAAGTCCTTTCAATATCCCTAAAAATAGATATTATTTTATACACACTGATTATGTGGTAAAGGTTCCCAAGAATTTCAAGGTTATTAAAAGGATTGGTGATAAGATAATTGTTGCATATAACTCTAAAAAAAATATATTATGCACCCAGTTTCACCCTGAAAAATATAAAAAATCCAGTAGAATATTCTTTAATACTTGGATAGCAAAGTGTATATTATGGCAACCTAAAAGGTAAATTAGGTGCGTTAGTTTATTATATATTGAATTATATCATTAAATATATGTAGAGATATATTGCATAATAGGATAAGTATGGATGGTTGAATATATGAATTCAAGATATTATATTATTTTATATTATATAATTAGAATATAAATAAGTATGGGGGGGGGGGCAACATGGAATTTATGCTCGTCCGAATTCGTACAACGAAACAGATAAATGGTTAAGATTACCTGTTAAAATGATTACGACCCCGATTAAAGGCGTGAGAAATAGGGTAAGGGAGGGATTACAACTTGGTCTTGCGGCGACACAAGCAACAGGCAATGCTTATCGACGAGCAACAGCAGCAGCATCACAAGCAACAGGCAATGCTTATCGACGAGCAACAGCAGCAGCATCACAAGCAACTATGATAGGAAATTACACCCCAGTAGATGATGTTAGAGAAACTGCTAATAAACTTATGCATATAAAAGTAGCAACATCACGCACCCCAGTAGTACCTGTTAGAGAACATGTTAGAGAACCTGTTATTAGTCGTATGCGTATGCGTTTAGCAACAGAAGCCACTGGAGCAAATGTAGGTGGCTCTAATAAAAAACCTCTTAAGAAACATCTTAAGAAACTAGTTAAGAAACCTATTAAGAAAGTTGTTAAGAAACCTCTTGTAAAACCTGCGAAGAAGAAGGTGGCAACTAGGCGTATAAGTAAATAAATAGCAATATATATACCCCGTATATATACTAATTATTTTTGTAGAGTGTATGTATTATATAGAGACCTTGATGTGTTAAAAATCAAGTAATCTCACTGATAATGCCTAAACTATAATATACAAACACGTTAATCTGCCAAAGCGCGTATTAATAAACGTTTAAATATTATTAATATTATATAAACAATTGATATTCAATTAAATATATAATATGACAACATTAAATCTTAATAATATAAATGACGATTTGATTGAATTAAATAGAGATACGTTTAAAAACAAACAAATGGGTTTTAATATACCTAATAGGCAGCAAAGAGTAAATCAAAATAATTTTAGCGACGATGTTTTATTTAACAAAAATAAGATAAGTAGCGATGTTATTTCTATGTCATCGAGGTCTTCTTCGCGTTCTTCTTCACGTGCAAGCTCTGTTAATGGCGATTATGACAAAAGTGCCTATATGAAGAATATGAAGAATATATACAAAGCCAAAGGTTCATCAAAAATTTCGAAATATAAAGAAGAAAGCGACGAAAGTAGTGTGGCAAGTAGTTCAAGCAATCGAAAGTCTGGTTCGGGAAATCATAAATCGCAAAGTAAATATAATAAACGCGACGAAGACGACGACGATGAAGACGATGGCGAAGATGACGAAGATGACGAAGATGGCGAAGACGGCGAAGATGGAGAAGGTGAAGAAGATGATGGGGAAGACGGCGAAGACGGAAGCGAATATGGCGGAGATTATAAAAAGCAAAGTAAAAACAGGCATTTATCTGCTAAGGAAATCATTATGAATGAATTAAATGAGAAGAAGGAAATTATTTATCAATTAGATAGGTTGGAATCGAAGGGCTTCAAGGTTCCTTTTAAGTTCAATATGAATTCCGACTTGGAAGAAATGCGGTCTGAATACAATCGCTTAATACGCGAAAAGGAACTTGACGGGAGTGTAAGATTTCAGCAAAAAATGCTAATGGCATTTATTTCGGGAACTGAATATATGAATAGCAGATATGACCCATTTGCTATAAAATTAGATGGGTGGTCTGAGCAGGTTAATGAGAATATTAATGATTATGATGATATATTTGAAGAATTACATTACAAATACAAGGCGACGGGTAAAAAGATGGCTCCTGAATTAAGATTGTTTATAGGATTATCAGGTAGCGCATTTATGTTTCATCTTACAAGCAGGATGTTCAAGGAGCAGCCAATGCCAAATGTAGAGAACGTATTAAAATCAGACCCTGAATTAATGAAGCAATTCCAACAGGCTGCCACAAAGCAATATATGATGGGTAATAATTATCCTTCTGCTACGCAGCATACGCAGCAAAATATACCTATGAGTAATAATTATAATAGCAATAGCGGAGGTGGAAGCGATAGCAGCGCGGGATTATTTGGTATGGTTAGCAGTTTGTTCAGCACATTAAATTCGCCTGTATCTAATATGTCGATGCCGTCGATGTCTATGTCTGCTCCTTCCAATAATGCGAATATGAGGCAATCGCCAAATATTACTGAGTTAAGACACAAACCCGCTGCTGATATTGAAAATATTATTAATAATGTCCATAATAACATATCGATGGAACATAATGATAATAATATCGAAACATTGTCTGTTAGCGATGAAGAAATAACATCTATAATCGAAGATACTGCAGATATTAAAATACTAAGAGGCGTAGGGCGACCACGTAAAAACACGCGAACATTAAATATATAAATATATATTACTACATAATAGTAATATAGTATATATAGTAATACATTAAGTATTCTTGATATGTTTGCGTATTTTAGTAAAATAAAAAACAAGGATATTATTGACATATACCAAAGGTTCGCATCTTTATTTTTTAGAGATGAAGATAGTGATGATGACGAATACGATGAAGAGGATGAAGACGACGATTACCTATTTAATAATTATACTATTGTAAGGTGGGCTAATGAATATAATATTATGTTTATGCATCCAACCAAGATAGTAGTCAGAGAGAATATTCCTCCACTTTTCTCTTATAGTTAAAGCGACTTGTTTATTTTTCCTTACCTTCTTACAATTGAAAAGTTAGAAAGCAGTAAAGCATATAATATAAAAAATGATGATATATAATAAATAATATACACTACCTATGTTGAAATTATTGAAGATTATATTTGCAAAGTTAAAGGAGGCAGAGTTGCTATCAAGGGAAGAACTTATACTCCGCTATAAGTTTGAGAAGAATATGCGAAAACTATTTGCTAAAAAATATAAAAATATAAAATATACATAAAATACATTACTTTACACATAACACACCCCTGTGCATACTCGTCATACCTTGTATATCCTGCATTCGGTGCTTTCTACTTTTTCCCATTTATCACCTGCCCACCCTTCAATCATTTCGCTCTTATAATCACTAATAAGTTCGCTGCACGCATACATTAGGAATTCTCTCTTATCAATCTCATTAAGATTTGTAGTGTATGGAATTTCCTTGTCTTTGCAATAGGTTTTGATATATTCCAAGAAATGCTGCTTTGTCATACTCCTAATTAACTTGAATACAACATTTTCGTTAGGTAGCTCTGTTTTATCAAACATAATTCTGGTTGTGATATTAAGACCTAAGTTATAGGCATCTTCGCGTATATCAAGGTTAATTTGGCGTATTCCCTGATATTTTTCTAATTTATTCAAGTAGTCGCAAAGAATGCGCATAGAATAGTAATAAATATCATAATCGCCATAAATTTTCTCGTGAACAACACGCTTGTTGTTGTAGTTGTAGGGAAAATTAAACATTGTTTCGCTTGGTAGTCGCAAGTAGTCTCTTGGTAGTCACAAGTAGTCTCTTGGTAGTCGCAAGTAGTCGCTTGGTAGTCGCTTGGTAGTCGCTTGGTAGTCGCTTGGTTGTTTGTCCTTAGACCTTATCAAAGTATCATCTAATCAATTTTTTTATTTATTTCAAAAAATTATTACAAATTTATTCTAATATATAAAAATTGACTTTGTGTATTACTAATACGTATATCATATGAACATTATCAAATCATTTTCTAATTTATTTGCATCCTCAAAGGAACATCAAATAGTAGCCGCAGATATCGAAGATATACATAAGGAGATGGGATATAAAGAGAATAGTCTATTTAATTCTTTAATAGAAAGCATCGCAGCAGAGTTTGAAAAGGATATTGAAAACTTTAAAACTATCAGCGATATTGATAAGTTTAAAAAGAATATTCAAAAAAAATATAAATATACTATTTCCAATGCCGAGTTTATCAAAATATACAAGCATCTTAATTTAGAAAACCAGCAGTTGCGCAATCTTATAACAAAGAAGAAATGCAAGTCGAATTCAGGCGTTCTTGTGATAACGCTTTTAACCTCTGCGCACCCTGAATATATAGACGAAGAAGGCAATGTTAAAACTGCTCGTTTTTCTTGCAAACACGATTGTGCCTATTGTCCAAATGAACCAGCGCACGAAGGGAATAATTGGGTTGCACAACCGAGAAGTTATTTATATTCAGAGCCTGCAGTATTACGAGCGAACGCCAATGATTTCGATGCTATAAAACAAATGAATTCGCGTATATCAACCCTTATCAATATGGGGCACATCCCTGATAAATTAGAGATTATCGTATTAGGAGGAACGTGGTGCGAATATCCTCGTAATTATCAAGACCGCTTCATAACTGAAATATATTACTCAGCAAATATTTATTTTGATAGCGAACCTAAGCGTCCTATGAAAACGCTTGAAGAAGAGATAGAAATCAATGAAACCGCTATAATTCATATTATTGGGCTAACTTTAGAGACGCGACCTGATACTATAAATATTGAGGAAATCGCTAACTTTCGTCGATATAATTGCACACGCGTTCAATTAGGCGTTCAGCATACAAATAACAAAGTATTGCAAAAAATAAACAGAGGACACACGATAGAATGCGCATATGATGCAATAAAACTTCTGAAAAACAATTGCTACAAGGTTGATATACATATAATGCCCAATCTACCAGGTTCGTCCTATGAAATTGATAAAATAATGCTTGAAGAAGTCTTATATGACCAGCGAATACAAGTAGATCAGTATAAAATATATCCGACTGCCATAGTTCCTTTCACGCGAATTAAGAAATGGTTTGACGAAGGGACGTATATACCTTATGATGATATGCTATTATATGAGTTGATTAAGGAATTTAAAAAGAATGTTCAGAAATACAAGCGACTTAATCGTATTATTCGCGATATACCAGGACACTATATAGAAGGAGGGTATTCCACAAAATTTGTAAATATGCGTCAGTTGCTTCAAGATGATATGCGAACAAATAATTGGGGATGCAAATGTATTAGATGTCGCGAGATTAAAGGGAACATCGTATCATCACTCGATAATATCAAGTTAAATATAGAAATATACAGGGCATCCGATTGCAATGAATATCATATTAGTTTTGATACTGATTGCGATAAAAATTATTTAATAGGGTTCTTGCGTCTTCGCTTAAGCGGCTTGAGCGACGATAAAGATAATACGCCGTCATCTCAAGTATTACCTTGCATAAAAGGATGTGCGCTTATAAGAGAATTGCACGTATATTCGAATTTGAATAGCGTAGGTGATAACATAGAAGGTTCTCTGCAACACAAAGGGTTCGGAAAGCAACTTGTAACAAAGGCAGAAGAAATAGCAGCGAATAATGGATATAGAAGGATTGCTATAATTAGCGGAACAGGTGTTAGAGGCTACTATAAAAAACTAGGATATGAATTGATTGATACGTATATGATAAAGGATATATAAGTTATTATATGTGTTATTATTGATACTATTGATACTAATGATATTATTTATATTTATTTGTGTGTATCGCAAGATACATATGATTATTACTGGTTTCATATGACCCTTCCAAATCTTTATGCCAGTAATCGCAATGTAATAAATTAATATTATTAGGAAGTAATATTAATGGATATGCGAGGTCATCGATAGTATAGGGATAAGAATTTGTTTTAACATCATAATGATATATATCATAATTGATATTCTCCATATGATTTAGTAATATTTTACAAGCCTTTTTTGAAAAATATATTAGGGGTCCCTTTAAAAATACAGGCGTATATGGCATTTTTGAATATTTTAATATATCAACGCCTTTCAAATTATGCAGTGGATTATCAAATTCTTCTGGATGGTCATTATAATAATAAAGTAAATGCTTAGTTGTTTCTGATTTGCTTGGTTCATATTTATATGGTTCATTTATAACAGATAAACCTTTTGGCGAACAACCTAAAAAATCAATATCTGTTGTAATACCATCAATTTCAACCTTGTATTTAGGAGATACTAAGAATGTATTCAAACGCGTTTCGTTAAATACCAAGTCATCGTTAGAACGCAATACACCTTCTTTGATATCAAAGATTTCATATAGATATTTTAGCGATAGCACAAATTTTTTTAAATTATATAGATAACTATCTTCGCATTTAATTGTCAACATATTCCCTTCAAGTTTATAGTCGCTCTCTAAAAATAAGTCTCCAATCACATAGATTACTTTCCAGTTTCCATAGTAATCTTTTAGATTTATTTCTTTTAATCTTGTATTTAAAAACTTCTGGCAACTTGTCACAAGGATAATACCATCGACCTTAATCATATCAATGTTATTATTTTAATTCTAAATAATCTTTATATATCCTTGATTATCCTTGATTATCCTTTGATTATCCTTGATTATACTTGATTATCCTTGATTATCCTTGATTATCCTTGATTATCCTTGATTATCCTTGATTATCCTTGATTATCCTTGATTATCCTTGATAACCTTGATAACCTTGATAACCTTGATATCCTTGATAACCTTGATAACCTTGATATCCTTGATAACCTTGATAACCTTGATAACCTTGATAACCTTGATATCCCTTAATTACAATCATTTATTCATATTGGTATGAACTGCCATAACCGCTTCGTGATAATGATAATCATTATATAATCTCGCGCAATGTATAAAACTAATTTTATTATAATACAAAATATATGATACGCCACAATCTTCGATAGTATATGGATATGACCTGCTATATTCATCGAAATGAAAGATATTGAAATCGATATTACTCATATGATTGATTAAGATATTGCAAGATTTGTTAGAGATATAATAGAGGACACCACTTGGTATTTGAGGTAGATGAGGACGCTTAATATACTTTGATAAATCTACGCATTTCAGATTATGCAATGGATTATCAAAATCTTCTTGGTGGTCATTATAATATTGAAGCATATAAGTATCTTCTGTTGTTAATTTTAAATCCTCTTCTGAGATTTCGTGAGAAAGAAGGCTCTTACCAAATGGCGACTTACCTAAAAAATCGACATCAATCAGCATATTCGTATCCCCATTACTTACCTCGCATACTTTAGGATTTTCTAAGAAGCATCTCAATATACCTTCGTTAAATATCAAGTCATCGCCAGACCGCAATACACCTTCTTTGATATCAAAGATTTCGTATAGATATTTTAGCGATAGCACTAATTTTTTTAATAAATGAAGATAACTATCTTCGCATTTAATCGTCATCAGGTTCCCTTCGAGTTTGTAGTCGCTCTCTAAAAATAAATCGCCAATCACATAGATTACTTTCCAGTTTCCATAGTCGTCTTTAGGTAGCTTGTATTGCACTAAACGCGTATCCTTATGCTTATGGCAACTTAATACGAGAATTATACCATCGACCTTAATCATATCTATTTTGATTGCTTGCGTTTATATAATTTAAATGCTAAATCTTCTTTATATATTTTGATTTGCTAAGTGCCAATAACTCCTTTAAACCACCTATAAACTTACCATTCTTAAATATCATAGGGAAATAGAAATATGGTATTATTGTATGTTGCTTCATAAAATGAAAGAAATTATCGCGTTCTCTACACGTTTTTAGAAATTTATCACAATTTACATTAACACATTTTTCGACAGACTTCTCCTTAATATGTTCCTTTGCCATAACACAATATTTGCATTTAGACATTGTATATATAGTATAATCGGTATTTGATGGTTTTTTATATTTTACACCATCCATATTTAATATTATCTACTAATATAATAGATAAATAGCAAGGAGATATGTCAGGAGTTAGAAGAAGTAAGCGATTACTTGATAAAGATGCGGTTGACTTAGGAGGAGAAGAAGATTTAGAACTATCTGTAGCAGCAAAAAGAGAAGAACAAAAGATAAAACATGATGAGGCAAAATTTCATATAACTGACGAACAATGGGTAGTATTTTTTTGCGAATATTTTGATTTTATAGAAAATAATATAGGCGAATGTTTATCAAAAATACCTGCACTTCACAATGTTAGTATTAGTGATTTATACAAGGTTGGTATAGATAGAGGTGGATTTGATAATGCATTCGACAATTATGGTGATACAAATTTAAATATTGGGTTATACTATTCGTTATTAACGCAATTTAGAGATGGGACAAATAAAATAAGTGGCTGCCATAAAATTAACCTACTATTATCATATGTTGGAAAAGCACTTCTACGAATGGCAGGGATATATAATAGTAAGTCTGCTAATGATTTAATTGCCTTTTTTAGGAAAATTGTGGTTATATTAGAATTATCAGTATTCCAAGAAGTATTTTTATATTATATGACTGGCGACAGCACAGGACATACGCATACCATTGATTTCAAACATCGTCATAACGAGGCAACACATAAATGGTATATTGGTATATGGTTAAGAAAGCAAGAGTATTTAGGGGTATTAACAAGTAATGGTAAAAATTTTAGGATAAAATACGATAATGGACTTAGATTATTTGTTAGAAATTATCTCAATAGAGTAATTACATATATTAGAACATATGGTTCTAATTATCCATTAGGATACGAAAAACCTTATGATTATAGCGCGAATATTAAAAGAGTATTAAGAGACCCTCTACCTTATAAAGGAGAATACAAATTTAATGAACGTATGCATTATTATTACATAAGCAAAGATGATTGGGGTCGTATTCCTAACTTTTTATTACCAGAAGATGCAAAATGGATATCTTTCGCAAAGAATTTCAAGGATCCAAGAGGCACCGAATGGCGCAACAAACCTCCTGAATGGTGGATTAAAAGAATAGAAGATGAAAACGGGTTATTAGGAGGGTTTGCTTGGTGGAAAAGTGGAACTGATGTAGAAGAAGAATTTGAAAAACGATTAAAAGGAACTAAAAAACTCGCAAAATGGTTGGCAATAAATGGAACTTTACCAGAACAATATGAACTACATTCTGAACTATGGGATGCAGATAACAAAGACTTTGAAGAAGCAGGAGCGAAACCTTCTAAGTATGCTAAGGTTTCTACGTCTGCTAAGTCGGCGAAGTCTGCTAAGGGTGGAGACATCTCAATGATGAAGAAAACTAAGAAAAGATTTAAAATAATACCTGATAAAGATATTGCATTAGACCCGCAAATAAAAAAAGAGTTAAAACGTAGATTAAAACTATATTTTGAATTTAATAAGGATAAATGCACTAATACAAATTCTGAATATGATTTAATAGATGATGTATATACGAATAAATTAAATAGAACAATATTATATTTAACTGCTGAAAAAAAACCGCACAAGGCAGCAACGTCTATACCGAAGAAACCCTTATCTCCTTCAAAAATGCGCGTGGCTCGCGCGGCTACAAGATAGCCAATAAAACTTCTCATATTTACTTATTATTCTTCTTTCTCCATTCAGCGCCAATCTTTTTCATAATCTCTGGCGCTTTATCATTCGGGTGCTTCTTGCAAAGTTCCTTATACATCTTCTTTACAAACTTATTATAGGGGGTTAGTTTGCGCTTTTTAGCACCGCCCTCTTGAACACTCATTCCACAACTACCAGCCATATCTATATCTTTCTATATATATGTTATAAAAAAATTTATTAAACTTGAAATAGTTATTATATATATTATGTATTATTAGATAAAAAGGTTAAAGTATTGTATTTTGTGGCATCTTTAGAGGTGTCGTGCAGTCTTATATAAGCGACCGCTTGCAAACACGCATCGCATAAATCGTCCTTCTTCTTATTATTATCAAAGATTTCACATAGAACAGCATCATCCTTTATATAGTTTTTACATATCTCTATGCTGGTTTGCTTGTTCATTTTATATTTGTCTTGACGAAATCCTTTAGAGTTCTTGGTTTTTTGCGTAGCAGCATCCATCTTAATTTGTATGTCAGGTTTATAGTCGTGTGTTTTCGTTTTTAGGGAAGCATTAACGAGAACGACATTATCTACAATTTTATCCCAATATTTTAAGAGACTGAAATAGCAATAAATTATATATTGTATCGTTTTCATAATACCATTTAGGTTTGATGGCTGGTTCTCAATCAATACATAATCGATTTCTTCATACCCCTTTTCTTTTAAATCACCAATAATATTATCAAGTTCCATATATATTCTCTCAGATATATCATCAATCCCTTTAATGTCCTTCTTTTTATCTGCTAATGATATTATTCGCCAATCCAATATATGTATATTTGTCTCCGTTTTTTTTAAAATACACAATGCTAAATTCTTGATACCTATATCAAAACTTATATATATCATTTATATAATATTTATATAAAACATAATATTTATATAATATATTCTATACATATCCTATACATATCTTTCTTATACATAGTCATACTTATAGACTTTTATGCAACATAGTTATAGTCCTCTTATTAAACGAGGTGATATTATGATGCCTAATCAAGGTAGCCAAGTTTAGCCAGAAAGTATCATTCTCAAACTTTTTATTATATTTATTTATTTTTTTATATTTTCTATATAACCATTTATGTAATTTTTCCAATATTATAGTATTCGCTGGATTATTTTTGATATACATCTTTTTATTTGAGATTAGCCGAGATACAAAATGCTTTAGTTCAGATATGCTTGAATATTCTTGTGGGATGCTCTCCCATAAATTATGAAACTTCAAATAATCATATGTTGGGCATAGAAGTAGATTATCAGTATAGTCTACGAACGTGGGGTTATTATCTATAATCATTATATTATTAACGATTGAATGCGTTTTAGGCATTTTAATAGATTTCAACAATTGAGGTAATATCTTCACTACAGATTTTCTGATATTACCATAACTATCTTTAAAGCAGTTATCTCTCGTAAATATAGGTCTGTTGAACTTTATGTTATTTTGCTTTTCTATAATTAATATCTCTTTATACGCCCACGTTTTATCAGAAGCCGTATAAATAAAGAAGAAACTATTTGGGAATACCTTCTTCATCTCAGTCATAAATGTAGTAAAGTGGGGTCGCAGCAGTTTAGATTGCAAATTATAGCAATTGTCAAGCATCTTATCGCATAATGTTTTATATTTAACAAGATTACCTAATTGAATATTCCCATTTTTTAATACAATGTTTTTTCTAATGATTTCTTGTATATTATAAATATCACATTGATAGCTGCAATCGCCTATTATAGTCCCATCTAAATCCAAGAGAAATATATATGGTTCATTATTACTCATTTTATAATACTTATAATACTATAATAATTATATATAATTATATATTTTTTATAATTTATTTTGTATTATAATACTTAGTAATATATATCATATATAATAGAATGTATAGCAACCTTAGTGGAGCCCTTAATTATGCTGAAAAAAAGAGGACTATTAGCACAAATAGAGCACGTCCCCTACCACATTATCAATACCCCACAAATAATACAAGAAATCGACAACAAATACATTTAGAAGTTCCGCATCAACCTGCTATAATACATCCTCGTAATATTGTCGCTAATAATCGCGGCTATCGCGGCATAGATAATCTACAACATTATAACCCAGTATATACACGAAGGCAACCATTGCATCAGCAACAGCAACTAATGCATCTGCAACATCAACAACTACTGCATTTACAACAACTACAAGAACATCATAAAGGAATGACAGACAAATTTTGTAGAGATAATGGATATACAAAATATGTTCTACCAGCACCAAAATTAATTACAAGGACAAGTCCCAAAGTAGCACCTAATAATCAACAAAAAATGGAGGGTATCAAAGAAAAATCACCATCTCGTTCAAATTCAACCTCTAAAGTAGCATCTAATAGTCAACGAAGTCCTCGAAGTCCTCAACGTCCAAGTAATAAAAGAAGCCCGACCAATAAGTTGCCACCTACAACTAAAGGGGTTGCAATAAACAAAACGCCAAAAGTTCTACAGACTACTCGGGTTTTAATTGCATAACTCAGTATTATCTTGCAGCCTTATTTTATTTTTTTCATATAATAATTCTTTCCTTTTATCAATATACTCAGCCATACAAGTAAAGCCATATAATATCATTTCATTAACTTGCTCATCCGTCAATTCAATACGCACCCCTTTTCTATTCACAATAACATTCATAGAGTGTTGTAATATTATATTTTCAGGCATAAAATAATATTCTTTATCCCCCGAATTTATTTCGTTAAGTGTCACCTGACTAATTCGCAATATATCAAACATCTTGCATATTTGTCTTATTATGAAAAAAATATTCATCTTGTCTTTCGTAGGAACGTAGCTTTCTCTTTCTTTATATATTACCATCCCAATAACATTCTCTTTCGAAACGTGTGAAAATATTTTAATAGGAAAGTTATTTGAAAACGCACCATCATAATAATATTCGCCATCAATTGCAACGGGGTTAAATATCAAAGGTATAGCCATTGATGCTTCACAAGCAGTAAATATTGATACGTCAGGAGTATCCTCAATAGAAAAAATACGATTTTCGCATCTATTAATATTTGTAGTGGAAAAATATAAATTAACCCCAAACCTCTTAGAAGCCTCTTTAAAAGTCATATCTTCTATATCGGGATATTTGACGCGCAATACTTTTCTTAAATGTTCCATAAAATGCGATATAGAGCATAAGCCTAAATTAGAAACAATCTTATAATAATTCTTTGTGGGTATGTTGCATAGATTAGTATCGCCAGCAGACGTATAAATAACCCTCTCTGCTTCTTCTATAGTTAGTTTGAACGTGATGAATAGGGCTACGAATGACCCTATAGAATTTGCGGCGATATGCGTAATATTCTTATGTAAATTCTCTAAGTATAAATACCTCAGCGCACCTACAAATAGAACGCCTCGCATACCTCCGCCAGATAAAACAAGATGCGTAATATTCAATTTATCCATAATAAACACTTTCTTGAATACAAAGGGATTATATTTTGTTTATATAATATCTTTATATATTCGAATTATACTCGCAAATATCGATATTATAATAGATTAACGCCTCTTTCGCAGCATTATTCTCGGCTTCCTTCTTATTATTCCCTGTAGATGTAGCGATGATGGCATTATTTCTATCCTTTATGCAGTAAGTGAATATGCGGACATTATCTTTAATCAATATCTTTACTTCATAAAACTTGGGTATATCTTGAAGGTTGTGTGTCATATAAGACACAAGCATATCCTTGTAATTATTCTTTATTCTTATTAATTCACAGAAGTCAATATAATTCTCAATGATATATATAATAAAACTTTCGACAATGAAATATCCTGCGCCCGTGAAAGGGGATATATTAATGCTGTTCGGGAGCATTACCTTGTCGCTCTCAGTTTGAAAGTCGAGAAATAGCGCACCAATGAATGCTTCGAATATGTCTTCCATAATTTTAAAATTATTTCTGCCACCCGATTCTTCTACCTGCTTGGATATTATAGCAAACTTAGGGAAACCTATTTTGTCCGACAGATAACCAAGCATCCGTCCATTAACTATTTTCGTTCTAATTTTCGACAAGAAGCCTTCATTCTGGTCTGGGAACCTGCTATATAAATAGTTGGCGACTATCATACCTATTAAGGCATCGCCAAGAAATTCAAGGCGTTCGTAAGACATATCTTGAAGTGGTAAGCAATCGCTGGGACAATTGATATTACTTTTGTCAAAGTCTGTGTTCTTCATAGTGCAATATGATTTGTGGACAAAGGCGACGCGATATAAATCGATGTTTTTGAATTGAATATTATTTAATCCATTGTTATTAAAAATTTCATTTAAATTATCGCTTTGAAGCAGGACATTCTTATTGTTATACGGCTGATTAGTAATGTCGATATCCTTTGTTTTGTTATGTATTCCTTGTATACGCTTCATTATATGTGATTTATTATATAAATATTATATGTAATAATATAATATCATTTTTTTATTATATCATTTTATTATATAAATATTAATTGTTTATTTCTTTTAAATAGAATAAAATAGAATTATATATAGTATAATGGATGATTTTATTATTCAAGATACAGAACCAGTTCTTAAAGTTGATTCGCTTGGTATTGGAATAACTTCGTTCAGTGATATTGAGCAATTATCATTGTCTGATAAAGAATATTTAGTGGTCGGGGACAGGCACGGCACTCCGAATTATAGTAATCAATATGATACAAAATGGAATATGTATGTAAATCACGAAGGCGTTGCTATAAATACTTCTCGCAATGTTTCATCTAATTATCGCGACCCCAATGCATCACTTTATATTAACAGGAATATACAATGCGACGGAATGATTAACGCACACGGCATTCAATTTAGTAATATTAGTATTAGCGGAGTGATTGGCAGCAATACCATAGTCGATTTAATAACAAATATTAATATTCTCTCGCAATCGCAGCCATTTAGAACGGGGATTGCTACATATTTTAATAATATTTATGATTTACAATACCAAGTTCAGAATATATATACGCCCAATTATCTAACGCTAGGCGGCTTAGTAGATACGAACTATAACCAGCATCCTTTAAATATTAATTCGACACCAAATAATGATTTTAATAATATTCATTTTGCGATGAGGAATGATACCTATAATGATACTACGAAGGAGTTATCAAAATTCAGCATAGGCATTATCGGGGGAAGTAATAAATCACCTGCAGTTATTTCAACTACCAGAGGGATGCCTTTGGAATTTCACGTTAATAAATCGTCTGCAGAAATGAACTCGCTATATAACAGAAATGCCATTCCTACATATTTAAATGATGCACAGCAACCCGCGATGACGATTGACGAGAATGGCAACGTTTGCATTGGAAGGAACAAAGCCGCCAATGTTATGTATTATAAGAATGTTCTCGAAAATGGCGTAAGCACAAATATACTGCTTACAAAGCAGACTGCTTTTGACGTTAAAGGTGCTTCTAAATTTGATGATATAATTATATATGACAACTACGCCAATACCTACAAGCACATCGATGATGTATATATTCGCGCGGATGGTGTGGGAATTATTAGACCATCCCAGATAACAGAAGGGATATTTTATGGCAGTAATTATATATTCAATAATATATCTTTGAACAATCGATTAACCACCAAGTATATTACCGCGACTGATATGTTAAATGCCACGAATATAAATGCTGACAATATTCTCATAAATAATAGCGCAACCTTCAATGGTAATATAAGTTTTCAGAATACGAATGAATTATCAATGAATTCCTTGAATGTTGCCAATGAATTACTTATTGGAGGGCTTCGCGTTAGTCCAATAAATATCAAGGATACTGCATTGGGATATACGACAATAAGTAGCACCGAAGATGGGTCTAACTATTTCTTCACATATGTTCATAGTAATATTGCTAATTTGGATGCTAATCAGAATATCAGTTTCCCCAATAAAATGAGTTTGGGACCCAACACTAGCGACGGGATTGCGGGGGTTTTAAATATATACAAAAACAGCAGTTCAAATAATAACTTTGAAATTGTTTTGCAAGAAAGGGTGAATACTAACAAATACGTAGCGAATATTGGGAGGCTGTCGCATTTGGACTTCTATGATAATAGTTTGATAATTAATACGAATAATATTGATGGCAAAAAGCACAATATATATTTTTATCCATCATACGATATATCTAAATTGCAAAATAATGCATATTTTCCAAATCTAATCAATACCCCACCTATGCTTTCGATTACCAATGAAGGCGTGGGGATAAATAACAAGATACCTCGCCATGACTTGCATCTAGATATAAATGGCAAAATGTCGGCGACTGAGTATTATGTATCGAAAGACGAAGCGATTGCTAAGATGTCTGGTTTTGTTTATAATAAATATAGGAATTATTTCAACATATACAATGAGAATACTTTCAAATATTGTATTAATTATGATAATATCAATTCATATTCTGCGAAAATGCAAGGGTTCAATGTAAAATACGGCATCAATTCCGACCAATATTATCAAAATGATAAACTTATTGAAACACTGCAGGTAACAAATAACCCGAATAGTTTTTTTACGAATAAGAATATAGCAATCGGGTGGGGTGGCGAAGATGTTCATTTGCCCCTCCAGATACGTAATACGGCTATTGCCGAGTATAACTATTCAGTGATAAGAATATACAGAGGAGTGCGTGGCGGAGGTATCAATAATAACGCCGATTTCAGCGGCATCGATATATGCGAATATGACAGGGATTTGAATGATGACCGCGATTTGGAGAGATGGTTCATATATAAAAATCACAAGTTCAATGACGTGGATTCGCGAGATATTCGAAGAATTGGTCCTCTACAGGTTGGATATACGGATAAAACGATTGAGCCAACTTCTTATGGGATGTCAATGTATTACAATAGTCTGAATTCAAATTATCATATTGATTTTAACAATCCGAATGTATCTTATGATTTCGCGGATGAAAAGTCGAATATAGCGGTATCTATCTATGGCGACCTCGACGTATACGGCAATATAAATATTATAGACAATAATAGTAATAACTTTAACTTTCGCCTTAAGAAATTGGAAGATGTTGCCGAATTCACTAAATATATAAGTGTTGTATCTGCATCCAATGTTATTTACAAGAACATAATAGAACACGACGATATCGAGCATTCAGGGCAGAATATTATTTTCAAGCCTATAAAGTCTATTATTGTGGATTCGATAATAAATGAATGCATCCCCTTTGTTATTAAGCAGAATAATGATGCGTTGTCCGCTGCAAAATTCATTACATATTCAAGTAATCTTTCGTGTTCGTCGGCGTTAGAGTTGGGTATTTACAGGTATAATAATTTTACTACGGGGTATGACGCAGACAGCAATAATATCAAAAATATGGTGGAGTTCCGTGTAGCCAACAAAAACACAAGCAATACTTGCCTTACCTTGAGTTATTATAAAAACGATAGTAATAATACGTTTTATCACCCGTTCGTAGAGTTCAACAATAATTATACAAAAACATATATGCGGCTTGGGCAAGGCAAAAACAAATACAATAGCAATATTAGTTTGCATATCGATGATGATAATATATGCGGTATTCAAATCACCAACCTCGAAAATCCAGTAAAAATAAACTTGGTGAATGTAGCAGGAGATAACAATAAATACAATGTATTGTCTTCAGGTGATAATAATAATAATTTCAAATTTACAATCGATGTCGCCGACATTGCATCGTCGAAACCCGAGCCTGATAATGGCGACCTTGTTAATATATTTACAATAGCCCCTTATACAACTAATAATGTTCTGCGGGATGGTGTGCGATACGGGTTTAACGACCCCGCGCCTAATCAAACAATGGCAGTGAATAGCGAGTATGACGAGCAGACGATGAAACTAACTGCGAGATATACGAAGGATTATATTTATTCTAAAGTCGCCATTAATACAAGCAATTTAGTATTGAGCGCCCCGAGAATAGCGAATAATTGGAACAATGATAGCAAGGTATATGATGCGGTATTCACGTATAATATTGCGAACTCAAATATACCTCTGAGCGATATTTATGGGAACGCACTCGAAGGCGACAATAATACGATTGTTTCTAAAATACTCAATACGAAGAAGGATGTATCGTATTTATCTATCCATTCCAATATTAATTTAACCTTTCGATTTGATGAAAGTAATTCAAATATTTTTAATAATAATTACAATAGCATCACTTATAACAATAATGTGGCAGTTAATCCGAAATACAAGGTAGCCTTTGATAACAATGTCGCGAATGGAGGCGACGGCTACTTATTAAATATATACCCAGAATTATCTGTGCCTTATAATAAGATAATTGGGTTGGACAATACGCAAATTATAAATAAAGAGACATCAAACATTTTTAATTTGACTTTGAATAATAATGTAGTCAGCAGTCATTATGAGTTGTCGTGTATATTTAAAAATACCTACAAGGTGCCATCATATTTCGCAAATATAACTACATCGAATACTCAGATTACGTCCAATTATGCGAGAATAGTAAATAGCAACATCATTACATTTACCAACGAGATATATACGTATTTACCGAATATAAATAGCGTTAGTTACAATCGCTTTAAATTGTTTGAGAATACCAATGTGATAAGGTTGGATGATATTGGAACGATGTCCAACGTATATCTGCGTTCAATAACTTCAAATATAGTGCGCTATAATTACACACAGGCGTATGAAGGTAAGTTCGCGTTGTTTCGAACAAACAATCTAAGTATCAATAGTTCAAACATTGTCCCGAATACATTATCCAATAGCAATTATATTATTAATTATAGTTCGAATATAGTATATGCCAATGATAACGCAAGTTATAATAACATATCGAACGTGGTTTTTATAAGGTCGTCAAACGAATTAGTAGATGGCGCTTATAACACTGAGTTATTCTATGCAAATTCAAATATTCAAATTAATGACGAATTTGCAATTTATGGGGCGAGTTTAAGCAATACTATTTTTATGAATGAATATTACCGAAGATATGTTAGCAATAGCAATATTAACGTGCAACTAACAAACTATAATAGGTTGGACTTGAAGCCTCAAATAATATTAGCCAATTCCGTCAGGGATGATTTCATAGATAGGAATAGTTTAATAAACGAGATATATAGTTATGACGGCAATCTGAAATTCAATTACAGGGATAATCAATTTGAACACCCGCAATTACTTATAGACAAAATGGGTAATGTTAAATTTTTTGGCTCAGTAAGCACAAGTAATGATTTATATATAAGTGGCAAAATATTTGATGTGCACGGGTCAAATATTATTGAAGACCTTGACAGGAAAATATCAAGTCTCGAAACGAAAAATAATGATTTGATATATGCGACGTGTAATATCCTAATAGCAAAAGCAGATTTGAATGATTTGAATGCTAGCAATTATGTGATGGCTACGAGCAATATCTTGGTGGCAAAAGTAGGTGTCAATGATTTGAATGCAAGCAATTATGTGCTGGCTACAAGCAATATCTTGGTGTCGAAAGCGAATGTTAATGATTTGAATGCAAGCAATTATGTGCTGGCTACGAGCAATATCTTAGTGTCGAAAGTAGGGTTTAATGATTTGAATGCAAGCAATTATGTGCTGGCTACGAGCAATATCTTAGTGTCGAAAGTAGGGTTTAATGATTTGAATGCAAGCAATTATGTGAAGGCTACGAGCAATATCTTAGTATCGAAAGTAGGGTTTAATGATTTGAATGCTAGCAATTATGTGATGGCTACGAGCAATATCTTGGTGTCGAAAGCAAATGTTAATGATTTGAATAGTAGCAATTACGTGCGGAATACGTGCAACATCATTTCAAAGAGGATAACTGATTTAACTACGGATATGATTTATGAAGATATTAATGCTAAGAATAAATTCATAGTTAGCAATACCTATAATAATAATATGCTTGTGAATGGCGACTTGACGATTAGTTCGAATTTGATAGTTCACGGCGCAAGCACGACGCTGGCAACCGAAGTATATACGACGGAGAGGCTTGAAATAAACAATGCGAATAATACTACACAGGCTTTTGTTGTATCACAGAAGGATTTGATTAATGATATAATGCGCGCATCTAACAGGGATAACAATGTATTTACGATTAGTAATAACGGAGACCTTCGTATTAGCGGCAATTTCATAAGGAGTAATAGAGATGTTATTACGGATACGTCTAACTATGTATTGGCTACAAGTAATATATTGTCTAAAAAGGTTGATGACAATGTCCTTGTTATTAATAGCACCATACAAAGGAACGACAGAAATAGCAGTAATTACGTAGCAAAGACAAATGAAAACCTTAGTATTGCTATTGGAAACATCTCGACCCCTTGGACGGAAACGTCAAGCAATATATTTATATTTAATAATGTGTCTATTGGGACAAGCAGCAATATAGATACTTTGACTATAGACGGCGGTATTATTGCGTCGCGTGGTATTGTTAGTTCATTTTCAGACAATCGCTTAAAAGAGCGCACATCTAATATTAGAAACCCGATAGATTTAATTAACAAACTAAATGGCTTTCATTATATCCCAAATGACGTTGCTTTACAACACGGGTTCCCAAGTGTCCCAGACATTGGTTTGAGTGCTCAAGAAGTGCAAAGTGTTCTTCCAGAAATAGTTAGAATAGCGCCGTTCGATATGATGCTCGACGACTATAACAATATTATATCTAAGAGTGGCGATAATTACCTAACAATATGCTATGAAAAACTTGCGCCATTATTTGTGGAATCTATAAAGGCTCTTAAAAAAGAATTAGATGAAGTCAAACAAGAATTAGCAGACCTTCGCAATGCTAAAAGGTAGTATATTAGGCGGTTGCTGGTGGTTGAACAGGTTGGGTCGGTTTATATTTATGAAAGCCTTCTTTTTATTTCATTGATATCATCTATTACTTTTTGAATTTTTGACTTATCATTTATCAGTGGTTCTTTAAATTTGTTATGTAATTCTGTATATATTATATAAAACTCATATTTAAATACTTCTTCAAATTTATTATTTAATTCTTTGTCTTCATTGTTAAGGACATGTAATTTTTTATATATTGCTTTGAAAACATAATAACCATCAATGGCGCATATAATATCATTTTTATTTATAAATGCTACATTATAAAACTTTAGTTTTTCAAATGGAAGCGGGGCAATACTATTGGTATTAGTTCGTATTTCAAGCAACCTAATTATTTTTTCTATTTTTTCAATTATATTTCCCTTTTGGTTTTTTAAATCGTCTTTAATAGCATTATTGTCATTAGTTAATAGAGTTTTTATAGAGGGATAGTGATCTGTATTAAGTTTTTCGAACAATGCTTTAATCTTCTCATAATTTTCGGATATATAATCAATCATATTAGTATACTCAGTATCTTCTATAATATTTTGTCGTAATGCTTTATCATCACCGCGTAGGTCGCTATAACCACCTTCTTCTTCTTCTTTTTTTTTATAAAAGTCATAAGTTTCAAGAAAATTTATTAAGAATTGGTCTATTTTATCTATATCAACCATATCGCATAAATATAAAATTTCATCAAGTTTGCTTGTAAAGGTGTTCATTTTACCTTTATAATCTCTATAAGTTTGCACGTTTTCAATAGTTGTACTAATACTAGGAGCAGGAGTAGCATTATCAGTAGCAGCAAGATTATCAGCCATTACTATATATATTAATAAATCTCTTATTATATTAATAAATATAATAAAATTATATAAAACTTATTGACTTATAAACAAGTATAATAATAATGAGTTCTTCGAAAAAAGTATCTGGGAAAAAGGTTAAGGAGTGTCTTCTATTAGCATTCGAAGACGATACCGAATATACGTTAGATGAAACGAAGAAGAATGTAGTAAATGCTTTCAAAGATGCTTTGAAGTTAGGGCAACCTAAAAAACGCGCAGTAAAACTCGATAGTGATGGGGTAGTTATTAAGAAACAGCCTAGCAAATACAACCTTTTCATCAAGGACGAGATTGCACGTTTAATTGCAGAGTTCCCAGATAAAGATAGAAAGGAGCTTATGAAACAGGCAGCAAATAATTGGAATGAAAGCAAGGTTATCCCTACGGCTACTGATGATAGCGTATAGGGGTTATTTGTTTTAGTTATTTTTAATATATTATATATGTGAATATATTATATTACATATATTGTAGAATGGCGAATATAATAAGATTACCGCATACTAAGAAGTTCCCCAAAAGTAAATTATATCCTAAATATAATGAAATTAAAGAGTATCATTGTTTTAATTTACTAGAATTTTTGTATAAAGACAAGGATGAATGGTTTAATCCAATGACTAAAAAATTTATACATAGAAATAGTGATATTGTGGTTAGTATTTTATCAAAATGTTATTATGTATTTGGTGTTATGGTTGTTATACTAAACAATGAAAAACTACAATACAAGGAGCACGTTGAAAAATTTATAGATAAAAGCTTACTTTTTGATGTTAGTCATCTTCCTGTAAGTCCTAATTCTCTTCGTATGCAGCAACACGCGCTTCGTGTGCAGCAACAGGCTGCAGTAGTCAATAAGCCGAAAACTAATTCTCCTCCTAAATCGCCTATGGGAGCCGCAACCAATAAGCCAAAAACTAATTCTCCACCTAAATCTCCTATGGGTGCAGCAACCAATAAGCCAAGAAGTCCTCAACAAGGCATCGCAGCAGTGGCGGTGGCGAATTCAAAGAAACCAATCAGATTTAATTCAAAATCTACTAAGGCAAAGCACGATAAAAACTCTGAAAGGCTCAATGAAGGATTATGTCTTAGATTTGTGAAGCAAATAAAGGAAACTTTACAAAAAGCCAAGACATCCGCAGAATTAAAGGGATTAAAATTTATGAACCCTGTAACAGGAAACCTTATAGGTATAGAAAGCCCTATACTTCGAAGTTTTTTGTCCAAATGTTATTACTCATTTAATAAAAACAAGGAGATTAAAGACGTTATTGAGGAAATAGCGAACGTCAGTGATTTAATCGAGGATGATAAGGTTGCGGCACTGACCCCTGTTATAAATTATGTAACATTGAAAATAAATGAGGCTATAGATGATGCTATTAAAGCCTTCCACAAATGCTGTGATGAGATAGAAGCAAATTGCAATGCAAATGGGATGCTCAAAGAGCATATTTTAATTTCCAATCTTGTCAATTCTATTATGGCTATCATACACATCAGATATATGCATCTGGGGAATTTGTATACAAATTTTGCTATAAAAGATAAGAAACCTTTGCAAATATATATGCACGATGAAGCATTCAGACAGGAATTTCTTAATATAGGGACAGCATATGATATTTTTAAAAGATATCATAATATAAATCGAATAATATATCAGAAAAATGATTTAGAAGTATCAAATGTCATTACAGACCTCAATCCTAGAACGATTGATACTTATCATACAAACAACCTCTTTAATCGTCAATATGTATTTGAATATCCAAGTGCTCCTATTTTGCATCAGATGGCTCTTAAAAATACCTTATATTTTAACAAGGTTAATTTTAAAATTCTCGAAAAGGTTGCTTATCCCAAATCACTGGAATTGGCAAAAGCCGCATTTGATTACGTCGCTAAACAATATCATCAGTTTGATTACAATATAACCAATAGCACATTGCCTAAATATGTATTTACAAATGATGATAGTGAAATATCAAAATATTTCGAGGATATTATTGAGTTGGTCAATAATCGACTTAAAACCTTGCCAGATATAAAAGGGTTCGTAAATGAAACTACGCTTAAAAAGGATTTTTATGATATGGTAATCGCTGCAATGGAGAAAGTTTCCTTTGGTAATAATGAAACTGCCTATGGTGAAAAAAATATGATACGCAAAAATATATTATATTCTCTTAACGCACAAACCAAAGAATATATGATTAATCATAGCCCCAATTCATATGATAATCTTTTTTATTATAGCAAATTCTCAGGAACATTCCCGCTTTTCACTTGGATACCTTTAAATCCTTTAAATCCCAATAAACCTCCTTCTATCTATAATTATGCCAATGCGGTTCGATGGCAGCCGTTAAATTTTAGTAGTGATGAAGTTCTGAAGATTGATAGAACTTATAAAAATAACGGGATACCGCCTTGGAGCAAATGGCTTAATGAGACAATTTACAAGGTTATAACAGATGAATATGCTTCTGTAAAATCGCTCATTAACCCGCAAAGAATAGAAGATATGAAAATTAGAATTCAGGATACAATTGGAATTTACAAAGATATGGAAATAAACCCGAATTATGATAATAAAAATATATACTTATATCACGGAACAAAGACGAGACTGCACAATATAGCAAATACATATCACGAAGATATAGAAATATTGGGGTTTTTATCCACGACTTTAAATATGTATACTGCATCGTATTATGCAGGGGCTGCTGAAAATTCCATAGGGCTTATTTATATAATCGAGGTTGATAATACGCATACGTATATAAACTTAAAAGACCAACTGCTTCAATTCTTACTTTTGCCTAATTCAAGACTTAGAGTTATTTATGAGTTTAATTATGGCGAAATACGCGTGGTTATATGTCGTTTGATTAGAACACCAACGATAGCGATGAATTATAACTTATATAATAAATTATTAGATGCGCAAGCGCCTGACCATTCTAAATATTATATTAGTTATATAATAAAAAATAACAATAATGTTATGCCTGTATGCGCGTTTATGCTAAGTAAAAATTGGAATAAAGGGAGAGAACAAGGCAATAGAAATCTAAAGGTATTTAGTATACGACGTGATAAATTAAATAATAAGGAAATAAATAATGCCTCTATGTCTAAGAAATCATTAGGAGGAAGATATTTATATTTCAGTCTTGGTCAAGAGTATGAATTATACGTAGATAGAGGGTTGCCTTTAATAGCAGGCAGTTTCGAAGATATAAAATACAGCATTCATCAGCATTTTATAAAAGATTGCTATAAAGCGATGGGGATACCTTGCTTAGACTACATATTTATACATTCGGCTTTTGTTAATAATGCGATATCAACGGGGATATTATCAGATGATTACGAAAATAACAAAAAACATCAATATAAATACAATATTAATAATTTCCTTATAGATTGTATATTCAAGTTTAATAGTATTCAAAACGAGAATAAAGAACTGCATATACTGGACGCAGTTCGCACTGGTAAATACGTAGACAAGATAGAGGGTTTTAGGGATGCTTGTATGTATTGCAATGGGGTGATTAATCCATTGTTTAATAAAGACGCTAGCGTAGGGGAACATATCCAATATATGAGAAACTGGAAGCATATATTTGCAAAGTATGAAAGTGCTAGCGACGAAGATTTAATGAAACATTTTAAATGGTGCAATAGTAGAATAGATGCATTGATAAAAATCATCAAGGCGACAAGTGAGCATTATTTGAAATTTATTAAAGATACATTAAATGGAAAAATACAAGGGAAACCTCTCGATAAGAAAGGATTTATAGAAAAATCTTCTAAAGAAGCATTAGAATTATTTAATATGATTTACACGCTAACAGAAACGCTATTAAAAAGAGCAGACCTTTTTAAAGTCTGCACAAGTTCTTCCGCTGAAATTAAATCATTTATAGACATAATTAGAGCGGTATTAAGTGATGGTCATATTAATACGCATAATTCGAATTTATACAAAAACCCTGTTCTTGACGAGTTAATTCTCGACGAAAAAGAAAAAAGTGATACATTAACAGGAGGTATTCTAAGTATAAGGGATATGGCTAAACTAAACACGCGTATAAAATCAAATAATAGTAAAGAAATTGACCATCAAAAGTTATATGAGGCATTCAAGAATGTTCCTATACAGGAATCTAAAGATATGAGGAAATATGCTGATATGCCTAAGTCATTTCAAGAATATTACAAGGGGGCTATCCTTGATAAGGACGGATGTTTCGACATTAGCGACCATTGTTATTGCAGACCTGTGAAAAAGGTTTGAGATGTTATTGATTGATGTGCTTTATTTATTTTTTATAATTTTTTTACTGATAAATATATAATAATAATATATATTAAAGGTAAATGGCTACTATAATAAAGATACCTATTGACGAAAGAGAAATATTTCCAAAACTAATTTTACTATATAAAAGATACAATGAGATTACTGAGGAACATTGTATTGGCTTAATTAAAGATTTATATAAAGGTATAATAGATGATTGGATTAATCCACTTACCAAAAGACATATAAAGACGAAAAGTGATAGGTTTATTAGTTTCCTATCAACTTGTTATTATAAATGGGGAGATAATAGGTTAGAAATCGAAATATCTATTTGGAAGATTGATTTAACATATAAAGAACATATTACAAAATTCATACCAGTCGAATATTTATTTGAGATACCTCTATTTAAACAACATCCTAATCTATCGCCGTTAGGTATGTCATCTACACCAACCACCCCTCCGCGAATAAGGAAGAGTTCTTCAAGTAGTTCTTCGTCGGGGAAGAGACAACCACCTCCTCCAGTAATGCGAAGAAGCCCTTCATTAAATTCTCCACAGGGGGCTGCGACTAATGCACCTGGAAGAAGAGCGCGTTCTTCAAGTAGAACCTCAATAAAAAGTATTTCTCCACCGCGAATAAGGAAAATACAACTTTCGCCTTCGCCACAGGGAGTTGCAAGGAATGCACCTAGAAGAAGCGCGCGTTCTTCAAGTAGTTCTTCAAGTAGTTCTTCGTCGGGGAAGAGACAACCACCTCCTCCAGTAATGCGAAGAAGCCCAAGATCTAATTCTCCAAAAAGAAGTAAATCTCCTATAATTAATAAATTAACTTTTTCTATGAAAAGTTCAGATACGATTATAGCAAAAACTATGTTTAATGCAAATCAATTAAAAGAAAGCGATTGTAATAAATTACTAAAAGAGATGAAAGAGAAGATGCGTGATAAGACAGACATACAAATCTTGGATATAAGGCTAACTAATCCAATAACAACTCCAATAACAACGAAAGAGATTGGAATTGATAGCCCTTTGATTAAAAGTTATTTAGCAAAGTGTTATTATGGATTTGATAATCCAAATATTAAGAAAAAGATAGATAACTTAGTAAATATAGGCGATTTAGATAATTTTAAAAATTTTGCGGATAAGAAAGCAAGGGAAGAAGAAGAAGAACGATTGAAACGAGAGAAGGAAAAAGAAGAATTTGTAAAGGGAAGACCAGAAATAGAAAAATTTATTGCAGTTCGTATAAATACGTTTTATCAATTATGCGATGAATTAAGTCATCAATGTAAAGACGGAAAATTACCAAATCATAAATATATATCATCATTGGTGGAAGTAATAATGAAAATTATATATACTAAGTATTTACATTTAAATATGTTGTATGATGATTTTGATGTAAATATTCTAAAGATACCTTTGTATATATATATATATGATGATGAATTTGACGAATATTATACAAGCAAGCAATTGAAAGCCAATGAGGAATTTAGAAAAACATATGATAGCAATATAATAAAATATCAGAACGTTCATTTAAAACAAGATCTTGGTAATAAACTTATTGATATGGTTCCTAAAACTATTAATAGATACTATGAAAATACATTATATAATCGCCAATACGTATTTGAATTAGTTAATTTTCAGGATGATAATGGCGACTTTAATAATCCTACGATGCGATTTAATAAAATAAACAATATTGATGTATATGCACAATCATTTAAACACAAAAAATTTCCAGCAACTAAAATATTTGCTTATCACGTGGATACTAATGACCAGTTTAATTATGATATAACAAATGGCGTATTACCTAAACATATTTTCATTTCAAGTTCATCCCCGATTACTGGATATTTTGCTGATATTATAAATTTAATAAATGCAAAATTGCTAACACTACCTATAATAAAAGGGTTTAAGAATGAAGTAATAGATGACGAATATAAAAAATATTACGAGGGCATATTAAAAGATATGAAAGGAATATCCTTTGGTAATAATGAGACTGAGTATGGGGAGGACGATATGATACGTAAGAATTTATTGTTTTCTCTAAATGCTCAAACCTCTTCATATATTTTGAAAAATCGAATAAAAGTAGCAAAAGAAACTTATTATAATACCAAATTTTCAGGAACATTCCCGCTTTTCACTTGGATACCTTTAAATCACACCTTACAAGATACAATCTATAATTTTCCTAAATTTAATATATGGCAGCCATTAGAATTATATCAATCTTCTATCAAAGGAATTGAAAATGCCTATAAAAACGATTTCACCGAACCTTTTAGCAAATGGCTTAATGAGACAATTTACAAGGTCATAACAGATGAATATGCTTCAGTTAATTCACTTGAAATTCTTCCAAGAATAAATGCTATGCGCGTGAGGATAATAAAAACAATAGGTGCGTATAAAGATGAGGAAAAAAAACCTACTTATGATAATAAAAATATATACTTATATCACGGGACAAGGAATAGATTACATAATATAAATGGGAGGGAACAAGACATAGAATTACTGGGATTTTTATCAACCAGTATTAATATGTATACTGCGTCTTATTATTCAGGAGTGGGATATACAAATAATGGGTTTATTTATATAATAGAAGTAGATAAAACACAAACATATATAAACTTGCTTGATAATTTATACCAAATACTTCTTTTACCAAATTCTATAATTAGGGTAATACACGAGTTTAATTTTGGTGCAATAAGGGTAGTTTTATGTCGTTTGATTAGAACTCCTTCGATAATACAAAATAACCTACTATATAATAAATTATTAGATGAAGAAAAAAAGAATATAAACTTTGATAAGCATATAAGTTATAATATAGAAATAAATATTGATACAATGCCGACGCGCGCATATATATTACGTGATTTATGGAAGAAACAAGTAGTAAATAGAAATAAATATTTAGAAATATACAAAATACAACGCATAGACTTACATAATAGACTATTAAATAATAACAGGATGTCGGTAAGTAAATTTAAAGAAGATTTTATATATTTCAGTTTAGGTCAGGAATATGATTTATATGTTGAAAGAGGAATGCCTTTAATGTTAGGTAATTTTGCTGATATTAAATATAGCATACATCAGCATTTCATTAAAGATTGCTACAAAGCTCTTGAAATACCTTGTATAGATTATATATTTATTCATTCGCCGTTAGTTAATAATGCGATAGCAACAGGTATATTATTATCTGACTATAAACAAAATCGTATAAACCAGTATAAATACGATGTTAATAATTTCTTTATAGATTGTATCTTTAAATTTAATAGTTTTAATAATGAGAATAAGAAGCTTACTTTACCGAATGCGCAAGATGTTGATATTTCTGATGATGCTATATATGCAGACAAGATAGAAGGATTTAGGGATGCTGGATTATATCTAAACGGGGAACACAATCCATTATTTAATAGCGATGCGGGTATTGGAGAATACGTACAATATTTGAGAAATTGGAAGCAACTATTTACTAAATACGATGAAGCGAGCGATGAAAAATTAGAAGAACATTTTATGTGGTGCAATGATAGAATTGTTAAATTAATAGAAATTATCAAGGCAACAAAGGAGCATTATTTAAAATTCATTCAAGATACATTGAAACACAAAATAGATACTTCAGGTGATGTCAAAGTTAGAAAGGAAGACGTTCTAATAGTAGTTGATAAAGAAATGTCGCAATTGAACGATATGATAGAGGGCTTAACAAATACGCTATTAAAAAGAGCGGAATTTTATAGTAAATGCACAAATTATGCAGGTGGTTCCCAGTCTATCAAGCAATTTATAGAGGTTATTCGGGTTATATTAAAAGAAGACCACGTTAATACGCATAATTCAAAATTATACGAAGCACCTCTTCTAACTGACTTGATGGTAAAGGAAGGTGGAACAGGTGGTGGAGCGTTAAAAGGTGGAATTCTTAGCCAGAAACAGATAAAGAAATTATACACACACATAATACCTGATAGTAAGCCCATTGAACATCTTAAGATATACGAAGCATTCAAAAATGTTCCTATACAGGAATCCAAAGATATACGCAAATATGCTGATATGCCAAAATCTTTCAAAAAATACTATAGAGGAAGCAACAGAGGTAGCAGTGGGAGCAGCAAGGGCAAAGACAAATATATTGATATAAGTAATCATTGTTATTTTAGATTTGTATGAAGGTAATAATAAGATATATGTAAGGAATACTAATTATTTTTTAATATTTATATTTATATAAAGCAACCTATGAAAGCACCCCCTAATATATCTCATCTTTATCGTAAATATGATGAGATAGCATTAGACCATTGCAAATCACTTATCGCACATTTATATGAAGGCAAAGTAGGTTCTTGGGTTAATCCAATTACAGGTAATACCATCAATAATGGTAGTTATATAACGATTAGTTTTTTATCTAAATGTTATTACTTGTGGGGTAATAAAATTGCGACAATAAATTCTAAAAAACTAAAATATAAAAAGCATATTGAAAAATTCATAGCGAAGGAATATTTATTTGATATATCTGCAATAAAGCAACTTGCAGTATCAAAGCAAAAAAAGAAAGATAATGCGATTGTTAGTATGAATACAATGGGGCATCGAGGGGGTCTTCTACAGGGGATAAATAGTAGGTCGCCTTCTAATTCACCACCAGCAGCACGTCGAAGGTCGCCTAGTTTATCACCTCCGCCAGCAGCACAATCTCCTAATCCTTTAAAACTTGATTTTTCTGAGAATATCAAAAAAACTTCTCAGAAAATTGTGGAAGGAAAGTATATAACTGGGAATGAATTAACAGAAGAACGTTGCAACAAATTTTTAACTAATATTGAGAACAAACTAAGAGGTAAAACTGAAAGTGAATTAAGTAATATCAATATTGAAGACCCTATAAGCGGAGAAGAGATTGCTATTAAAAGTCAAAAACTTCTAATCTATTTATCAAAATGTTATTATTCATTTGATAAACCAATTAAGGATAGAATAAGTAAGATAGTTTATGATGTTGAAGATTTGATTGTTTTAACAGATGATAAGGAAAAAATAAAACAAGCAATTCCAATAATTGAAGGCAAACTCAAAAAATTAATGGATAATTTTAATAAATGCTGCGATAATTTAATAGATAATTGTAAGGACGGAATATTACCAAGTCATAAATATATAGCAGATATAGTCAATGCAATTCTTGTTATTATATATACTAAATATATACATTTATATGATGTCGCACACCATACCACATATGATATGCCATTGCATATATATATGTATGATGATGTTTTTCACAAATATTATATAGATAATGGATTAAATAGTCAATTATTTACTTATATAATATATCAAAAGGATGATTTAATGAAATCTCTAAATGAAACTAATATTGATTTAAAACCTAAAACCATCGAAAGATATGAGGAGAATACATTATTTAATCGCCAATACGTATTTGAATTATCAAAAAAAGACAAGGAGATGACTATAATATATAATATGATTAATAGTCGCAAACAAGATTTCAATGCTTTAGAACTTGATGCTACATTAGAATACGCTTATAACCTATTATTTAATAAAGACCCTTTTAACTATAACATAACAAATAGCATATTACCTAAGATTATTAAAATAGAATGTTTAACTCTGAGTGTTCTTAGACATTTTGATGAAATTTTACATACAATAAATACAAAGTTGGAAACGCTACCAGTTATAACGGATGTAAGAAGCACATCAAACCCACGTTATAATAGTGTAATAGTTAAGATGAAAGAATACGGATTTGGCGATAATGATATGATACGCAAGAACATATTATATTCTTTGAATGCACAAGTTCCATCATATATTAAAAAATATATTAAAAAATATAGTGTAACAACTCTTGGACTAAAGGATTTTTATAAGGATAAGATTTACTATAACTATGGATATACTGGGTCATTCCCGCTTTTCACTTGGATACCTATTTCATCATCTGATCCAGATGGTTCCATCTATAATTTCCCATCATCATCTAAATGGCAGCCTTATGGAGATAAGACCGAAATATTCAAACAAGTTGATAAAGCATATAAAAACTATTACACCCAACCTTTTAGCAAGTCATTGAATGAAACAATTTACAAAGTAATTTCTGGGGAAAGCACAGATGTAGATACAAGAATGAAGCAAAGAATAAAAGAAACGATAGGTATATACAAAGATATGGATAAAGCAGAAACGTATAAAAACAAGAAGATTTATTTATATCACGGGACAAATCAAAAATTACATTATATGGATGGTAAAAAAGATGATATTGAATTATTAGGATTTTTATCAACAACTCTAAATATCTATACTGCATCTTTTTATTCTGAGGTAGGTTTGAAAGGTAATGGTTTTATTTATATAATAGAAGTTGATGATAAGCAAACCTATATAAACTTGAACGACCAATTATACCAGTTCATTCTTTTGCCGCATTCTATAATTAGAATTGTTCACACATTTGATTATATTGGAATAACAATAATTCTATGTCGTTTAATTGAAACTCCCACGAAGGAGCAAAGTAATGAACTATATAATAAATTATTAACCAATACTGAATTAACCGCTGCTAAAGGAGGGTTTAGACAAACTAATGTAGATGATGATTATTTAAAACAAGTAATACCTATAGATTATATAAAAGCGAAGGTAAAAGAACAAGGAATGCGTAAAAGTTCGGGAACTAAAAGGGAAGAGAAACGTCTCATACTAATAGAAGAGACTAACAATGAAATAAATGCGTCCATTTCTGTATATAAATCTATGTATAAATTCGAAGATTTACCAGAAGATTTCCAAAAGTATTATGGGAAACGAAACAAAGGCAAAGAGGTCGATATAAGTAATAGTTGCCATATTAGATTAGTCCCGAGAAAAGATTAATCTGACCTGTTTGTTATAAATAGTATTATATCATTAAATGTAGGTAGATATATAGCACACCCTAAACAATGCATAGTATATATGTGTATGATAATATATATATATTAGATATTATTTTTATTATGTGTTTATAAATTATATAATAATATTATAAGAGTATCAGAGTGTCTTTATCGAATGAATGTTGTTCCACTAAATAGGAGAAAGTCTTTGCCATCAAATTATAAGTTCAACACTGGGTTCTTATCTGTTCCTTCATCATCAGCAGTATCATCTCCAAAGAAAGGGAGTGTGGCTGATTTGGACATTCTAAAATTCAAAGATACCAAAATGCACGAAAGGTTATTAGCAAAATTAGAAAAATCGCGAAAGCAAATAATAAAAGATAATGACATATATATCAACAAAGAACACCAACTACTATGTTATTATAATGAAAAATTAATAGAATTAAAGAAAAAAATAAAAATTCTCAATAAACAGATAGAAATAAACTACAAGGATAACATATTGGTAAATAATAGTGAATTAGATACCTTCATAGAAAAACGGAAGGAAGGCGACCAATCCGTATTAGATTACAAGAGCACAATATATAGATACAATATTAAATATAATGAATATAATAAAAAATTCATTAACAAGATACAAGAGTATATCGACGAACCATCTCTGAGGGAATTTATAGATAAACAAAATAGTTTTATAGAAAGTCTGAATATCAGAGATGTATATAATCTAAAATATTATACGTATCGCGGGGACATATATTTGAATTCATATATAGACAACGATGGTATATTTGATACGCAAGTTATCTTAGATAATGGTGGAGGAATTGTAGATGATGATAGCGACCTTTGCTACTACTTTTTTCAATTCTTAGATTATTTCAAAAGCAATAATTACAAAGGCGCGAAGGTTCCCGTCGATGATGATACGCTATTTATAAAATTTATAAAGGATAATTATTTAGAATTTGATAATGAGATTTACAAGTTCGTTTTTAATTTATATATAAAGGAATTAAAGGATTTGTTTGACAAAGCACCAAAGACTGATAAGGAATTAGTGCTATACAGAGGGGTTAATGAGAATTATATATTGCAAAATGCGAAAAGGGGGTATTATATAACAAATCATTTTTCATCAACATCATTATTACCAGAGTTTGCTTACAATTATACTAAAAAAAAGAATATAATGTTAAAAATATTAGTTGAAAAGGGGGTTCCTTTAATATTCGTCGAAGGGATAACATTGGCAAAAGGGGATTTCGAAGTGATTATGCCTATCAATTCAAAGTTATATATAGATTATGCTTTGAAAAAAGTAAATTATTACAAGACGAAGGATGATATATGTCCGAATGCAAATAATGCAGCACAATTAAAGGTATCGACAATAATTTATATGAAATAGATTATCATATATACGCATATACACGTATATATACATTATAATATGTATGTATAGTATAGAATAAAACTATACAGAATAATATAATGAATATATATTTAAAGTTTTTTATAACCAGTATAGTCGTATTGATACTTGACATATCTTGGATATCACTAAATTTGGCTACGTATTCTTCTGCAGTTAAAAAGGTTCAAAAAGCCGCTATGAATTTACGCTTTGAACACGCTATTATTGCTTACGTAATAATATTATTCTCAATATTATATGTCGCTATTCCATTTACAATCCAGAATGCCAAAGTAAATAAAATAGATATCTCAAGTATCGAAAACAAACTATTGCAATCCTTTGTTTGTGGAGGCGCAGTAGGCTTTTCTATATTTGGTATATATAATTTCACGTCTCTCGCAATTTACAAGGATTTGGATGTGTCGATTGCTATCACAGATACCATATGGGGAACTACATTATATACATTGTCGACATTTGTTTATTTATTATTACCTTAATTGGTATCGCGGCTATCGCCGCTATCGCAATCATTAGCATAATGCCCATACTTTCCGCAAGTATAGCACCTATTATTAACGCTATTACTTATTTTTACAAGTTGATTTATAGTGCAATCATCTAATACAGGGGTAGAATAAGAGCCACCCCTAACATTCTCAATGCCAAACCTATCCATATACTTATAGGTATATTTGTCTTCGTCGTAATCATCGCAGTTTGGAATTAGTTCTAAAAGTTTTATTGGTTTATATAGTTTTGTCCATTCAGACCCATTATTAGTAAAATGGGCTTCTATTCTGGAATGCGGGTGAGATGTTTTACCAACATAATATTTATCATTTTGTAGTTGCAAAACATATATGTATAGCATTGTGGTGATATAGTATATAATGTAGTCCTATCTTTTATTTATATGAATAAAAGAATTAGAAAGTATAAAAATAAGTATTAAGGTATGAAGGTAAAGGTATTCTATTATTAACGACCGCTTATTAGAGCCTTAGTTGCGCGTGTTGGACGACCAGTTCCGCTTCTAAAAAACAGATAATAGATAAAGTAAAGGAATGCCATTACAAAGATTATAATAAGTAATATATATACAAGCATACCCGTGATACCTGCAGTTCTGCTAACTTGGCAATATAGGGTATCATCAGTAAGAGGGCATTTTTCTACATTGTTTGAGCCAGAATTACTCATTAACGCAGAAGTTCCTCCAGAAACGATTGCTCCTGTTGCTGCACCTGCTATTGCACCCGACGCAGTATTGGCCGCGCCATTATTATCAACAGGCTTAGCAGCGGGAGTAGTAGCAGCCTTACCACCACCTTTAAAATGTTCTAAGAATAATTCTTCGACCCCCATATTAGTTCTATATAATTCTATTCTATTATATAATAAATATTTATAATTTGCATCATCTATATATCCTTTGCTATAATATATTTCTACTAATATAGTAGAATTAATATTTATTATAATGAATATGTTAGAAACATTTATTATTGTATTCACAATAGTATTATCTACTATAATAATATTATGGCATATTCATTATATGAATGACCATAGCCGTAGCCCTATATCTGACACTGGGACAAATGCAGGTATGCTTTTAAATATAAATTATACGAAGCAAAAGAATGAAGGTGGCTCTTGCACATCTACTTGCGACTCGATAGACCCAGTAAGCGACCCGCGATATAATATGCAGCAGATTATCAAGCAGTCCATTCTGTTAGAGGAGCATCTTACTAACAAAAATAAGAGATGCCGCGATTGTATCACAAAGCATTTCTTGCATATTATTGGGCTCGCTGAAGAGGCTCAGATGCTCGCCACAGACAAGATAAACAAATATCCGATGATTAACGAATCAGTAATATTGTATAATGAACTCTTCAAAATATGGATTAAAAATAAAAACCTTAATGGCAAAGACGAAACATATGTTTTGTATTGCACAGATAAACTAAGAGACCACCGCAAACAATTAATAGTCATCTATTTCTTTAATGAAAAATATAATATAGTAAATAAGGATAAGGATAAGGATACTGCGAAAGAGCATTCTATGTAGGATGTATATAAGGGATATTATTATTAATAATTGCTAAATCGACAATCTCTTTAATATCATAATAAGTATTCTTATGTGCTTCGTAATGTTCAGGATGTATCTCAGATACTAAATCGATATTAGGATATGCGAAGGGAAATGTAGTAGCATAAGAGTTTATCGAGGAATACAATGCGACATCTGCGACTACTTGGTATTCGCACGTAGTGAAATTATATTTATTATTTTTAAAATATTTGCCAACTAATTTTTCTGCACCAGCCCTTGATATAATATACATACCTGTGGAAGGTAATAGGTATTGCCATTTAATGAAATGTATATTATGAGTGATAGATAGATTATATAGTGATTTAATTGTGGGCCCGTATAAAATTAGCATCTGGACTAGTTCGGCATCTTTTGGTAATTCCCCGATAAGCCTGTTATAATTGATTTCAAAAGGGATTACAATGTCGTCTTCCATAACAACAAACCAGTCATTATCTTTATCTTTAAGCCCCTCAATAATTGCTTTGATATGGCTGGATATGCAAGCGAATTCATATTCGCACCTAACACAGCCTGGATGTTTGCACGTTAAGGGGCGTTTATCTTCTAAAACCTCATCGAAATCACGTGGTGTTATTGCGGATATTCGCTTGTTATCTAATTTATTATTTTTAAATTGCTGTTCCATAAACGCACGCCTATCAGCGGAACTATCTATATTAATCCAATAATGTTTCATATGCGCGGGTTTATTCAGGTTAGTAATATTATGTATTAATTATATTCTTAAATATAATATTATTATCTTATATTATTTTTGATGTGTGATACAAGTAATATATTATTTTTGTTATTATAAATTAAATGAAGCTTGAACTTAAAAGGTTTGACCCAACAAAGATTAAGAATGATTCCGTCGTTGTATTTATTGGCAAGCGTAATACAGGAAAAAGTTATTGTATGAAAGATATCCTGAGTTTTAACAAGGATATACCCGTCGGTGTTGTGGTTTCGCAAACAGAACGCGCCAACGGATATTTCGAAAAGTTCATTCCAAAGATGTTGATATACGACGAGTTAGAGGAGAAGTTAATTAGCAAATTTTTGACAAGGCAGATAAGTATCACAAATGAACGCAAGAGAGATATGGCAAAGCACGGGAATTCTTCGATAGACCCGAGAGCCTTCTTAATATTGGATGATTGTATGTATAACAAGTCGGCTATGACAGATAAAAATATTAGATGCATTTTTATGAACGGACGGCATTACAAGATATTCCTTTTAATTACTATGCAGCACGGACTGGGGTTGCCACCAGACCTGCGCTCAAATATTGACTACGTCTTTATATTTCGCAATAATATCGTGAAGGAGCGAGAGAAAATATACAATCATTACGCTGGTATGTTCCCTACGTTCGACGTATTCAACCAAGTGATGAACCAGTGCACCGAGAATTACGAATGTCTTGTTATAGACAACAAAGTTCAGTCTAATAATATCTCTGACATCGTATTCTGGTATAAAGCGCAAGATGTCAATTATAAGATGTGTTCCCACGACCTATGGGAGATGCAATCATTGCAAGACCAACGCGACTTAATGGGTATGACAAATGATGAAGGAGAAGACATTGAGGATTATGATCCAGGTGTCTTTGTTAAAAAGAAGAACAAACTTATCAAGGTGAAGAAGCAATCGTCTTATTAAGGTTGGGTTTCAGATAATGACAAGCATTTATTGAACACATCTAAGCATTTATCATCACAATAGAACCCGCAAATATCACATTTTTTTATTGGCGTATTACATTTCTTACAAATAAATAATGTTTTAGTGTAAATAATGTTATCAGCCGAGTAGCAGAGAAAGCAATATGAATTCTTTCTTAACATATTGCTATTATATTTATATATTATTATATGGTATTATTATATGGTATTATTAAGTATTATATAGGTATTATTTAGGTTAGGTATGGACTAATAAAAAAGTGATTATATCATATATAAATGTTAATAATATATATTAATTATTAGGATAAAAATGGCTGAACCTACGCTCAAAGTCGCTTCGATGTTTGCGGGTTGCGGGGGATTAGATTATGCATTTCATATGCAACCTGATATATATAATGTTGTTTATGTTAATGATTTTGATATGGACGCTTGTAATACTTATGAAAAAAACTACAACTTCAAACCCGAGTGCAATGATATAGCAAAAATAGAGAATATCCCCGATTGCGATATACTAACAGGTGGCTTTCCTTGTCAAGGTTTCTCTGTTGCAAATCAGAATAGATTAGAGACAGATAATAGAAATAAACTTTATTTAGAATTGGTAAGGTTATTAAGGCTTAAGAAACCCAAGTATTTCATTTTTGAAAATGTAAAAGGTATTTTAAGTTTAGGTAAATATGAAACCGATGAAGATAAGAAAAATCATAAGGGGAGTGTATTTAAGATGATTGTTTCCGACTTGGAGAATTGTGGTTATAATGTTCATACAAAATTATTTAAACTGAAGTGGTATGACATACCACAGAATAGAGAAAGGGTTATCTTTATAGGTGTGCGAAATGATATTTCAGAAAGAATACACTTTGACTGGCCCACTGAAACGAAAGAGATTACAAAGACATTAAAGGATGCTATAGGAGATTTACCAATTGACTATGACGAAGAACTGCAACACATCGGGTCGAAGCAAAAGGTATATATCAATGGTTATATGGGGAATAGAAAACTGGATTGGGATAAAATAGCGCCGACGATTACTGGAAGAGGTGGAGGAACAGGCGGTCCTTGCATAAATGTGCATCCGAGTGGGGAACGGAGGATGACGATAAGAGAATACGCGAGAATTCAGACATTCCCAGATACCTTTAAGTTCGAAGGGTGTAAATCATCTATATATAGGCAGATAGGAAATGCAGTTCCTCCTAAATTCTCATACATACTTTCAAAAATAATACATAATTTGAATAAACAATTATGAGTTTGAGTATAAACACTGATATACGATGATAACTTAGATAATTGGTGTTATTTTATTACCTTCTTTTTCTTTTTTCCGCCAGAATGACCATTATACGCAGCCCCCGCAGCGTCTTCATCGCTTTCGTTATCTCCACAATCTTTATCATCACCTGGAAGGTAGCATTCATTTCCTGATTGTTTACTGAGATGGATGCAATCATTATATATCAGGCTATCTTTACTAAACCCTAATTTCACCCCTCTTTGTGAAACACGCGTAGCTTTCACTTGATTAATAGTTTTTTCGCCAACAAAATAAAAACCACAATTTTCATTAACTATAACTAAAACAGGTTCATCTTCTTTATGCAGATTTTTTATTGCATATGCCCAAGATTTATCATCGTCAGCCAAACCTACACTATTACCCACATTCACCATATTTTGAATTTTTGGTCCTCCAAGTGCTTCCTGTTTTGCTATCTTGTCCAAAACTTCAAAATTATCTATTGATATTTTATTTATGTGTAGATAATTACACATATATGTGAACATTGCTGCTTTAATATGAGGAGGTTGGTCTTGCATATCTCCTAAAAATAAATGCCAACTGCTTGGTTCTGGCGAGAGATTAAAGCCAAGAGCATAAGAATTTAAAAAATCCATATACGGGGTTGCGAACTCACTAACTGCCAAAACAAGGGAGTGCAATTTTGGCAATCTTGAAGCGCATATTTCCCCCATTCCAATATAATCATATAAACTATACCCCTTTTTAGATACAATTGTAGGGACACCTCCTTTAAGTGCTGTTTTATTCTTTCCCTTAGCAGTTGCTACAAATCCCTTCTTTGCGATGACCTTATTCGTTGCAACGTGTCCCTTCTTTGCAATTACCTTATTCGTTGTTCCAATTGCTTGTTTTTGCACAGCATACGTATTAGTAGTAGTATCCGTATCTATAGGTTCCATTAAATGTTTTCTTATTGTCTCTATCTGGGATAACTGAAGAGGTGTGCAGGTTTTAGCAAGTATAGATTTATTGTGTTGTATAATATTATGTCTCATTATAATGTCGTCATTATTGAGATAGTAATATGTAGCAAGCCACCAATGTATTGCGTTAATAAATATTTCCAAAAAGTTTGCATAATGTTTGCCTGATTGTTTTCCTAACCTTACATCTTTGCATTTAAGAGATAACTCTTTTACGCTTATATATCCAAATCCAAAATCTCTGTAAGTATCGTTTATATCTGTAGGGTCATTTTGACCACCCAATTTTGTGATTGTAGAAGAAATCTCCGCTGCTAATTTACGTTCGCCGTTCCCTATTGCCGTATCAATTTTGCTTTTTGTTTTTTTGAAAGCGACAGCATTTGTTGGAGACCATCTTATCCATTTATCCCAAACATTATGTATATTACATTTTATATCAGTTCCCTGCATTTTAATTTATATGATAATTCTATCTAATTAAAATATTTTAATATTATAGAAAGTTAATATCATTATGGCTAATGATGATATGTTTACTCGTATAAAAATATTAATAAACTTAAACATATTTGCAAGATATCCTAAAATATTTCATAATTACATTAAGAAGTATGAAAATTCAAAACAAATAAAGATATATATTGATAAACTTATAAAAGATCAGAAAAATATAACAGAGTTTGAGAAAAGTATAAGTTATTTTATTACTAACAAGGATTTAAATGAACATAATAAAAAAATATATAGAATATTAACGTCTGATATAAAGCAATCAGTAATAGACGCAGTTCAAACATCAGAAATGTATGTAATTCAAACCAAAAAAAACATAAATTTGACGACACCAATAAATAGAAGGAACACAATATAAGAGAATACATGCTACTAACAAATGAAAGGATATGCTATAATATATATTATAATATTTAGAAAAAACTTGGTTTTCTATTTTTATTAGCAGTTTCATTAATATGTATTTGTTTGACCTGACTTATATCAGTGAAATTACTCAGAACACTCGATACACTTTTGGTATCATCTTCGTTTTCATATTTCTTACTAACAATTTCATTTTCATACTTTTTATAATCCACATCATTTTGCGACAATGAGGTATATTCTGCTTTAATATTACTCCATACGTCGCATACAGCATCCTTTTCTTTTTCATTAGCATCTTGTTTTTCTTGTATATCTGGTTTGTCGTATTTAGTAAATGAGATTTCTTGGGTGTCTTCCTCGATTTTACTTGTTTCTTTATATCCCTCCTTGAATTCACCATTGTTATATTTTGTTAGTGATGTATCTACTATAATATTTATTTTATTATCTATAGTATCTTCCTGTTCCTTTACTACTTTAATAGTTTCTATACCTTCTTTTTCTTTAACATCTTCATCATCCTCTCCATCATCTTCTTCTTCTCCTTCATCATCTTCGTCGTCTTCACCCTCTTCATCATCTTCATCACCCTCTTCACCCTCTTCACCCTCTTCATCTTCATCACCCTCTTCACCCTCTTCATCTTCATCATTCTCTCCTTCTTCTCCTTCATCATTCTCTTCATCACCTTCGCCGTCCTCTTCATCTTCTCCTTCGTCTTCATCACCTTCGCTGACTTCTTCATCATCTTCTTCCTCTTCAATTGCTATAATTTTTTCATCTTTCTTTATTTTTTTGACTGGTTTTACACTTTTAAAAGTTTCTACTTCAGCATCCTCTTCGTCATCGTCGTCATCTTCATCATTCCCTTCATCATCCTTGAATTGTTTTACATTCTCTGTCAGATTATCTTCAATCTGCTTGAATATCTCATCAAATGGCACAAAATCTCTAAAAGTCTTCTTAATAATTGCTCTAATATTTTCCTCGATTATATTGAGATTGTTTTGATACTCTGCATCCTTAATATTGTTTCTATTATATAAATAAGCGTTCTTCCAAGAGAAAGCAGCAGCATTTATATAGCATTTATGAACAAAATCTTCAGGGTTAGGTATCTTTATTTTAATATTATCAAATTGTTCTCTGTATTCATATATTTTAATTTTTATCGTTGTTATGATAATAATTTTAATCAAATTTGACAAATATTTGCATTTCGTATATTTAACAATTTTTTTATATTCATCAGCAACCATATTATTGTTCCACTTGCGGATACTATATAACTCATTTTGGAACCCCTTAAGACCTTTCTTTTCGTCTATCATCTCAGTGTATATAGCATATATGCGCTTTGATATAGCAACACTCAAAATATCTTGTATATGTTCTATATATTCGTTTCGTGTATCTATTAAACCTTCCATATATTTAGTAATTTATAATATTCTTTATATAGTCAAAAAGCCATAAATATATATTTAGCAATTACTTAAATTACTTTAGAATACATTAATATACTCCGTATTTACAATAATACACTACATACCAATAATAAAAATAAAATAAAGGTAAATAAGTAATACATAGTATCAATCGCTATATAATTTATTGTATTTTAGTTATAGGTTATTGAGGATATGCTATTCATATGATTGAAGTTAATCGTAGCAGTTTCATCAATCGTGTCTTGAATTATATCGATATGCGAGAGTATTACAATAGTGTTAAAATATCCAAGAAGGCTTTTAAGGAAAGAAGGAACGATAGACAAGTTATATTTATCAAAATTAATAAAACCTTCATCGATAAATAACTGATTGCAAAGGACATCATAGTTATTAAAGTAAAGCGTCATACGAAGAGCCAGTGATATAACAAACCGCTGAAAGCCTGATGCCTGAGACACAGAGATATACTGCTTATCGCAATCATTTGCTATATTATCATTGTGGATTAGCCAATAAATATGCACACTATCATTGGATATATCAACGTTATAATTAAGTTTGAAAGGTTTTGTATTAGAATGGCAGAGCGTTTTAATAATTTTATTTGTTTTATCTACAAGTTTATTAAGAACAAAGGTATCATATAATTCTTTTCTAAAAGATTGAAAGTTTACGAGGATAGTATCAAGGACATCAATAATTGTTTCAAGTTCTTTATCAATCTCGGACAACATAGTATAATTTCTTTTATTTTCATTGTTATAAGTGTTAATCGTAGTATACTTTACAAGTTTATCATTAATAGATTTAATAGCAATCGCCTTATTTGCAATCAATTCATTCAATTCTATTTTTTGTTTAATAAGAGGTTTTAGTTGTGCATTGCTTTGGTATTCATTATATAGTTCATTAATTTCAATCAATCTTTTCAACTCATAGTAATGATAAGCATCTATGATTTGTTTGCTCTTATCATACAAGAGCCATTCTTCGTATTCTTTTTTAAGCGCAGTATATTTGGTAATGCGTGGCTTTATAACAAGATTATAATGGATACCTTTTTCTAATTTATCAATAAGCGCATTGGTTTCATTATAGTTATTTTCCCAAGATGAATAGTTATCAAAGAGCCGTATATTATTTACTTCATCAAACAACTGAAAGGAGTAAAGAATGAAATACTCGATATAATCAGTGATGCTGGTAAGTTCTAGAGTTTTATTGATAAGTTCTTCATTCAAAGTATTTTTAGTATTTATAATATTATTCATATCATTTGTTATCTTATCATAGGTTTCTTTAAACTTAAAATAAGAATACCATTCATTAAGCAAGTGATAATTTTCTTGCTTCTTTTTGTTTTCTTCGAAACGTTCATTTACAGCATTATAGTCTTTAACATCGTAATGCACGGAACGTTTATTAGCAAGACAATCTATAATTATTTCAAGTTCTTTAATACGTGATACCCAAGTCCTGCTGCAGCAAATACAGCAATCAGGGTTATATTTATAGTCATCATTAGTATTAAGTAATGCTAGTTCTTTATTATAGGTATCAATCTCTATATCAAGTTTATTAATCTCTTCAATTGTTTTATGATAATTGCGTAATACTATTTCATCCTCAGAGATTTGCTTATCAATTACGTCGATATTATAGTGTCTCAGTTCCTTAGCAATAGACTGCGCAGTTTTAAATTGTTTATAAGTAATCATAATACTAGGGATACTTTTGATAGTGATTTGCTGTTGTTTAGAAAATAATGCATTAAAATCCTTCTCTAAAGATACAAGCGTGTTTTTGATATTATTGACTACGCTATCAAGTAATTCTTTAGATTGAATTGTAGTATTATAATGCTCTAAAGTTAGAGGTTCGCTTATAGATGCTCTTAGTTTTTTTAATATGGAAGTATCATTAATGGGTGGTCTAGTATTTGAAGATATAAAATCATTGAAGAGTTCTATAGAATTATAAATCTTTAAAATTATAGAGGTTAGTTTATCAATATTTCTAGTAGGGGAATACGTTGATACTTTGTTAGGCTTATTAGTAATCAAATTGCTCAGGACTTCCTTTGTTCTTGCTAAGAGTTCTTTTTGTATAATCAAGTCATCTTCAGTATCGACGTTATCCTCTTTAATATAGGTTCTTAAAGCATTCTCTTCGTTGCTAAGAAAGGTGAAATCACAAGGTTTATTTAGAGATGGTAATTTATTAAAATCGTCTTCGAGATGCTGAGAATAAGACTTCGCTAACTTTTTCATATCCTTTAAACGTTCATCATTAATAGAGTATTTATAGTGATTGAGTTTATTTAGGTATTCTTTATACATATCTTCAGACACAATAAGGCTACTATCTATGGTATCAATCAAGCTAATATAATCGGTATCAACAATAGATAAGAGCGACGGATTACTAATATCTATATTAATAGAATTGAAGGTTTTCAAATATGCTTCGTGTTCTTTATTTAATTCGAAGAGCCCTTCTGATAGTTTAGAAATAACCTCGTCATTAACCTCGCTATTTGCACCATTAAATAGTAATTTTTCATAAACCTCTTTTTTACTATTTATAACTTTTCTAAAATCTTTGTATTTGTTAATAGCCGTTTTAAACAGGTTATACAAGTGATAAATATATTGGATATTATGAGCCTTGTCTATAGTAGCCAATGTATCTTTATAGTTCAATGTTAGAATATCATTATCAATATTCTGTGTAATCATAGATGTAGAAAGGAAGGTTTCAATATCACCAAATAAGGTTTTGATTTCAGCATTACAAGCGCTGTCTTTCTTTAATATTACTAGCGTATTCGTATTATCAAAATTGTAGAGAACAGAGGACTTATTAACGATTTTGAAAGTATTCTTCTTTTTACAAAAATCTCTTTTGATACGATAGGTAATGCAGTCAATCTCTATATCTACTATTGTATAACCTTTGTCTTTATTGTGATTTATAAAACCAGCCGAATAAGTATCTAACTTATTATTCGTAGCCCATATTGCTAGTAATAGGATATCATAAATAGCCGATTTTCCTGTTCCGTTAGACCCTTTAATCATAAAGGTCTTCGCGTCTAAATCTTTGAAATTAACCCAGTTCTTATTTTCATAACACAATAAGCCTCCCCATTCTAAATATTTAATCAAGAAGGATTTTTTAAAGGTTGTTAGTTCAACATTGGTATTACAAGAATTAATGATTGGTATCAACTCTTTATTTCTTTTTATACATTCGGAATGAAGGTCTTCAGGGTATTTATGTATATCAAAAAGCAAGGTTTCATTATCCTTGATTATTTTAAGTAATATGTTATACTCATCAGATGATAAGAGTTTTTTAAAATAATCTAATAAATAATCAGTATTAAGCAAGTTATCTATATTGCTATCTTCGTTGGTGTTATGAGGATGCTTTGTGGTAGTATTGCTTAACTGATTGGTATTTATTCTAGAAACAATTTGGAAAGAGATATTAAAAGTGTTTAATATAATGCTAAGAGATTGATAATTTATATTTGTAAAAGATTTTATTTCTAAATTTTTTGGGAAATAATTAATATTATTTTTAATATATGTTTCTAATGGTTCAGTATATTTGCCATTGGTTCTAATAAGGATAGTATTGTTTTCATCTTCAATCAAATTAATATAGCCAATATTATTATAAACGTTAATCTCTTCTATTATTTTAGTGTCAAGGTTCCACAATAAATACCCGTGCTCTATAATATCTTCCCCATAGTTTTGCTGTATCAAACTACCAGAATATCCGCATATAGTCTTCTTTTTATATTTGAAAACCTGTCTCTTATGGATATCACCAAGTAAAACAAAATCAAAATCTTTAACCCATTCGAGAGGATAAGGGTTGAAAGTTTCTTCAATGGATTTGCCATTAAATAGTTTAGCGGATGCAAAAGACCCGTGAAACAAAGCAATTTTATATTTAACTTTTTCAGAGATTGTAGGGAAAGGAGGTAGCTCAGTAATTCTCCCACTATTTCTAAAATTGTCTAAAGTTTTATCGATACTAACGAAGGAGAAGCCAATGTCGTCAATAATAAAAGACGTTGAAGTATTTAAAACGGAAACATTAGGGATATCGAAGGTAGAAGAGAATACAAGCGAAGGTTTATTAGGGTCTGATTGGTCATAATCGTGGTTTCCTGAGATAATGAATAGGCGACCTATTTTGGATAATGATTGAATAAATGCTTTAAAAAGGGCGAGACCATAATTACCGACGACTGATTTATTATGGAATATGTCGCCAGTGATAAGGATGATAAAGTTATGCGAGGATAGATTAAGTTTATATATAGAATTTTCAATAGAGAGTAATGTATTATTAAAAACGAGGTTATATTCATCAAAACGAGAATAAGCGAGGTCGCCATTGCGGATATGAAGGTCAGACAGATGGAATATATGGGATATTGACATAAGTATGCGAGGGGTAATAGGAATATAAAGTAATCAATTTTTAAATGAATTAGGGGATGAATGGATAGGGAAGGAATATTTTTAGAGAATGGAAAGTTATAAAGTTAAGAAAGTTTTTAAGATTTTAAGATATTTAGAAAAGTTAAAAGTCTAAAAGTTTTTAGAAAAAAAAATAAATAGTTTTAGATAATCAAAGGAACATCCTATATCCATTCAACGTAGTCTCTTAGAAGGCTCTTAAATATATCTAGGGATGCTCGACGCATCTGCCGACTTTAGAGATAAACAATGCACATTCTTATTACCATAAATGATAACAATGTATTACCTTTATTAAAATAAAGTTAAAGATTAGAAGTTATAAAGATTAGAAGTTAGAAAGTTTTTAAGATTTTTGGAAAAGTTATAAGGTCTAAAAGTTTTTAGAAAAATAAAAAATAAATAAATCTAAGTAATTGCTAAGTATAACCTATGAAGGAACTAGTGATGCTCGACGCATCTGCCGACTTTAGGGATAAACAATGCATCATCATATTACCACAAATGATAACAAAGGATTAGTTTTTATAAAAGATTTTTAGAAAGTATTTAATATTTTTAGAAAGTATTTAAGATATTTTTATTTTATCAAAGTCTAAAAGTTTTTAGAAAAAATAGAAAGTTTTATATAATCAATGAACATTCTATAACAATGTATTATTTATCTTATCTTTTAAACTTTTAAACTTATAAACATTCAATAAATCAATCAAGTAGATAGCGAGGTATTATTTAAAACGATAACGGAGTATTTTGTGCTTTCTTCAACGGAATGCCCGACAGCATCGGCGATAATTTTTCTTTCAAGGAAAGAAGCGGCTTTTTTATTAAAATGAGTAAGGAAAATTCTTCTAAGTTGGAGAGCGCCAATTTTTCTTCCATAAACTTGCGTCATAATAGAAGCGA